ACAAGATAACCCAGAATATACAAGTAATGAAATGCATCTTCATTTAGCAAGTGCGGATTTAGGTCAAATCACCATCGAACAACTACCTCTCTACCCCGGCGCACTCGTCTTTGACGGAGTAGACGATTGTGGTGTCTGTGATAACTTCCCTATTCTGACTAAGGAAAAGGGATATACGGTTGTGGTGTTGAGACAGTGGGATCAAGATTTCTTGAATACAACTTTGACAGGAGGACTGTTGTCAACTAGGAATTATTCCACGGGAGAAGGTGTAGCATTTGAAAAAATAGAATCCTCAAATAAGGGTTATTGGAATTTAGGTGCTGGAGGTATCATAGATTTTGCAAAATCACCATTTACATGGCAAACATCAAAACAATATAATAATGTTGGTATTTTAAAAGGTGACAAAAATCATGGAAAACCATTATGTGTAGGATGTGGATTGTCTGGAGGCCAACAGTGTGGTAGATTTGCTATCTGGGAACTTGTATTTCTCGACCACGATGCCACCGAAGAAGAACTGACCAAGATCAAAGACTACTTCGTCAAAACTTATCCCTGGCTCTTTCCCGACCAAGCATGGACAACGGTAGGCAAAACCAACGAGGACGAAGATCGTGCTACTATTGCCAACATTACAGGCAATGGTAATGATCTTGTGCTGTCTAATTTTGGGTTTATTGAAGGGAGTGGCTACAATGAAGAAGGGGAACATGCTGGCTATCTGGTTACTGATGGGGTGGATGATATGATAACTTCGTCAGCTTTTCGAATGGGTAAGGATTTTACGATTGTTGGAGATTGGAAGTTTATTGATAATAAAAAGAGTGGTACTGGTTTAGTAAAAGGGTCTAGTTTTTATATCTACAACACAATGATTGGACTTGATCTTTATATTAATTCAGGATCAGTAAAAAATAGTCTTGACGGAATTAAAAGTATTAATGCTGCATGTTCAGATGGTAGGGCCTATGATCGTAATTGGAATGAAATACTAGCAAATACAGGTAATGTAGTTGGTTCTGGTGGTATGTTGGAGATATCGAGTAGTGATGGTAGGTCTGATCGAATAGCTTTTAAGAACCTTGCAATTTATCCAAGAATCCTCTCCAAAGACGACTGTATCAAAGCATATAACTATTTACAAACCCTAAAATCAAAATAATATGAAATTCATTATCATACCAAAAGAAGTATATGATTCCGTATCTGAAGAAAAGAAACGTGAATTAGGAACAGGTAGCCCAAGAGCGAGCGTAGACGGCTCTTGGGTTATTTTACACGTAGAACATTATGACCATCTATTTAAGTCTTTAGACGCGCAGGCTGATGACGATCCTCAATATCCGTATTCGGTATATGATAGCCCTTCTTCTGAGTTTGAATCTGTTCTTTCATCTAAAGAATGGGTGTCTGATGTTAATGACGAGTGTCTTTGATCTTGTTATGGTTGGGGCAATTACTATATTTGTAAAAAGTTGAATAATTAAAGCGTGTGGTAGCGTTATCTACCATATAATCATCATGTTTCAGATAATAATCGGATGCGTTTTGGCTAATATCCTTACGATAGCAATCATCGGTTTAGCCCTGTATTTAGTGTATCGTAAAAACGAAGATCGTTTAAAGGCTTTGGATTCTAAGATTGATCAGAAGGTTGAGGACGTAAAAAACAAGGTTGGTGCGGTGATGGACATCGTAGACCAGGTCAAGAAGTTGTTGGATAAAATTAACAAAAAATAAATATGGCAGAAATAGGTTATAACAGTAAATTCGAAGGCCAGGAGGTTGATTCCAGACTTGAGAATGTGGTGCAGGCTGCTCCTGGAACAGGTTCGGAGTCGGGGAAGGGAGGCCTCATCCCGGCTCCCCCTGCCGGAAGTCAGGACGGTAGCAAGACTCTTCTTAGTAATATGACATGGGGAGATCATGTAACAAAACAGTACATAGATGATGCTGTTTCGGCAGCAGGGTGGAAGAAACAGATTGTTAGCAAACTTCCTACTGTTGAAGAAGCGAAGGATAATGTCATGTATCTTGTAAAAGACGATGTGGCATCTACAGAAACTAAAAACGTGTATAACGAATATATTTTGGTTACTGAAGAAGGTGGAACTAAGGTGCTTGAATCACTTGGTATGGTAAGTACAGGAGTAGATTCATCTTATCTTGATTTATCCATATTTCCCAGTACTTCTGGAACTCTTGATGAGGATTCGTATGCAAAAGTTCTGAATGCTTACAATAACAATATTACATTAGGTAAGCTTAGTTTTTATTATTTTTCTTTGGATTATTTTTTAGACAATGATAATTCTGAATTAAAAATAATAGCTGTTTTATTTAATAACACCAACTCAAAGGAAGACGTATCTGGATCTTATATAGACATTGAGATGGTAACTTATGTTGTTTCCCAAGATAAGACATATAGAGCTATAGCTAATACGGCTACGTTGTCTAATGACATGTTATCTTATTTGAAGTTTATGGCTAAGACTCCTAATGTTGTCACAACATTAGCAAGTTTGCCAATAGATGCTCATAATATCATAGCCAACGTAGCTTCCGCTACGAACCTGTCTATGGCCGTATCTTCTGAGGATGTTGGGAGGGAATGGCAGGTGCGGGTCAACAACACTACCGGCACAGACATCACGCAGCCGCTTCCTACCTCTGGCCTGTTCCAGAGCATGTCAGGCGATAGCGTAGTAGTACCTAAAAATAGTTTTATAGAATTAAGTATCTGGTATATTAATGATAAGTTAGTTATCAGAGTAGGTGAACGAGCTTAACAGAAAGGATAGAGTATGGTTTATGTAAATAAAAACGTAAAAGGTTTTTACTGGGAAGGATACGAGTTGGATTCCTCTTCTTACGAAGTAGGGTATTCTTACCAAGATTTCTTAGATGGTAAATGGGTTCAACTTGACTCCGATCAAGAAAAATTCCATCAAGACAATCCTGATGCGAGTGTGAAAGAAGTTATTGCCATGCAGCTTGACCCGGAGCCTCCTGGACCAACTGAAGAGGAGTTGCTTGCCAAGGCTAAGGATAAGAAAGTTTCTGAGGCCAGGGAATATGCTTATTCTGATGCTGTCCGCTCTTATAGCTTGGATGGTAAACAGATATGGTATAACAGCAGCATGAGGCAGAAGGTTAAAAACGATATTGATGTAGCAAAAGGGAGCGGGATATACACCGTATCTGTAGCAGATTCAGAATACGAGCTTGATATTGCTAATACGGCAATGAATGAAATGCATGTATATGAATCTGAATGCGATGATCGTACTGCTGCCATAGAAAAGGAAATAGCTTCTAAAATTGACAGGAGTGAAGTTGAATCTATGAAAGTGGATGAAGGATATCCTGAGAAGTTGGTAAGGACAAAGGATCAGATCATAGAAAAAAATAAGATCCTTGAAGCTAACGATCCGGAGAAGGCTACAGCCATGTACATGAGGGCGATGATCAATACGCCGGCTATGTTGGAGAATACTGACCAGAGTCTGGCTCTTAAGATAAAAGGATTGTATCCTATTTGGGATAAGGATGGAGTTTATGGCGACAAAGGTCTTCCTATGGGAACTGCTGTTGTAAAGGGGCAGCGTTTTCGTAGTAAAAACCAGCCTTCAGATTTGGATTGGACTTTGTTTGAAGTAAGGCAAAATCACAATCTACAAGCTGATTGGGTTCCTGGCCAGGGAGGTGGAGCCGAAAGTCTGTATATGGTTGTTCAAGAAAAGCATTCAGGTACCGTAGACGATCCTATTCCTTGGGTATATAATTCTATTTTAGAGAACGGAAAGTATTACATAGACAAAGAAATTAAGTATCTTTGCATAAGAGATTCAGGCATCCCTTTGGCTTACGAGAATCTTTCTGATCTTGTATCAGCAGGATACGTGAGGGTTGTTTAGGTCGTGATTTGTTGTTAATGTTATGGATAACCCCTGTATATTTATTTATGCAGGGGTTTTTCTTTAATCCAAACTCTGCTTATTTTAATATTTGGTAAGGTTCTGATTATCTTTGTGAAAAAGGTTAAGTTGTGGAAAGAAAAGATATTATAAAAGAATTGAGTCAGTATTTTAGTATTGTTGAATTAGTTGGTCCTAAAGAATACGGTAGAGACAAAGATCTTTGCTGGAGGTATTTAAGAACTGAGTTGCTTCACACGATACTGGTTTTAAGGAAAGACATCTTGAAAACTCCGATGACGGTTAATACCTGGAAGTCGGGTGGAAGGTTTGATGAGCGTGGTTTTAGGAACAATATCTCGGATATAGTAAAATCCAAGACCGTATCAGGGTCTTTGTATATCAGTCCTCATATGCTTGGGGCAGCCATCGATTTTGATGCCAAGGGTATGACGGCAGAAGAGGCAAGGAATAAAATAATTCAGTCGCAGGATTTACTTCCTTGTCCCATTAGATTAGAATCAGGTACCAATTGGGTCCATATTGACGTATATGACTCTCTTGGAAGTAGCAAGAAAGTAACTATGTTCTAATATGGCTTACAGATTTGTAGGAAGGATGAATTTAGAAAGTTTCTGGGCTTTTCTCATTTCCGGATTATCAGCATTGTGGATGAATTTCCAGGAGATTCACCACCTTATATATTCTATATTGTTTATATTAGCTATAAATCTTTTGTTAGCTACTATAAAAAGTATCAAACACTGCTATATCCGAAGAAAGAGAAAGAGGCCTTTTAAGATATTGACATGCATAAGCGAAATGGGAGTTTTGAAAATCCTTCTTGAGTTCGCGGCCTGTTCTTTCGGGTTGTTTACCATATCCGGAATGGATCTTATTATGTCTATGGGAGGGCATAAATCCCCAGAGTTTATAGACATGCTTCTTCAGTGGATTACGATATTCGCCTTAATATTATATGGTGGAATGGCATTCAAACGCCTCGGCGACCTTGCACCTGATTTGATGATAGTAAAAGGCGTTAAGTATTTCTTTAGCAAAGTAAGTTGGTGGCAGAAAGTTCCATTCGGAGAAGAGCTTAAAGAAGGTATTAACAACGGTGATATACAAGAACTCTTAGACGAAGATAAGGAGGGTAAAAGATGTGTTTGCAAAAAATGAGGGTAGGATATATATTAGGAGTTCTTCTACTGTGTTTTATATCTTTCTTGTTTGGTAAAACATGCAAGAAACAAGAAATAATACACGATATAGAAATAGATACGGTAGTAGATACCATTATCCAACCTGTTCCTGTTCCTCAGTATATAGTTGACGTAGGGGAGGTAGAAATACCTTTCCCTATGGATGCTATAGTTGAAAAAGATACGATAAAAGACACTGTTTATATCAATATACCAATACAGAGAAAAACGTATCAGACGGATGATTATAGAGCGGTAATAAGTGGGTACCGACCAAATTTAGATACGATGACAATCTACCACAAAAGAGAAATAATATACGAAAAAAGTAGACGGTGGGGATTAGGAATCACCGCCGGATACGGATTGTCTAAAGATGGGTTTTCTCCTTGTTTGAGTATGGGTGTATTTTATAGGATATGGTAAGAAGCCACTTGGGTAAGACGGACAAAGCCTGTCTTACGCCTATCCTGAAGTTCTATCCTACAACGGCAACCCCTACCCTGCAACCTACCCGCCTGCCTCGTGCTGAGGCCTGAAGGGACCCGCTCTGCTGCCTGGGCTGTCCTGCGCCATGACACACTACAGCCTCGCCTACCTGCCCTGCCTGCTTATCCACTGGCTACTTCACGGTCTTAAGAAAAAGCTCATAGTTGCCTCACTCGCTTCGCTCAATTCGGCATCAATTCGCTAAATATTAAATTAATATTGATATGTTCTCTCATATCGCTCCCTACGGTCACGATATTCGTTCACTTAAAGGATTAAACAATAAGCCAAACAACATATAGGGCAATACGCTCCTTCACCTCACTCCCTTCGGTCGATTCGGTTTCAGTCACTCCATATTATGAGGAGTAAAGAATAAGGTCCTAAAAGTTAAAATAATATGAATAACTGATAATTAATTAAAACAAGATGAATAATAATTCAGGGAATGAATAATAAAAGCGGGAACGATAAAATCGGGACTGTTTTTATTCAAGATAACTTGGTCCACCCTGATGCTCAGCATATTACATGATGATCGCTATTCGGTACCGTTTTTGCCGTAATGCAATTGGGTACAAAAAAGACCTGTCCCTTATTTTCGCAAACCAGGGACAGGCTAAAAGCTTTTAGTAAAATTTGGAGCCAATAAACAATTTTGTTACATTTGCTCCAAAATAAATAAAAAATATATGGCGAATATACTTCAAATATCAGACGGGCGCAAGCTTCACGACAGACTTCTTAAGAAAGAGTCGGTCTCACCTTTAGAGGTTATACGCAATGAGTATAACAGATTTAGCTATAATGTAGTGCGTAGACCGGAAGGTCAATGTTTAGGAAATTTAAGTTATTTTAATCTTAATTATGATGTTAAAACACGTCATTTCTTCAAAAAGAAGTCCAATTTAAGACATAGTAGTAATTTTGTTATCACCGACTACTGGAAAGATCGAGTGCGTTGTTTTATTGTTTGGAATTACGGATTTGGTCGTTATTTCCCGTATGCTGATTTTGTGGAGGCTATGGTGTACGATTATCTTATATACGGTCGTCGATCGGCTCCATATAGTATAAAGGTTCAGGAGACTGAGAGCAGGTGTGTTAGGTTTTATATAAATTATGAGATATCTCACCTTAGAAAAGTAGGATACAAGGCTTATCGTGAGGAATTTAAGAAAGAACACCCCGAATATTTCATAGATGAAAGTTGCCGCGTTTTTCGTTGTCTTGACATGTCATTAAATAGGGAGGAGAAAATAGCGGCCTGCCATGCTCATAAACGAAATCTTAGAACTTGCATCATTGATTCTTTTATTGGCAGAATAATGAAAAATCCAGGAACTCTTCATTCTTGGTTTTCGGAATACGTAGATGGAGAAGGGAAGAATCGTACATGTTTTTCTGATAAAGCTGTTGAGTCATTGAATAAAAGGTTGAAGAATAATGGTTTGAATACGTTGAAGAATATAACCTTGTATCGACTATTCAGGGGTAGGGTTAAAGAAAGATTTGGTTGCAATATTAGAACCTTCTTCAATAATGTCCTAATGAGTGCATTTACTGAAGAGGTCATCACTAAAGCCATTAAGAAAATAAAAGGTAAGAGTATGATGAGCTTGTATATTTCGGCATTGAAAAAATACCGTAAGATATGCGAAGTGTATTATTCTAACGAAGATATATCCTTCGACGACATATTCCGGGAATACGGAATAGATCTTCGAATGTGCGGGTAGGGTTCTTGCTCTCCATAACAATATACGTCAGTGTTGTGTTTTATCGCTTCATTTCTATATCTTTGTAGAAAAAGAGAAGGAAATGAATTACATTGATATTTTACCACAGATAAGAAATAACATTTTCTATGTCAGGATAGTAATGACCGACTACGATATAGAAAATCAGATGGTTATTAGAATAGTAGCCAGAAGAAATGATGGCCTGTACAAGACGGAAGTAGTACAGTATCCAAATGAAGGAACTGATTATAACGGGGAAATCATTGTTCCTATGTTTGGTATGGCTAAGTCGTTGGTAGCCCAAATAGTAGGAGTCAAGATAAATGGTACCGAGGTACGTGTTAATAGCACTGAGGTAGAGGGAGCTGATATAACAGCCAGATACGATGATTCCCTTACCAGAATGGGATGGGAGGAGAGTATGAACAACATCCATCTTGATTTTGAGGTTATAAGCACCAACAACCCTAAAACGCTTCGCATAGCCGATCAGTCGGAATGGGGGATACTTGCAGACAGACCGGCTATTATAGAGATTGTGCCACCTGAAGATGAAAATAAGTATGTTTATTATCTTGGTAAGAATCAGTTGAATGTATTCAACAGTAAGACCCTTGGCATAAATCCCGGTCGTGGAAATGATTTTGAAAACCTAAAAGATGGTATATACGATATTACCATAAAAGGTAGTCCTTCATCTTATTCATTTAACAGAAAGTATTTAAAAACAGATCTGATCCGTCTTAACATAGATAAGATATGGGCCAGGTCAACTGTGTTATGTGATCATGAGGATGATGATATTATTAATAAAATAAAAGAAATAGAGTTTCTGCTGGCTGCGGCTGAAGCTAATATGAGATTAGGGAATTTTGAAAACGTAAAACAATTATACGAAAAAGCGTCTAAATTGATTTACGTTCTCAATAATTGTGAAAATTGTGGTTGCAAAATGTAATTAATTAAATATAAATAAGTTATGGGATGTGGATGTGGAAGAAGTAATATTACTTCTGTTAATAGAAATAGGGCTATAAAGCCTCAGTCGAATACGACACCTAAAGCTGATTCTAATGCGGCTTGTATTCAGAAATACGATGAACTTGCTGTATTGGACAAGAAAATTATAGACCTTCATCGCAAGTTCAGGTTTGTAGGAGGTGTAAGTAAAAGGTATGCTGATATTCAAAAGCTGGTAAGAGGCTGGATCGTTAATTTGAAGAACGAGTGCCCAGATCCGGATGATCTTGCTACTTATTCCGAATACATAAATAAAGAATACGCCAGGTATTTTACCGTGAAGTGATATGGCAGCTACCGGAAGTACACAGCAAATTCTTTTCCCTTCATCTTACTTATGTGAGTGTGCTGATCGTTTTATAGCATGTAAGGCTGATCAGTATCTACAATATCATAAGTATAAGGTAGGTATCAAGCCTGATATGGATACGGTTCTTAAAATAGATCGTATGAGAAGAATCGTATGTGAAGGGGAATGCGGATTGTGCCCGGACGAGATTCAGAAATTCAAAGAAGAACTTAATAAGATCTTGTCATGAAAAAGATGTATTACAACAAAGAATACAGAAAAGCTTTCAAGAAATCGGACTGTCCGGAAGATCTTGGTTCTGAAGAAACGTTTATCGTTCATGAGGCTGAATTTTGTTCGGATATAAGCCAAGATGATGCAGATAGGAAAGCGGAAGAGTTTGCGGAGAAAGAAGGTCCGTTGTATGCTAATAAAGTAGGTGGCTGTTGCGAGGTATATTATAACACAAGACAGGAAGGGGATTTCTTTAAAAATGATTGTCCTGATGGTCAAAAACAAGAACAACCCACACATCACGTGGTAGAGGCCGGGCGTGTATGGTCTAAGTTTAGTACCGAAATAGCCAACTACGAAGCTGCGAAGATTCTTGAGCAAGAAGGGCAGGCTGCCGCTAACGAATCTGGAGTATGTAAAACCGTTTATTACAACGAAGATCAACATGGTTGGTTTAGTAAACGTTGTAAGGAAGGATGGAAGGCTCCTGAGAAATACAGGAGGATATACGCCGGTACCGTAACGTCTTTCATTAGCGTTAATGATGCCAATGAAAAGGCTAAGAAGATACTGGAAGAAGAGGGCATGAAATGGGTTAATGAAAATACCAAATGCGAGCCTGTTGTTGATGAATGCAAATTTGATTTTTGAAAATGAGCAACGTAAAATTTAATCCGACAGAAGGTGAGAATGATAAACTGGTGTCGGTGTTTTCTGAAATAAATGAAGGTCTTGATACGACTTTGAATTACACTATTTCCGATGAAGGGAATAAGGCTAAGAAGAACATCGTCGTTAATCAAGTTGGTAAAAGGGAAAAGTTTTTATCGAAGAAAGGGGAGGAATCTGAGCCTTTTGTTTTGTCTGATGGTAATACTTTCAACGTTCTTAAAGAAGGTGCTTCAGGATCAGCATCCGCTTGGGCTGATGACCAGCTTCCTCCAGAAGCCACGGAATCAGTTGGCGACAAAAGCCTTCTCCCTTCTTGGGATTTTTACCTTATAGATATGACTCAAAATACCGGAGACAAAGTGCGTCCGGTAGGAAAGCTTCGTAAGAATAATCTCCTTAGATTTGAAAACGGAGATTTTGCTCCTACGGTGGGCATAACCGAGGAAATGAGAGCCGAATGCGATGTGGAACTGTATTTGGATAACGGTCATAAAAATAAGTATTGTGATGCCGGAGCATTTGACGCCAAGGCTTTTTACGAAGAGTATGGTATTGGTCAAAAACTTTATAATGTATCAGGATCAGAGGTAAGGATTTTAAGACCTTGGGAGACTACTTCAAAGAATTATAGTATATTCTTAGGGTGTAGCAAGAGCCTGTACGTAGCTGATAAGATGGTTGGAAAAAGCGGGAAAATATGGTCTGGTGTGTACGACGCAGACACGGTTCCTATGCTGGATGGACTTGACCTGCGCCAGACGTGCCCTGTGCTTCCGCCTACAGCCTTATCTCCTGGACCGGTATGTACAGTAGACTCCAAGGCAAGATCTTTCTTTTTCTTGTATGAAGGAGAAACAAATTGTAAATCCGGAGCCGGAGTTGGTAACGCCTGCACGATGTTTTTAAATGGAAGAACTTATCCGAGAAGCAATGATGTAAATCAAATCAATATAGCTAAGTATTCGAGGGCTAATAACGTAGATCCTGAATCTTCTTATCCTTTTTCTGAAGGTGGTTTTTTGACCTTGAATGCCTATATCATATACCTTGAAATGCTGTACGGTACTAAATACTTGGTTAATCCAGATACTTTTGGGGGTGGAATATCGAGCAACAATGGAATAGGTAATGATGTTAATTATAGGAAATATGGAGGGGTAAAATATCGTAAAAAAGGAGAAGAGATCTGGTTGTATGGCGCATGGGCTACAAATTCTCCTATTATCCATTATGAACCTACTAAAAAAACTCATTTCTCTTACCTCATAAATTCAGAGTGTCCTAAAGAACAGTGCATGGAAAGTCAGATGGCGGCTTCTTTTGCATTTGAAACAGGCGTAGAAGAAGGATCAGAGTTTGATTTTTATGGAGGAAAATACTGGTATAAGAACGTCCAGGGAGCCAAGAGTATGGCTGAAGGTCATATGAATGTTATTGTGTTCAAGGAAATGACTGGTACCATATCGGCCTTAAACGAAAATGACGAACCAGCAGAATTTGATTTGGAAGTTATTTTAAGGATGTCTTTGTACGATGGTATGAATTTGTCTGGAGACGTCTTTAGGTATTGCGGAGGAGGATACGAACAGGTAGGGACTTGTTTAAATGATCCTAATGTCACTCGAATAGGTAATACTATTGATATTTATATAGAGCCAGATCAAAAGAAATGGACATATGAGAAAAGGTCTACCATAAATAATGGTGAGGTTTTTGATTTTGAATCCAAATATAAGAAGATAGCAACTACCCAAAATTTAGGAGATGGTCATGTTTTACATCGTATCCCTTATACCGGATGGAAGGGTAAAAAGGGAGGAAATTATAATTCAGGAGAATGTTTTTATACACGGGACAATTGCTACTGGGCTTCATCTGTTGGTATAAAGTCCAGAGTGGCTGCTCGTTTCGGCGGTTCTGCGTCCTATGGCTATTGCTCGCCTCGTACTCTGCTTGCGTATTACGCCGCTTCTTCTACGCTTCGCTACTCTTGCGGCCTTGCCCAGTTGTTATTAGACGTCAGTCAACCGCAGGTTTGATGGGTGCAACCCATTGATGGCGCAGCCATCATAAGCGCAGCGCTAAGGCGCAGCCTTATATACTATATCACGGCGCAGCCGTATCTTGTTAATATAATATTTTATAGCTACAAAACAAAAATTTAAAATATTTAATACAAATTGTTTTGTGGCTATAAAATATTATACATACATTTGCAATGTCATTAGACAACAGAGATAGTTAACATTATAAACAATAAAAATCTATTCAATGAAATCCGTTAGTCTGCTAACAAGTCTTACATTGGGATCTGACCTCTGAAATAGCAAATAACGGTTGAGAAAGAGGTTAAAAAGAATTGGCTGCTCGTTTCGGCGGTAATGCGAACAATGGCAATTGCTCGCCTCGTAATCTGAATGCGAATAACGCCGCTTCTAATACGAATCGCAACAATTGCGGCCTTGCCCTGTGTGGGCTAAAAAATTGGGTATATTCTTTTTAATCTTTCCCAGGAGTGGAGAATCAATAAAAGACAAGCGTATGAGGTTATATGATAAAAATATGATAGAGATGCGCGACGGTCGTAAGCCCGTCATTAGCCCACAACTGAAATCAGTTTCAAACTATATAGATGTAAGTTTGGATGATATTAGAGAAGCATGCGAAGCAGCATTTAAAAACCATTCTAAAAAGAATGATGTTGTTAATTTTAATTCTGATTTTGATGGTAATTCGTTAAAATTGTATGAATGGTATTTAGATGGTACTTATGTTAGCAAAATCAAATATCGCAAACTTGTAAAAGAAAACAAGAATGGTAAGGTTCGTGAAATAAACAGCCCGGATCTTACCACCAGAATCTATCAGCATCTTGTTTTAGTAAAGTTAGGTCCTTTGTATTATGAGAAGGATAATATGAATGGTCTTAATTGTAAGCCTGGATTTGGCATAACAGCATCGTCTAAATCAAGGTCTCTTATTAAAAAGATGAAGCACGTTTATTATGATAGACTTGATTTGAAGTATTGTTTGGTTATAGATCAACGTAAATGTTATAACCATGTAAAAGACAAAGTGTTTAGAAAAGTACTTAAGAACTTTATTTCAAACAAAAAGTTTATAGATTTTGTAATAGACGTAAGTTTCGTATCTGGAGAGCTACCTATAGGAACCCCTACAAGCCCTTTCATTCATCATCTCCTTATGAAAGATTTTGATGATCTTGCAAAGAGAATAGCTCCTTTTTCATTGAGATATGCCGACGATAATTTCCTTGCTTTCTATACTAAGGAGGATGCTAATACTGCCAAATGGAGGATTAAGAATTATTGGTGGTATGAGCTTAAGATAAGATCTAAAAGGCATACTTGTATTATAACAGACATGGATAAACCTCTTGATTTTTGCGGGTATGTTTTCCACCGTAACAACAAAGGCGTATCCGAACACAATAAAGGTCATGTGAGAATAAGGAAGAGGGTAGCCAAAGACGCGAAGAAGTGTATTACAAATGAAAGCTGGTCTTCTTACTTCGGTCTTTTAAAACACTGTGACAGTTATTCATTAATGTCAAAAATAGAAAATATCATGAAATTACGAGATTTAACAAGCACGATTCGTATTGATAAGAAAATGGATGCGGACAACATCGATGTAAAGAACCTTGAAGGTATTGTATTTGATATCGTGAACTATGAAATACGAAGCAATAACAAGAATGAACCAAACTGGATAAAGTGTTTGATAGGTATTCCTGAAACCAATAAAGAAGGGATTCCTACCGGTAGGAAACTCGCAAGGGAATTTCATGGTAATTATCAAGGTATAGTAAATTTTATTTCAAAATGTGAACTTACTTATGGCAAAGATGCTATTCTCCCTATTACCGATGTAGAGATAGAAAACAAATGCGGATACGTTTTTAAAGGCAGCACTAACCGCTTGGAATACATTGATTGACTTCTTATTGTGATGGTGTGAATGAAAATTATTATCTTGCACCAAAAAAAAGAAAGTCATGAATTGTAACACTTGTAAAGATGACAGACCTGATATTCTGAGATCTAATATCTGTATCGGGTCTGATCCGTGTAATGACTGTACGGACAATTGCGAAATTCTTCCAAAAGAATGCGATTGCCCGTATGGTCATTTAAGCGATCATTGCATTCATTATACAGGATGCAAGACATTCATATCCAAATTAACTCCAGGCATGCCTTATAATGAGGTTATGCATAATATAGAGCTGGTTTTTGAAAACATAGATAAGTTTTTGGATAGAATGGTTGAAGAAAATACGCTTTTAAAACAAAGGGTTGAAAAACTTGAAAAACAACTTCAAAATGGAAAAGAGTGCACAAATTGGTAAGGACTTAAGTGGTAAACACGTATATGTTCCACATGTGGACGAGACGCCGGTGCCATGCCCGGACGGATATACATGCACGAACTGCGTGTACTGCGCTGACGGCATCAACGCTGGCTACTTCAGTCTGGCTCAGAAATCTGATCTTACGGCTTTAATCAATGCAATGATATGCCGTATGGAATACCAGGATAGGGAAATAGAATTTTTAAAACAAAAAATAAATATTTTGAGTAACAATGGCAATAACAGGTAACGGTTGTTTTGGCAGTCATGGTGGGTGCGAACGCCCGCATCATTGCAATATTCCTTCTTCTAACATATTCTATGATGGAGAAACTATAGAAGAAGCTGGTTTGTATCATGGTATGCCTTTAGACGGAGCTTTAGCTAATTTAGCTAAATACGTTTCAAGGGCTATTAACGTAAGTGGATCTGTCAATACAGAAGTGTTTGACGGTACTTCTCATGTGGTTCTAAAGAAAGATCCGGCAGAGATTTTGCTTGTATCTTATTGCGGGGGTGTCGTACCTTCTGATATGTATAAAGTCCAGGGTCGTACTGTTAGGTTCTGCCGGGATATGTGTCAACAGGATGAACTTGCTGAAGTGAGGGTTGTGTACCGAGAAGAAGCAAATAGTTCTTATGGGTTCCATTGTTAATTTAGGAGGATAAGAAATGGCAGAAAAATGCAAAGGATTTATATGTGGGGGTAATCTCGTTGATGGCTCTGTGCCTTCTGATAAGTTAGATAAAGAAACCATTGTCGAGCTTATTAAAGAGATTCTGAAAGAGGAAATGCACGAATCTTGGCTTAAGGAAATAATAGAAACCATACTTAAGGAATCTATTGATTCAGATTGGCTTCGTGAGTTCTTTAAAGAAGTTCTTAAAAAATACGCTAAAGAGGAATGGTTTAAGGATATTATCTGCGGCTTAGGATGTGTTGGCGTACAAGAGATATTTGATGTTATTCCTACTGACATAACATTTGAAGCCACAGGCGGTACGGCTACGGTACAGGTTGTGGTAGATGATGGCGTTGAATGGGAACTGACACTTTAATGAAGGAGGGTTATTATGAGCAAAGAAAGAATATATAAGATGGATGATGGTTCTTGGCTTACCTCAGATAAGAAGGAAGGTGTCGGTCGTGATAAAATGAATTTCGATGCTCCATCTTGGAAAGGAAGGGAAGATAGGATCACTATCCGAATTGTGAAGAAGTCCGATACCGAAAGCATGAAAGCCATTACTTTCAAGCAAAAAGGTATTAAGATCACAGAAGTGTCGGTTAGTAGGCTGGAGTTCCCTATATCTGGTGGAGATAAGCAGATCCTTATTACTACCAACGCCGCTTCTATCAATGCCCTTATTACAGGAGATAGTGGTATAAAGGGTGTTATAAAGGCATTTACCACCGCTTCTGGTCTAAATATTGATGTCAATGATATTAGGCTTGATTATGGTTTCCCTGGTGATCCGGGTCTTGAAGACACGTTCCAAGTTTCGATGATTGTTTCCATGCCTGGCAATGAGGATGGGAATGAAGTTAATGAGAACATAACTATAAATGGTGTACTGATTCCTATTTATCAGCCTGGAAAGGTCGTTCCTTACATTAAATTGGATAAGGAATTTGAACAAATTGAGGGTGATGAAACAAGCACGCAGTTAAGTATAGAAAGTAATATAAAAGATTATGTTATTGAAATAGTTGAATGCGAGTCTGTGGATAAGGAGGAAATCTACCTGGACAAGGATGTTGTTGATCTTGATTCAGATGGATCACCGAAGGTAATCAACGTAAGTACAACTCCCGAAAATTTAAGATGGAGGATTAGCGAATGAAAGTAGGTAATTGTTGGGCGAACATAGATAAGAAAGAAGGCAGTCTTAACAGTAAGGTTAATATTTGCTTTGATGAAAATGATACTGGTGCCAACAGAAGTGTCAAGATAAGGGTGTCTTCCAGGGATGGTAGCGTATCTGAAGAATGTACGGTAGTTCATAAAAAAAAAGAACAGGTAGTTTATAGAAATAAAAGGCAGTCGGCTCTTTTCACAAAAGAAGGATGTAATCCTGAGACAGAGAAAGGGGAAGAGCTTGAGTACGTTGTTGAGGCCGGAAAATACACGTCTATCATATCTCAGTCTGATGCTGATGACAAGGCTATGAGAGACATTGAGCAAAATGGTCAGAACTGGGTTAATGAGCATGGTCGTTGTATAACCACATTATGGTACAATGTCAAGAAATCAAAGTCGTTTAGAAAGAACGACTGCGATCCTGATACCGAAGAAGGAAGTTTGGTTACGATGACGATCGAAGCCGGGCAGTTCTCTTCTTCCATAAGCCAAGAGGATGCTGACCGTAAGGCTGAAGCCGAGTTGAATGCCAAAGGTCAAGACTATGCTAATTCTCATGGCACTTGCAATACCATAAAATGGTACAACGACAGGAAATCCAAAATGTTCCAAAAGACAGATTGTGAGGTAACTGAAGTTGGATCTATGGTAGAGTACGTTGTAGAAGCCGGCCGTTTCTCTTCTTCTGTTTCTAAGGAAGATGCTAATCAGAAGGCTTTGGAAGCCTTGGAAGCTGAAGGTCCAGGGTATGCTAATGAGCATGGCACCTGTGAAACCAATTTATGGTATAACGTAGAGAAGTCGAAAGTATTTTATAAGAATGACTGCGAAGATGGGTTTATCGGAGCACCTTACACTTACACGGTAGAAGCCGGTAAATACACATCAGACGTAAGTCAAGAAGATGCTGATCAGAAAGCTCTTGATGATATAGAGAAAAATGGTCAGGATCAGGCAAACCTGAATGGAGAATGCGTTACTGATCCAAATTATTTCGTCGGAAAGGCTTCGGCTCGTGTTCAGAAAAATGATTGCGATGCTGAATCTCAGACCGGAAGCTTTGTCGATTTAACTGAAAAGGATCTTGCTGGATACCCGGATGCTTTTGTATCAAGGGAAAGCCAGGAGGCGGCTAACGCGCTCGCTCAGGCTGCTATGGAAGAACAGAAACAGGATCTTGCAAATAAGAAAGGCACTTGCATAGATAAAAACCAATTTGTTGGTGTATATAGCAAGGTATTCACAAAAGACAATTGCGACGGAGAAGGCGTAGGTTCGCAGGTAACAGTGGACCAAGATGATGTGATCGGTGGTCCTTTTACTTCATACGAAAGCCAGGAGGCGGCTAACGCGCTCGCTCAGGCTGCCGTCGAGCAGCAGGGCCAGGCCATAGCCAACCGGGACGGACATTGCACGTGGACTGGTAAATACAGTGAAGAATTTACCAAAAACGATTGTAATGAAGGTCAGGTAGGGTCTAAGATTACTGTAACCGAACAAGATGTTGTTGGTGCTCCTTTCACATCTACCGTGAGTCAAGATGATGCTAATAACAAGGCTAAAGCTGCTGTCAAAGAACAAGGACAGGCTATTGCTAACAGTAAGGGTAATTGTGAGAATATGACGGTCTATACCGGTCATTACAGCAAGAGATTCGTTCCTGAATGTGAAGCTTGCCATAAGGGTGTAGAAATGGAGGTTACGGCCGAAATGGTTAATGGTAGTCCTGTTACGTCTACAGAAAGCCAGGATGCGGCAGACGCAGAAGCTCGTAGGATCGTAGAAGAAGGAGGCCAGGCCTATGTTAATAAAAACGGCAACTGTACGCCACTTAGCACCGATCCTGTATGGGAAGACGTTGTTCCGGAAGAACTTAGATGTAATGAAGGTAAGTCTCAGAAAAAGCAACATGATACCAACGAATGTTCTGAAACCCACAATCAAGAACGTTGGGTAGATGGTGGGAACAAAGTTTGTAGCTGGACCGGTCATTACTCAGAAACGTTCCAAAAGAACGACTGTGAAATACCGGATTCAGGAACGGAAGTAGAGGTAAGTGAAGCTGATGTTGAAGGCAATCCTTTTACTTCTTTCGTAAGTCAAGAGGATGCTGATAATAAGGCTAAGGAAGCTGTTAAAGCTCAAGGACAGGCTATTGCTAACCAAAAAGGTAAATGTAGGTTTGTAGGCGTATATAGCAAGCAGTTTACAAAAGACAATTGCGGATCATGTCATCATGGTGTTCCGATGAGTGTAACACAAGATATGGTAGGCGGACCGTTCTATTCCAATGAAAGTCAGGAAGAGGCAAATAGGTTGGCTCAGGAAGCTGTAGAAGCCCAAGGTCAGGCTTATGTTAACAAGAACGGGACATGCGAAATGGACAACACCGATCCTGTATGGGTAGATTCTGAACCGCTTGAAACCAAATGTGAAGGAGGTAAATCTTATAAGAAGCAAGTCAATACCAACGAATGTTATGGTGGAGCAGATGAACGCTGGGTAGAAGGTGGAGATAAGGTATGTACCTGGACCGGAACATATAGCAAGCAATTTACAAAACAGTGTGCTGACGGCGGTGTCGGGTCTAAGGTTACCATAGATCAAGATGATGTAACCGGCGGTCCTTTTACGTCTACCGTAAGTCAGGAAGATGCAAATAGCAAGGCTCAGGCTGCCGTTGAGGTCCAGGGTCAGGCTCTTGCAGATGCACAAGGCACTTGTACCTGGACCGGTAAGGCAAGTAAGGTCTTCACCAGAAACAATTGCGGAAGCTGTCAGCATGGTTCGTCTGTTACCGTAACCCAAGATCAGGTGGGTGGTCCATTTACGTCCAATATCAGTCAAGCTGATGCTAATAAGAAGGCTCAAGATGCTGTAAATTCCCAAGGTCAGGCAGTAGCTAATAAGAATGCTGATTGCTTGCCTGATAGCACAACACCTTCTTGGTCGGATACCGGAAGCACCCGTTGTGACGGGTGTACGTCTCAGAAGCAACAACGTGACACCGATCCATGCTCTTCTTCTTATAACGACACAAGATGGGTTAATGGAGGTGGAGAGTCTTGTACTGACTGGTCTTACTATGGAACAGGAGACTGCGTAGGTCATACTCAGTACAATGCTTATCGTGATAGTTGCTCTGGTAGCATAGATCGTCAATATTCTGTAAGTTGTAGAAATTGCTGTAATTGCGGATCTTACGGTTCTTGGCAAGAAAATGGATGTAATGGAACCAAAACTAAGTTTATTCGTTACGATGATTGCGGAAATTCTGATACTAAAGAAGAGTATGTTATTGGAAGTTGCGGATATGCACCATATGAATTTCAGTTCCATGATGGAAGAACGAGCAAGTCAAGGTCTGTAACTGGAGAATCTCAGGATATTGAAGAAGTTATCATAAGTACTAAGAATGATTCATATATAGGATATTCTATTAAATCGAAACCTTCTTGGTGTTCTGTTGATTACAGAGACCAGACATCTGAAAGCATGAAGGCTGTGGTGACATTATCTGCCAATACAACATCTTCTTCCAGATCTGGTGACATTGTTTTTGTTCAAAATGAATCTGGAAAGACTGTTACTCTTAGCATCACACAAGATGTTGCAGTTACTTACGAATTTAGTACCAACCAAAACACTTGGAATGCCGATGCAAATGGAGGTGCAAATAACTCATATTTATGTATTCAATTAAAAAGTAAGAAAAATGGAAGTAAGATAGGATACGCTGTATTATCTAAACCAAGTTGGGTTACAGAAGTTACAGAAAAACCATCAGGAGCAAGTTGTCCTGTTTTGTCAGGCTATGATTATTCATTTGTAATAATCTCATCCGCAAACAGCTCTTCATCTTCCAGAAGTGGCACTGTGACATTGAAGCAAAATGAGTCTGGGAAGACTGTTAACATAACAGTCAACCAAGAAGGCAAGGCAGAGGCTAAGCCTGTTCCGGCGCATATTACATTGAAAAACGGCTCTTGGGCTACATATAGGAGGGATAATGTTTCTTATAACCCTGGCGCTGGTAAGTGTATTGCCGGATTCGAATGGACTGGTGATGAAAATGGAAATATCCGAATCTACACCTGTGATATTAAGGTGGTGGATGCTAATTATCGTGAGATATCTGGAGCTACTATAAGCATCGGAACAACAACCCAGAGAAGACAATCCGGAAGCTCTTGTTCGTATTTCGGGGCCGTTAATGGAGGAATATTAGCCGGATATGTTCATTCTGGAGATGAGAATGGATATACTACATGGTATATACGAACTATAAGCGTGTCTTACGAAGGCAAAGTGTATAAGACCGCTACTGTTAGGCAGTATGAAAAACAAAATATCTCCAAGAAAGGTGGTGTTTTCAATGTATATAATGAATCTCCTGCTTCTTACAACTTTATCGTAGATGGAGCTGAGTGTGGTGATGAAAATGGTACTTTGAAATACGCTTATTCTCAAATGGATCTTAATCCAGCATAATTAGCAAGGGGAGGGAATTTAGTTCTCTCCCCTTGAATATTTTAGATTATAATATTGTGTTTTAAGTATTGTCTATTAGAATAAAAATGATTAATATTGCACATCATTCAATTTTAAATTTTTAGTATCATGGCTTGTAAAAAGAAAGCTCGTCAGGGTGGGGAAGTTGATAAAAAGGACAAACCCAAAATGCGTCAAGGCGGTAGTGTTGGCGGTAAGATGAAAAGAAAGAAGACGAGCACTAAAAAGTGATTGAAAACCAGGGGAAGGTGCTGATTGCCTTCCCCATTTTAGTAACATAACAACAACATATTATGAGCAACAATTTTATTAGTAAAGGGCAAAGGAATGTCTGTGTGACGTTTGTGAAGTATTATCCTGTGTTGATGCAGGTTATTATGTTAGCCAGCATTTTTGATGAGTTTTATCCTTTTAGTATCACTAATTGGCTGTATCCGATATTAGGTCATTCTCTATCATGGGACCTATTTCTCTTGGCTTTTTCAAGAATGATCAGGTTTTGTATATGGCATAGGTTATTGATCTATAGCATGATTTTTAATATCTGTGTAGAATGGGTTACGGTTAATATTGAGATGCCTATTGAACACAATATCGTAGTGTGGTCTGTTATGGCTGTTACTCTTCTGATAATCATTGCCTCTATTGTTTTAAGGTTTAAAACAGGATGTTTTGAAAATGAAAGAAATTCTGACAGAGACGCTGCGTAAAAGCGGTGCGGCGGTATGCGATAAGATAAAGGAGATGTTTTTAAGCGGGGAATGCGATCATCTTACAGCCAACGATCTTGAGACATGGACGCAACTTGCTAATCCGGCTAAGTATTATACCGGGGAAGAGGCTGTTTCTTATCTTAATGTAACTTCTAAAAGATTTTATGAATATCGGAAGGCTAAGTTAGTTCCTGATCCGGTTAAGATAAAGGGATTCCCTAAACCTTTATATACGAAAGTTATGTTGGATGATGCTATAAAAACCATATCCGGCATGAGTGAAAGAGAGATTTATATGAGGATCTTGAATGCTAAATCAAGAGAATCAAGAGCAAAAGAAAGGAGGGGAGCATGATTACAAATGGTGAATTTGTATCAAGAGTCGTAAACGGTATTCATGCCCTTGACAAAGATTCACATGTTAGTCGGAGATGGATATTGAATATCGGTAGAACCAAAGCCGAATCTTATACAGCCCAGAGATGGGATGATGGGACGTTGCTTGGCGACCACCGGCTCCTGACTTACGTTACTTGCCTGGAGATGATTGAAGTTGATAAAATAGTTTGCTGCGATGCCGAATTTGCGTTATGTAATACGCTTATGCGGTCAAAGCATAAACTTCCAGGACTTCTTTATTCTGCCCTTAGACCGGCTATTACTAAGGTGACTAACGTAGATAATACCATATTTTTTAAGTTCGCTGAAATAAAGTCGTATCGCAATGAACAAAAAAGACCGTATGCTAAATACGTTAAAGAACGTCGTCCTTTTTATTATGTAGAAAACGACTATATTTATATACCGGATTTTCATATAGAGCTTATTAACGTAGAGTTTTTTACAACAAGAAGAAAGAAGGCGCTGGAGTTAATGGCCTGCGATCCTACACCTAAAGGGTGTGAGTCTGAATGGGAATACGAATTTATCTGTCCTATCAAGCTAATTGAGTACGTGGTAGCAGAGACGATAAAGGAAGTAGCGTTCAGGCTACAGATTCCTGTCGATGAAAATCCGAATCTTGATTCCAATCAGAAAAGTCAAATTGTTCAGTGATTCTTTTTATTGGATACCCGGCCATAATTATATAGTTTGGCCGGGTATTTTTTTTGTACTATTTCAATGCAAGAACAGGATTCCCCCATTTTCTTTTCCATTTATCTCCGAGGTAATTTATCAAGGAATTGTAATCTTTGATAAAACCGTCATCAACAACAGAGGCTATGACGTTTTCTATGGCTATTATATCATTGAGCTCATCTTTACTGGCAGTATTCCTTATCCCATCTTCGTGTTTATTGAAAACAATGAAATTAATAGCTTTAGCAACTCTTTTTATATTGTCTTTCAAGTCATTCTTGTTTGGAACTATTCTGCTTATTGCGCTGCACATCCTAACGTATGCATCACCGGCTTCGTTCCGGTTTTCTATCAAGCCATCCGTGAGCCAAATGACAACCTCTGCGTAAATCTCTGGATCCATCTCTAATGCAATCATAACAAACAGATAAGGATTTACAAACCATTTTTGATCTACTCCTTTTCCTTTTTTGTAGGCAAGGTCTAATTTCCCAAGATCCATTACGCTGCTGATATTCAGGATATTATCTTTGAGTCCGAGATTCCTCCTACTCAATAAGTCCCTGTCATTCAACTTATTAAAAAGCTCGAAGCATCTCTCCCTAAAAGAAGAAGTTAGCATTATTTCGTTAATCCATCTTTCTTTTAACCCTTTTTCTTTTCTTTTTTTGTTCATGGCTGATACGGCATCTGTTATACATATGTAACCATCTTTAGACATAACAGACACATTCATTCCTAACAAAACTCGATCTTTTGATTGTAAAACAACATTTGATTTCATAACTTTACTACGATTTTAATTTTGTAAAATATAAGTCTACCTGTCCGTGAGGATCGGTAGACTTTGCAAATATAGAATAGTATTTTGATGCGACAATACGTTCTAATGTTAATTATCTGAAATGTATAATTTTAATTTTTGAATGATGAAAAGAACATCAATACAATCACCATATTTTGCAGCTTACTACCATCGTCTTATGAAGAGAAAGAATGGTTTTAAGAAAGGCATGATAAGAGACAGAGGGGAGGTTTTAAGGCTGTTGTCTATTATATGGAAAACCGTATCAGAACATTATGTGGAAGCTGATGCCGGTGTTTACGTAGACAACGTAGGATACTTATGCCATGTACTTATACCGGGGCAGCGCTTTGCCGTCAGACGGGACCTGGACATCGTGAGCAGGCTCGGAACCAACGGCTACCTCTACAACCACCTGGCTATGGATTTCGCAGACTCTAAAAGATATTACCATTTTGTAATACAAGATAGCTTGAAAAAGAAGTTAAGGGTTAAAATGAATAAAGGACGAAGATACCGATTTATGTACAATGAAATACTTGCCAAAAGAAGGGTGTTTAAAGATTTCCAGATTAAGAGAGTTTTCGAAGATAAAGAATTAGGACATAGAAAGTCGTAGAAAAAAAAGTAGCGATCACCCTTTGTGGATACAGGATAATCGCTACTTTTGCATATCCGTCTACTTTCTCAAGCGGACGGATATAATGCTAACAAAATATCTTTATACAAATAAAGCTCTATGGAGGCAAAGGTAAACAATTTTCAAAACAATGCGAAGGGTAGTAACATTATTTTGACGTCAGAATCCAACGAAATGGATTTATCTGTAAAATTATCTAAAATTTTTAGCTATAATGGCCATAATGTTTCTTTTATAAAAACTTCTTATGGTATATTGTTAAATGCCACGCAGATGGCAAAAGCATTCAATAAGAAACCTGCCGAGTATCTAAGGTTGCCGTCTGTAAATCAATTAATTAAGTCAATGGTGGGATTTTCCCACCTTTCTGAGAATCAGATAGTTACAACCATGTTTGGAAGTCCTGAAAATGGAGGAGGTACATGGATGTTTGAAGATCTCGCCATAGATTTTGCGAGATGGTTGGATACTGATTTTAGATTATGGTGTAACTCGAAGATAAAAGAATTTTTAACATCAAACTTGGTTTCTATTCCAAATTTTACTGATCCGGCAGAAGCAGCCGAAGAATGGGCTAAGCAGTATCGTAGAGCTCAGCAAGCGGAATCCATTGCTTTGGCTGAACATAAAAGGGCGGAGCAAGAAAGAATGGAAAAAGAAATAGCTGTAAATACGTTAGAAGAAAAGAAAGGGGATATAGAGTTTTCTGAGTCATTTAAAAAGGTGGATCATGAAAACATGTGGCTAATCAGAGATGTGGCGAAGAAGCTTGAGCAGAATGGAATCATCATCGCAGAAAAGAATCTTCGTTTGTTTCTTGAGGAAGTCAAGTTTATGTTCAGAAATGGGCAGGGTAGATGGGAGTTATACAGTGATATTGTCAAAAATAAGTTTGGTGTGTATAGATCATATTTTGTAGATAAGTATTCTGGGGAAAGAGTTAATCAGCAAACCATCTACATGACTGGTGCCGGATATGAAGTCACACTTAAGGGGATAAAGGAAAAGTGTAGGAGCCTTTTCTTGAAGTACGGCAAGTTTGAAGATCCTAACTTTTGAAAACACAAAATAGGGCGTTATACATATTATTTATATCTTTGTGGAGGTCAGGTTCGTTTCCTGTCCTCCATTTTTTTTAAGAGATGACAGTCGAAAATTATATCATAGAGTTAAAATCGTCTTTAAGATCATTTGACAAGCGTGATCTGATAGATGAGGTATCCATCTACAAATGGGTAGAAATTGCCCTGAAGAAGTTTGGAGGCGATATTACTATGCGCAAAGAAGCGGTAGTGGATGTCAAGCGAGGGCAGGCCCGTATGCCTGGTGATTACTTTGATCTTATTCTGGCTTTTAAATGTGATTTTAAAGGATATGAGGTGCCAGAAGGTGACAAGGTGATACCAGAACTTCAAAATACAATAGCCTGGAAAGAACGTACCGAAAGAAGTTATAGGTGGTGTTCTTGCGATGAATGTTGTAAAGACGAATGCGAGAAAGTGATAGTTGAAAAATTTTATATCAATGTTCATGATCGCGATCATGAAGTTCGTTGCTATTATGACCGGCCGGTAATGTTAGGTCTTGCTAAGCCTATGCTTCGTGATTCTTGTTTGAGTAGATGCCGGAATAAAGCAATAAAGGATAGTCCGTATGAGATAAATATCGTAAACGGATTCCTGTATGCTAATTTCGATGGACCTATTTACATGCAGTATCGGTCTCTTCCCTTTGACGGAGAATCTAATATAATTATACCAGATACGCCTCAAGGCCTGGTTTTGGATTATGTAGATAATTTTGTAAAGATGAGATTCTTTGAGGAACTGATGTATAATGGAGAAGCACAAGGTGCTGCCGATTTATTTAAGTTGTATGCACAGCAAGATTTGGTTAAGCTGAAAAATGCTAAGACCGAACTTAAGATGATGGGTATGACATTGAAAGGCATGTACGAACCTCTTAGACGGCGCCGTGCTGAGTTTGAGATATATACTAAGGCGTATCCAGTTATTGACGATATACTTAAAATGGTATGATTGAGGTAGTTTTATTTATATACTTGTCTGGCGTTATTGCATCTATGATTGTTTGGTCAATCAGGCAATTTAAAGGAGATGCAAGTTTGGTAGAGACAATGTACTGCCCAATAGTATTTTTGTCGAGTTGGATATACGTATTCGAAATATTAAAAAAATAAACAAAATGTTAGAAGTTAGTGCAAGCGAAATGGTAACTGCCGACAAAATGAGAGGCGTAGGACCGGCAAACATCATTTTCACAGCCGGCCCTAATCCGGTAGCTGAAGATCGTAGAGGCGTAGCTAAGGTAACGGCTGGTGGAGAGAGTAAGAGTGTTACAATCACACAAGCTGCCGGCGAGCAGGTCGTTGTAATTCCTGAGTTCGATTATCTTGTTCTTAGATACGGATGGGAATCAGAAGACGGTTCTGATTTTGATACTGCAACTGGGTTCACCAATACAGGCATCTCGGATGTAGATAATAAATACGTTGGATGGAGTAAGCAGTGGGCTACTACCCAACAACAGGTAGGTGATTACCTTATTTATGGTGGTGATAACATGCAGTCAGGACTCGAAGGGGCACTTATTAAGATGAAGACCTTGCTATCAGCGCCGGGCATGGACGAGTCGGAGCCTAATATCAATGCTGATATCTATGGTAATTGGTATGGAAATAGAGGGCGAGGAAATGTCGTTGTGTCTTTTACAGCCTACCTCGGAGGAGAGATGGTTAAACAAGGATTTAACTTCATTAACGAAGGCGGCGAAGAAGTTTACTCCGACAGTATCACTACCAACGTTTTGGCTCATGGTGAAACCAATTACCAAAATATAAAAGGTTTGTACACTAAGATGGGTACGATGGTCTACAATAAAGAAAAACGAGATTGTGTAATCGTAATAGGGTAATGGCATGGAAGATCTGTGGAGTAAATACGATAAGATAAAAGAAGTCTTCTATAGGGATTTCGTTTATGATTCCAGCTACACAGAGCAGGCCTCGTGCATCCCACTGTCGTCGGTGAAGAACGGGGTAGGCTGGGTCGGCGACGGAACCATTAACCTGGCCCAGTATCTTCAGTTTGTATATACGGAAATGATTCTTGGTAACAAGACAGAAGATGATGTTCGTAATGCGATACTGGTGCTTACTCGTCTTGCCGATACTACTTATGATCTATTTTTTAATAGCAATAAAGGTATTTATTTCAAATTCGAAAAAGGATTTTTTTTAAGAGACGATATCCATAGCAAAGATGCAAGCAAATTCGGTCTTACCAAGATAAGTTCCGGGTACACTAATGGTATAGAGTTGAAAGACGAAGATCCATGCTTCTCCCCATTCACTTCACAAGATCAGATCTGGAATCTGGCTCCTATATTAGCTTTCTTGTCAGAAAAAGGATTTGAAGAAGCCAGGCAAGCAGGATACGATATTTTTGAGTATGTTATTAGAAACAGACACAAGATATACAATCCTTATTACAGTGCCTTGCTTCATCATTGGACATTCCTTCCTGATATGGATACCGATAAGGTCAAGCCGTGGGATAGGGTTAGCAACCGTAACAAGAATCTTAAATACAAAGTTAAGGTTAAGAGAGGTGCTAACAACTGGTACTTCTCTGGAGGGTTCAGATGGGCTTTTAAGAAGTTCGGAGGCGAGTGCAGTACATTCTGGCATTGCCTATGGTATAAGCCATTTATATTCTTAGCAGATAGAGTATATCATCCATACGTATGTAAATGGTTTGGTATTAAGGTTAAAAACAATTCTTACTATTGTCTTGGATCTACAAATGAAAAATCATGGTACGGTCCTAAGTTTAGAAAGAGGCTGGTTAATAAGTTTAACAAGTCTTTGGAAGGGGGAGAGCTATTTATGCCTCATCTGGTTTTTCTTCATGGATGTGAAGACGTTGATAGAAGCAGCTTAGAGTCCTACCTTAAGGAATGGGAATGGGATGAAGTTAATTCTCCTATTGAGTTTTTGACTTTATGCAATTGGTATAAAATATTTTTTAGCAATGAAAATATATTATAAATCAAAAATAGCTAAGTTATTTACGTTCATTGACGGCTACAAAACAATTATGTTATTTGGAGCCGTATTTACCGAACGTGATAGTATATCATTGAGAGCCGAATATCATGAGGAGGCACATTGCAATCAGTATCATACAATGTTTTGTTTTGGTATGTTTATATCATTGCTTACAATAGGATTGTGTCTCTTATTCGGTAATGTAGGATGGTGGATGCTGTGGCTATCTCTTATTCCGATATTTTTATACTATTCATGGTATTTAATTGAGTACCTGATTAGGTTGTGCATATATCGCAATCACGATAAGGCATATCACAATATCGTATTTGAAAGAGAGGCTTTCGACTTAGAAAAGTATTGGAATAAGCATGATGTTTTGAGGAAGGAGTCGAAAGGGTTTAGTTTCCTCGGTTATTATCGGAAGGAGTATTTTTATGAGTAGGAGAAGATATTTTGAGGAACAGAGATCTGGTAATGAAGCCATTTATCATTGTGTTGAAATTGATACCGATCATGATACTTATTTTGAGGTGCTTGATTTAATGAGTAAAGATGAATCCGATACAGTTAGCCCAGATAAGGTTAATAATGTATTGAATCAGCTTAGGCAAGGGTCATGTTTTAACATTCATACTCAGAGTATAGTTTCTTTTGAGGTTATAGAAAAGAGAAGTAATGCTATATTTATCAAATTTAATCCAACTCCTGCTCCAAGTGAACAACATGGCATTATATATAGGTTTCAGATAAACAATAGAAAATATGTTTTTATGTTTTCTAATAATTATGATGGCAAGAGAAACCTTATACAAAACGCAGATGAGGATGTTGATTGTATGACATATGCAAAGGATACCAGTCTTTATTCTAATAACTCTTTCTTTGTATTTGTTTGATTATACGTGTTAAATATAATTATATGATTTACATTAATTTATTATATATATGGGGGGGGGTAATCCTTAGTATATTATGAGGCGTCGTTTCTTGATAAAAAATAGGGAGTTTGAAGACTTTATCATAAGGTTTTATCCGGCCGGCAATTACACATGGGTAGTTCCTGATGGCTGTTTTTCCGTAGATGTCTTTTTAGTTGGTGGAGGAGGCAGTGGCAGCTCTGCCGGCGGGGGAGGTGGTTATACCAAGACCTTCAAGTCTGATAGCAAGGGCTGGAAAGACGGAGAAGCTATTGCTGTAAAACCTGGTCAATCTATTTCTATAACAGTAGGAAAAGGAGGAGCACAAGTTTATCAAGCCGAACAAAATTCTCCTGGTAAAGATGGTGGTTATTCTCAATTTATGAGCTCGTCTTATAGAGCAAATGGAGGAAAGGGAGCTAATAAGTGGAGGGGAGGAGATGGTGGTAGTGCCGGCAGTTCGTCATATACGCAAGATGGTGCTTCGGATGGTGGAGACACTAATGGAGAAGAGTATGGAGTAATCAAAGGTCAAGGTCATACTACCAGAGATTTTGGAGAATCCGGCGGTAAAAGAAATGCCGGTGGTGGAAGCGGAGAAACCAAGACCGGAGTAGTATTCCAAGGCGGAATATCCGATTATAGTGAAGGATCTGGCACAGGAGGATCAACAAACGGATCTGGTAAAGGAGGTGGAGGTTATGGCGGCGGAGGAGGCGGCGTCAGATACTCTATGGTTTATGCCGGAGCCGGCGGTGATGGCACTGTGTTGATTAGGGGTAAAAGATATAAGACAGGGTGATTATCTGCCATTTTACGCTCACTTTGAAAGCCCATGATTAAATCTCTTTTGCTATCTTTGTGACAAACAGTTACAAAGATGGCATCAGAAGATAACAGAAACATAGCGGTTCCTCAAACAGGTATGAATCGCGATCTGCATCCGTCGAGTCTTACGGATCAGCATTATACGTTTGCCTTGAATGCCAACATCGAATCCGAGGATGGTAATGTTGGGATGAGATCTAACGAGCATAGTAATCTTAAATGCATTGATTTCGATGGGTTTAAAGTTATTGGTTACAAGAATGATCTTACTTCAGGCAATATCTATTTTTTTATAACAAATCCTGAAACGGGCGTATCTAAGATAACTTATTTCAAGCCTGAATCCGATACAAGTATCTTATCTGATTCTGATATAGAATCTATGGTAGAAGGATCGGAATCGTTGTGTTCTGGCATGAAAACTTTGCTTGAAGACAACGAGCAAGATCTGTGTCTTAAATTCTCTATCTATCATCCTATAAAAACCATAGAAATAAAGACAGAGAAATGTGGTAAGTGTATTTACTGGACGGACGATTATAATCCTCCCAGGTATGTTATTGTAGACAAGGCTCTGACTCCTGATGATGAAGGTGATATATGGTATCATTATCATGGGTATAAGATATGTGATAAAGAATACGATAGAGATAGATTCATGCAGGAAAATGGTTGTTTTCTGGCATGTGAGAAACTTAGGGTGTTTCCGCTACTGGACCAGCCATGCGTAGAGCCGGTACAGATAGAGTACGGGGGCAGCCTACGTGCGGGCGTGTATCAGTTTGCTGTGGCCTTGTGCGATGAATTTGGTAACGAGAAAACTAACTATACTTCATTAACTAACCCTGTTCATGTATTTGATGAGCAATATATCAGGATAAATGATGGTAAATGGGGAGAAAGAACTAATCTTGGTATAAGACTTAAGGTGTCTAATCTGGATAGGCAAGTCAGCCATTACAAGGTGGCTGTTATTCAGAATACTGTAGGATACAATGGTGAAACACAACCTGTAGTTGATTATTTTATAGAAGGTATTCATCCTATTACAGAGAAGACCATATACTATTATTCTGATCTTAATAATAAGAGGACAACATTTGAACATATTTCTTTAAAAAGAGCCATATATAATACATCAAGAGGAATAGTATCGGTTGGAAACCGTCTTCTTCAATATGGTCTTACGGCAGAAAAAGAATGGAATTTACAGCCTGTAGTTTCTCTTATGGGGCATTTCTTGAAATGGCAGGCGTCTGTAGCCCACGAAGATTTATATAAGGATGGTAATGCTTGTTCGTTGTATGTGGGATATATGAGGAATGAAGTGTATCCGTTTTCTATCTCGTTTAAGACATCCACAGGATATAAAACTCCAGCATTCGTTCTTGTTCCCCCACCTTATGATAAGGCGAGAGAGGAAATGAACAAAGACAGTATCCCATACCAGTCTATAAACGCATATGCTCCGGATTGCTCAGGTGTTGATAGGAAATATGTATGGCAGTATAGCAATACGGCAGGAGATGGGGTATTGATTGACGACGATGCGGTTGTTATAGATGAAGAACAGAAAGAGTGTAACAACCCGGCTACCGTAGGTCAAACTGTTATAGTGGAAAGCAATTTTGCTACTTTTAAAGGGAAATCAAGATTTATTATCGATTATGATGATATTGTAGGAACCCCTATAAATTATTTGTCTGAAAATATAGGTCTTGTAGCTTGTAATAATAAGGAGAATGGAAACAATGAAAGACAGATATGTGATATAGCTACCAAATACAGAGAAGACGGAACACAGGATTATATGGAGCCAATTGATCATATTAGGTTACCAGAAATGGAAGGAGACTGCGAAGTCCCTCATCGTCAAGAATCTATATTGTCTGCTCCAGTTCCACTAATAACAGGCCTTGTAGAAGATTATATCTATAAGGTTCTTAGCGAAATGGAACACGTCTCTACAGATTATCTATATACCACAGGAGGAGAAAATCAGAATAAGTATTCTGTGTTGTTTAATTACGAGACAATGGATTCTTTATCTGAATGGATGGAAGAAGCATTTTTTGGGTATAGCGCTGGCAGCATATCAGGTGATGGCAATCAACACCTTTGTTCTGAGTTTTATCCATACTTACAACCTGGATCTGTTTTAAAAACCGTGTCTGATGCTATATACGTATTAGATACCATGCCTTGTACATGCGGATGTTATATTGAGAGTTATTGCTCTGATCCTACTGTGTCAAGAACTGATTATAACAACTTTCAGAATTATAATTATCTTCTTGGAAGTTATATTCTTCATATAGATGGATGGAGCCAAAAGATAAATGATGTAGGAGATTGGCGAGCCGGTAGATCTACCAGTACAGTCATAAATAATCAGTATAGATCAAAGAACGGACCCAGGTATTGTATTGAGCAATTTTGGCCTGAAGCTTCTGAGAAGTTGCAAGATATGATATATAAAAATTCGGATACCGGTATAGATGAAACTGATTGGAAATTTGAAGGGTATGTAAACAATGCTACATTTAATAATCCTACAGGGGATAAGCTTAATATTGGATTCGCATCTGAATTTGTGGTATGGAAGTTTGTCAGAAATGTAATGACAAATGCAAGATTTATTAGAATCAATAGACCAGAAGAGTGGGACATAGAAGGTTATAAAGACGAGAACAAAGTTCTTTATCTTGAAGCTCTTGGAAAGGTAGATGGCATAATGGATGCTGTGTCTACCAATTACGTTCGTGTTTCTTTTTGGAAGGATGTTGAAACATGGTTCCCTCTTGGAATAGTACCAGTTGAATTTGATAGACCTGAGTATGAATCATCTCATTCCGTTATTGTTAACATAGCAAGACCGGCTTTCGGAGAAATAAATGAAGAGTTTTTTGATTCTATAGGTCAAAATTATTTTTATGTTACAATAGAATCTCCTATTGTAGCAGTTCCTTGGATAATGACGTTTAGACAAATTCAATTTTGTTCTTATAAAAATTATGATACCCCAGAAGAAGAGGAAGAAGAAGGAAAGAAGCCTTCCCGTGCTATTCTTGGAGTCGCTTTTGCTACAGGTAAAACTATATATCCGTATATTTTTGGTATAAGAGAAAAGGAGGTAAATAAGATTGATTTGTCTGTGGATTCTATAACACTTAGATCAACTGTCTTATTTGCATCAAAATGTCAGACATGTGGAGATAGGCCCATCAATTGCAAGCCTCGTCCTTATAAATACGGGGATTTTGCATATTGGGAATCATCTGAGAAATATCCTGCTAATTTTGAACTTTATGATAGTAGCAGGATGAAAATAGACACAGGCAGATCTTATGGTGATCCAAAAAAATCAGAAGCTTATTCTAATATTATGAATAAGTTAACAGAATATTATGGTGCTCCTTTGTCAGACAAAAATGGATTATCTTATTTCAAGGGTCATTCTTATGGAGGGGTAGATACTTCTACCGTATTTTGCCAGCAACCTATACGTCATTACCGGTTCCCAGATAATAAGCATATACCATTCATGAACAGTGATGAACGTGGATATGACATAGCTTCTGAAATATATCCGGTAGGTATTATGGTAGATGAGAACACCATACAAGTGTTTTTGGATTTTGCAGTGGATTCTGGTTTGATTACGCAACAACAAAGAGACACGATTGTAGGATATGAACTGTATCGTGGAGATAGGAGACTAAATAGGTCGGTTGTGGCTTCAGGATTAGCCTATGATATGCTTAGATACATAGGAGACGATGGTAATGTAAATATCTATCCTAATTACCCATATAATGACCTATCACAAGATCAATATAATTATACGTCTGGCAAAAGAGACGAGTTTATATCCCATCCTTTCGACAAAGGAGGGAACGTGTGGTATTCATTCTGTTCGCCTGATATTTATTTTAACAAGCCCGAACTTCCAAATGAAGTATGTATAGACGGGTTTCAAAGAGGAATGTCTGTAGGCAGTTTTGTACCTGTAGAAGATCATCCAAAATGGACTATCTTAGGTCCTGCCGCATACACGATGGCTGCGTCGCTTGCCGCAGTTGAATCAAGTGCTACAATAGCAGCTATGATAGCAGAAGAGCTTCAGATAAGGGCGCAGTCTGGATACATAGGAGGGTCGGCCGGTCTTACCGGAGGAGGATTCCTGACTAATTTAAGTGTGGCCATGCTGTTTTCTTCAATGGTGTCAACCATCAGTCAGACTCTTGCTAAAGGCCCGATATTGTACGGTAAGTACCGTTATGATTGGCTTAATACGTTTATAAACAATGGACCAAGACGTAATCATGCATGGTATTATACTTCTGTGGGATTATATAATTCAATGATAGGCATAACAGATCAGGATAAGTATGAACGAAATTTTGCCCGTGGTTTATCTTCTGTTAAGTACATTAAGTCTGGCGTATATCCGATGATGGATGCCAGTATGTCTTCTAAATGGGGAACCGGTAGAAATGATAATGAGGGACGTTTCTTATTCGTTAATAATATAGATCGTGAATCTTCGTTATTTTTATCATTTGGTGATCCAGGTGAAAAAGGAGATGGTAAATCGAAATATTTATTGGAATATCCGAACTATGTTTACAATTACGACAGTAGCCGCATAGATGATTCGGTTATTGCTGGAAGTGATGTTGTAGCAGGAAGAACATTCGAGCAATCCAAAACAGTATCGTACATCTGTTCTCCGTATATGAGACTTATGCGATATAGGCCGGATCAATATGGACAGATAGAAGATATAAAATGGATTTCCATAGGTGGATGTGGCTTTTTCACTAATGAAAAGAAACTGATGTTCGGTGGCGATACGGTAATAACAAGATTCTCATTAAAAAGAAAATTCCCTGTTTTTTATAATAGCGCTTTTGGTATTGGAGACATGATACCATTCCCATACATGGATTACAGAAATGTAGGGTATCCTCGGTATTTTGTCAATTACGACACCGGGGAAGACGCTCTGGAGGTTACGGACAACGAACGTTTTAACAGTTGGACATCTTCTAATAAAGGACGATATCAGTTCTATCCTAATAGGAAAAGCTTATATGAACTAAATGGTGATACGGCCGGCAAGTACGTTGATGGAAGATTTTACACATGGTTCTATGGGATACCTCAGTTCCTTGTAGAGTCTGAAATAAATTGTAATTTCAGATTAGAGGGCCCTCAGCCTCATGAATTATTCTATCCAAAAGTAGGGGATTTTGTATGGTGGACACAAGAAAAGAACGTATCTATCCATAGGGACAATGATTACAAGATAAGTCCTATCTATTCATCAAGAATGACATTAACACCTAATGTATTGCCGGCAACATACGAACGTCGTTTTTATGATTGTGCTTACCAGCGACCTAATGGTGTTATATGGAGTAGGGCTGACGTATCTGAAAACAGTCAAACAGATCCGTGGCTGACGTACAAGCCTATGGACTATCATGAGTTTCCAACCAGCAACGGGAAGCTTATTCACATGAAGCGTATCGAGTCTAATCAGATTCTTGTCAGGTTCGAGGACCAGGTTTCACTCCATAACGCCATAGACGTAATCAAGGAGCGCACCTCCCCAGGGCAGGCTGAGATGGGCACCGGCGGTCTGTTCGCGTCCCGGCCTCTGGAGTACAACACGACCGACCTCGGTTATTCTGGAACCCAGAGCACTGAAATAATTAGTTCAGAGTTTGGTCATTTCTGGGTAGATACTAAAAGAGCACAGGTGTTTATGACCGACCCGAACGGACGTAATCTCAAGGAACTTAGTGTAGGTATCAGACATTGGCTTAAGCGTCATCTTCCGTTTAAGATTCTTAGATACGGAATAACTAATATCTTAACCGGTACAGAAATGACAGAAGAAGATACAGACAATAAATTTATCGGTCTTGGTCTGTCTCTTGGATGGGATAATCGGTATAAGAGGGTACTTATCACGAAAAAAGATTATATACCTGTTAAGAACCCGGCATATTATAAATATGATGGTGGAAGGTTCTTGTACAATGAAACAGAGGTACTGTCAAACGATAAGGAAATATCTTTAAAAGACGAACAGTATTTTAAAGACGTGTCGTTCACTATCGGATATTCGTGTCTGAAGCAAGAATGGATTTCTTATTATTCGTTCTGTCCTGACTATTATATAGAACAGCAACAATATTTCCAGACAGGAATAAACTTCCCGGCATCAGACAAAGAAGGTGGTTTATGGAGCCATTTGCTGACGAATAAGAGCTTCCAGACATTCTACGGAGCAACATATCCATTTATATTAGAAGTGCCGATAAAAGAGAAATATAATGGCTCTACGTTGGCTTCTGTAGAATACGAGCTTGATGCAAGGAAATACGTCGATGATGTGAATTACACTCTTGATAGGAAAATAGGTTTAGATACGATAACTATCTACAACGACACAAACAACTCAGGTGAAATTCATCTTGTTCCAGAAGAAAAGAATAATTTAGCGCAACGTATATCGTATCCGAAGATTGTAGGCGACTATACTGAGGTCCTGGATACTGAGGTATATAGAAGACATAAGTTAAATGACTTCTTCAACAGGGTTGACGATGACCGGTCAGAGACCCCTATTTGGATCAAGGACGATAACGATATAAATAAGTCAGTTAATCCTGATTCTCTTAATTTCAGACGGTCATGGCTGGACAGGTTAAGAGGAAGTTGGATGCTGATGAGGATAAAGAAAGTAATTAGCAACCGGAAGATTATATTCCAGTGGTTGATTTCTGAAGATAAGATTAAGAATAGATAAATTACAATATTTAATAAGTTGAAAATAAGTAGTTTTTATTTTGTGATTTAATAATAGTTGAATATGTTTGTAGCGCCTATTGATCCATCTCGGACAGATAGGCGCTTATTTATGACAATTTAACCAATAAAACCACCATGCTTTAGTAGGTGGATGAATTGGGTTGATTAATTTTGAATCAAAATTACAAATAAAAAAATGATTTCATACAAATACAACATCTATCATTCAAAGAAAACGAAGTATCTTGACAAGATGTTTCGTGAATGTTGTTTTGTGTGGAATCATGCTTTAGCTCTACAACGTAGATATTATAGACTGTTTGGGAAATACATACCAGTTGGTAAGATGCAAAAACATTTCTCTAAAAGAATTAATAGAAATCTTCTTCATTCCCAAACAGTACAAGAAATCCTTCAGAGATTAGACTCAGCATACAATCGTTTCTTCAAAAAGTTAGCCAAACGACCTCCTAAGTTTAAGGGAGCTGATTGTTTTAACTCCTTTGTTTTTAAGCAAGGAGGGTTTACCCTAAATGGTAATAGTCTAACAATTAACAAAGGAAAGAAACGATTTAGATTTTCATACAGTAGAGTCTACAAAGGTAATGTTAAACAAATTAGAATAGTTAGAGAAACCTGTTCCCGTTTTAGTTTGATTATAGTTACAGATCATAATCCTTCAAACTCTTATAGAAAGACACATGATGGTGCATCTATCGGATTGGATTTTGGGCTGAAAACTTATCTAACTAAAAGTGATGGTAGCAAAATCGATTCTCCATTATTCTTCAAAAAATATCAAAACAAGATTAGAAAACTAAACAAACGGCTTTCTAATGCAAAGAAAGGATCCAACAATAGAAGAAGGAGACTGTTTGAACTACAACAAACGTATCGTAAAATAAACGATCTTCGATCAGATTTTCAATGGGGATTAGCACACCAGTTATGCAAACAGTATGATTATATTTTTATTGAAGATCTAAACATTGAAGGAATGAAACGTTTGTGGGGAAAGAAGGTTTCTGATCTTAGTCATTCTTCTTTTATTGATAAACTTACGTATGTTGCCTCAAAGTATGGAGTGATAGTACACAAGATTGACAAATGGTATCCTTCTTCCAAAACTTGCGAATGTGGCTGCATTAATAAAGGACTGTCGTTACGCGACCGCACGTGGGTATGCCCGTCGTGCGGTGCAGTCAACGACCGTGATGTTCTTGCAGCCCGTAATATACTTCGGAAGGGCATTTCCGAATTGGAGAGCAAGAGTAATTCCAGCGATAGTAATATCGGGGTTTCTTGCGCTTGTATCCAAGAATCCCATTCGCTTTAGCGATGGGAGTATGTCAAAGAGGATCTAATATCTTGAACATAGCTGGCTGGTCAGAATCTATCTTCGATGTTATTAACAGCAAGTTCTGCGGATATAAGAATATGATTGAAGAAATTAAGAAAATAAAAATATAATCATTGATTTTGCTTCAATTGTAATTTCCATAGTAAACAAGTTTTAGCTTTAAAGGTATAGCCGAAGAAGTACGTGAGTATATCTTCGGCTTTTTTATTTACCTTTGTTGAAAAACAGTTTGTTATGAAACAAGTATTATATAAAAATGATATATACCCCTATAATGTAAGGGTATTGCTTGGAGCAGATGAAGAGTATATAGTTAAGACGTTCGCCAACCTGGAAGTAGAAGATCAGAGCTGGGAGGGGTGGACTGATGATTATGGTGGCAGAACTATTTTCGTAGGAAACCGAACCAATCACAGGAAAGAAATATGTTTCTTATTTCATTCACTATCTGATATGGATGTTAGAACCATAGGACACGAATGCCTGCACGGTCTTTCTATTTATTGTAAGTATCTTAATATGGATTACGGTTTTGAAGTCGGAGGAGATGAGCATGCCGCCTGTCTGATGGGATGGTTAGTTGATAAGGTTTGTGGTGCTTACCACAAATTTAAGAAGGAGGAAGAAAAAAATGGCAAAGAAGACTAAAAATTATGTAAGAGACAAACAACCAAAAACATTATGGAGTAAAATTGGTCCGTTTGTAAAACTTAGAGAATATCTGGCATCTAATATAACACCTGACGTGTATGCTAATGAAAGAGGATTAAAAACCAAAATAATGGAATTTTTTGGTCAAGATGTTCCGAAAGCCAATGTAGATGATTTTAGTCAGAATCTTTGGTTTAGATTCTTAAACCAACCAAATAATCTGAAAGAAGAAAATGGGATTGTCAGAATACCAGACAATATCAAATCCATTATATCTGACAGGATAAATGGTGGGTGGGAGAAAATGACTAAAAAATATGGAAGGGAGCTTGATTCCTTAGATAATAAGATAATTGATGGAAAAGTTGCAGGCAAGGACGTATCTGATTTGGAGGAGTTAAGGGATGTAACAAGTAGGAAACTTGGAATGGTGGAAGAGGGAATAGATCTCTTAAAAAAAGCCAGAACTGGAGAACATCAGGTATTTAACGAATACAATTTTATACCAGATGCTTACGGCGATTTAAATGATTTATCAGGCTTATCAAGTTTCACTATGTACCGTGATGATAGAGGTAGGATGGTCGTAAAAGATAAGTATGATTTTTATAGAAGCGATCAACCTCTTGGTGTAGGGATTGTTACTAAGATTCTTGATACAATAGGATACCCGTTTGATATTCTGGATTATGTAGAAGATAAGAATCCATATGAAGAGAATGATCCAAACAAGGTTTTGTTGAAATCCGCCATTGATTCCAAGAATGATCTGGATAAAAAAATGAAGATAAGATCTAAAAAACAAGGAGGGGATTCTTCTAAGCCGGAAATAGATTGGGATTTATTCAAATCCAAATATGAAAATATGAAGCGCGTGGGTAAGGGTACGCACCGCACTATGGACGTAGATGGAATGAATATGATCTATGATGCTTTATATGATAAAGGTTTCAATCAACGCCAGATAGAAGCCGTACTTGGAAATATTATTGAAGAATCTGGTGGTAATCCCTATGCCGTATCTGATTATGGAGGGTTTAAGGGACTTTTCCAAGAATCCGATAAAAGATATCCACCCAAAGAGTTTGAGAAAGATAAAGAGCGATTTAAGGGGGATAAGCGTGGATATATCAACTATATGATAGACAGATTTTATGATCATGTTCAAGATGCTGGGAAGTATAGTATAAAAGATACTAAATACAAAAAAGCTATTCATGCAGTAAGCGAATTTATGTCAGAAGATCCAGATACGGATTATTCGTATCCACTTGTATATGCTTTTGAAGCTCCATCAGATAAAGAAGGAACTTATAAAAACAGAAAGAGCGTATCAAATTTGATAAGTCAATCTTATGTTTTGGATAATGTTGATAAAAATGATAATACTATTGTTGATGCTATTCTTGGAATAAAAAATGATCTTGAGCTACAAGACTCTATTTCCACTACAAGAGGTGAAGCCTTTAAAGAAGCCAGGAAAAGAGGTCTTAAGGAATTTACATGGAATGGAAAGAGATACAATACCAACATCAAGAAGGAAGGTGGCGTAGTTGGCAAGCAGCGTGAAGCATATGAATACTTTACTAATAAGCGCGGCATGTCTAAGATACAGGCGCTTGCTATCATAGGTAATCTCATGGCTGAATCCGGTCTTAAAGATGACATATACGGAGACAACAGAACATCATACGGCATACAGCAATGGCATAATGAGCGCATGGATAAGCTATTCAAGCACGCCAAAAAGAAAGGTCATTCTACACCAACATTCAAAGACCAACTTGAGTTCTTAGCTGATGAATACGAAGGGAAAACCGGATATTCTAATTTCTTATACACAAGAAAAGGAAAAGAAGGACCAGGGTATTACAACTACAGCCGGCAGGACTTCATGAACGCCGATAACCTTAAAGATGCTGTAGTAGCTTGGAACCAAGGAGCAGGACGTCCTCATAAGAGTGTTATAAGAAACGATGACCGTTATAATTATGCTATGGAGGTTGCTAAAAATCTTGGTTTGGAAATTGAAGAAAATTCCGTATCTTCGTATGGTCAAATGGGATTCGGAGATGATGCTGAAATAGCAGCATCGGTAACACTTCCAGAGGTAGAAGTGGTAGCCGCCCTTCCTAACCCGGAAGTCCCGTCCCAGGAGAGACAGTCCGAGGAAGAGAGATTCCGTACATGGACTGAAACGTATGGTAAGGACATCATAAATCATTTACTGACGTTAGACGGGAAAAAGGATGGTGATGACAGTGATTACAGCATGATGTATAAACAGCATGAAAAAGAAAGCGAAGAGGATAAGAAAATGGCTTTGATTAATGCCGTGCTTCCCAATATTCAGCTTCGCATTAAAGGCGTCACTGATAATTAGAACAATTATTTTATTTCTCATATTAATAAAGCGAAGCCGGATTTGAGACTTGTTATGCGGATACCGAAGGTTGAAGAACGATATCAAGATAATCCGGCTTTTTTGTGCGATTTCGTGAAGGATGGAACTATCATCGCCTTGGTTTAACAGAACAGACCTACGTACCTCCACTGTCCTGACGGGCATGGACGCCCGTCTCGCCTACCAGCCTGCCTAATTCTCCACTGGCTACCTAATATAACTATTAACGTCACTCCATCACCTATCTCCCTTCAGTCGATAGGTTCAGTCGTTTTTAAATATTATAAGTTCTTTCGCATCGTTCCCTTCGGTCACGATACTCAATCTTTTAACACAATTAGGCGAACAATACAATGACGGAAAAAGTAATTTGTCAATCCGTTCACTCACTTAACTCCCTTCGGTCGTTAAGTTTATTCACTGTAAACAATTATATGAATAAATGGTAAAGTATATAAAATAATATAAATAATATAATGAGTAAGATCATTGAAAATGGTCTTAATATTAAGGAAAACGGAGACTATTCATAGGCGTAGTTTTAATTCAAGATTTGTTGTCCCACTCCTGACGGTCAGACGGTTACGTTCAGGGTCATTTTCCCGTCTCTTATCCAAACCGTCATAAAATAAAAAACCTTGTATCCTATTTCTCTCAAACCGGATACAAGGCAGTGCATTTTCTTCTTTTTATGTAAAATCATATATTTGCACTAAACAACAAAAACAATATGGAGACAAAAATAACTGAAATAATGAATCCTCACAAGTTACACGACAAGCTCTTCAAGAAAGAGCAGGTCTCTCCGATAGAAGTTATATACAATAGCTTCAGCAACTTAGGGTACAATGTAGTACGCCGTCCAGCCGGTCAGTGTTTAGGCAATTTGAGATATTTTAATCTATTTTATGACAAACATACTCATCATTTCTATCAGAAAGACAGGAAGTTGAGATATTGTAGCAACTTTCTCATATCTGATTACTGGAAAGATAGAGTGCGATGTTTCATAGTTTGGAACTTTGGTTTTGGAAGATTCTTTCCGTACAATGACTTTATTGAGGCTATGGTTTATGATTATCTCCGATATGGGAGAAAGTCAGTTCCTTATCTTAAAAGCGTGCAAGAGGCTGAAGAAAAGTGTGTAAGGTTCTATATCCGGTCTCAGATAGACATGCTTCGTAAGGAAGGATATGCTGCATACCGGGCTAAGTTTAAGGAAGAACGTCCTCAGTATTTCATCGGAGACGATAGGACGGTGTTTAGGTGCCTTGACAGCTCTTTGAAAAGAGAAGAGAAGATTGCTGCATGCGTAGCCCACAAAAGGGCTTTAAAAGAAGGTATAATAACCTCTTTCATCAACCATCTCAAGAAACATCCTACCACCTTGTATTCTTGGTTTTCATCAGAGGTAGACAGCGAAGGAAAGAATAGGATATGTTTATCTGACAAGGCTGTTTCGTATTTGAATAAGAGACTGGTTCGCAATGGATTAAAGGCTCTTTCTGCATCATATCTTTTTAGAACGTTTAGAAAAATGGTGAAGACTTTGTTCGGTTTCAATGTCAGGTCGTTCTTGAATAGCTGTCTGATGTCTGTTTCAACAGAAGAGGTTTTAACCAAATCTATGAAGAAAATAGTTTCCAAGACGGTGCTGTTTTTGTACAAGAGAGCGCTTAAGAACTATCGCCGGGCATGCGGTCTTAAGTACGACCCTGATTCGGGCGGTTTGTCTGTCATACGTCCCTGATTTTTAAACGTATCCCATAACGTTGGATTTTCTCGTTCGTTTCTCTTATCTTTGTGAAAAAAGATAGTATGAAATTACGAATCATAAAAAATCGTCCGATATTCGCTCCTGGCGGTAGTGTTCAGGATAAGAAACAGGATATTAATGTATCCTCTACTCAGCCTATTCTTGATTATGGAACGCCTGTTAATAAATGGGGTGAATCTGATATTCAGAATATATATATGCCTTCTGATGTGACTTTAGAAACAGAGGAGGGTGAGATAAATCCATTTAGCAGTATGCCTACATCCGATCCGTTTTTTGAAAATCATGATGCAGGATATGCAGGATATCTCGCTGATAATAGGAGCATGGTTAAAAACGTAGAGAAATCAGTCGTTAATAATGCAATGAATGTAGGTGATGCGGATGCTGATTCCTCTAAAGAAAAACGTTCCCAAGATGGTAATCCTCTGGATCCTATGACTACCCCATATTATTCACCCGATCTAACCGGCAGAGCTCAAATGTTTGGTACGAGTCTTGGTCGGATAAGAGCCGGTAATAAGGTAGGTGCTAACGTGGCTCAAGCCGCCTTGTCTGGTGTTAGTTTAGGATTAGGTCTTACCCGTAATATCATGGGGGCTTCATCTGCTGCGTATGCAGCCAGCAGGGACGAGCAGGCTGCAAGGGAAAAACTTGCCAAGGAGCGTCGTCAGCAATTCATCAAGTGGGAACGTGAAGGTGGTGGCGTGAATTTAGGTAACGGTCAGAAGATGGATACGTCTGATATGACCGGAGAATATATTTATCCTCTTCCTAAATCTATGGAGGATAATGCTAACGTAGAGATAGAGAAAGGCGAGTATGTGCTGACGCCTGATTCAGTGGGGCCTATGGAAGCTAAAGGAAACAGGCATGAGAATGGAGGCACGCCAGTTGATTTACCGGAAGCTTATATTGTTTCCGATTATCGTAAGATAGATGATGAGTTCGCCTCTTACGTTAGAGAAAACTACGGTATTAAGGCAACGTCTAAAGATACGTATGCTACACTCCTTGATCGATATAAGAAGAAGATCGGTTTGTCTGATAAGTACGAAGATCAGGAGCGTGTATATAAGAGATTAGAGAAAAATGAAGATGTAAAAGATAAAAATACATCTAATCTTAATGCTTCTATTCTTTCCAAGTACGTCAATGAAAACCAGAAAGAGATAGACGAGCTTGAAGCACAATTTCGTTCTTTCGCTGAAATCGTTTATGGCAAACAAGAAGAATCTAAGCGTAACGAGAAGATGGATGCTTTCTTCAGGGATGGCGGGGTTGTTGATCTGAATCAGGTAAAGAAACAAGCCAAGGCTTTTAATATTGCAGAATCAGATGCCAAGAACTGGATATATGACGAGTATGTTAAGCAAACCAGAAAAATGGCTGAAGGTGGACCTACTCAGAAGGAGCTGGAGGAACTTAGAAAGAATGCTATCGGCTACAATAAGCTTATCAATCAGTTATTTGGACGAACTCTTAATATGACTGTATCTGATGTTAGCGGTCGTGAGCAGATTCTTAATCCTGATTCCAGTGTAAATGCCAATCAGAATCTACAACATAGAAGTAATTTAGGATACGGCAGGGTAAATAATAAGGCGGTATCTAATTTGCTCGACGTAAACCGATGGGCTAACAAGTACAATACGGATGGTGATTTTGATACAGAAGGTTTCCAGAAAGGATATAACAGGCAATTAAATGCATTGTGGGCGTTAGCTGATGTAGGTGCTATCACGAATGCTGATGCAGCCAAGAAATTCAGAGATGAGTACGGATTCTGGGGCCAGGATGCCGGAAGCTACGGAGGTAATCAGGCTTATAATTCATTTGCCGTAGATGATAAGTTTGGTCAGACAACAGCCACCCGTTCTTATTATGGATTGGACGTTGTTTCGGCAGAGCAAAAAAGATTGTTAAACGAAAAAGGGATAAAGAACTATGTTGACTTATTTGGTGATAAATCTGATGCCGCTAAGAAGATTCTGGGCTCCGATTATAATAAGTTTGTTGCTTTAAGAGATAGTGGGTTAATGCCGGAAATAGACTTCGTTCTTGAGTCTGTTAAACCAGAAATGAAGCCTATTGAGGCCGGTCCCATAGCGCCAGGCCTTACACCGCCTAAGATTGGATCTCCTGGAAGGATAGAGGTAAAACCGAAAGCAAGTACGCCTACGACTGCAACCGACACCGATACAGAGGAGGTGGTTGAAGACAACGGACCTAAAGGACAGGGCAGACCGGCGGCGTTCGGTCCTATCTTCCCGGAGATGCTGAGAACGCTCGATACAGGCTTGGAGATAGAAGGTCTGGAAAGACATCAGGCTCCGAGAATAGATCCGGTTCTTCAATCTGCTGATCAGTATATCAACGAGCTCAACCGCGCGACATCGGCTCAGTTAGACGCAGTAGGTGATGTGCCCGACTCCCAGCGGGCTGCTATTCTGGCTAATATGAACGCCATAGCTGGAAGCAATATAGCCAAGTACGTTAATGAAGTAAATTTCAATAACGCAAGGCAAATAAACGAAGCTGATAGATTCAATGAAATGGCTTATGTTCAGACAGATGATAAGAACATAGCAGAAAGGCAACGTTATGAATCTGGGTTGTTGAAAGCTATGGCTATAAGGGATGAAAATCTTGCTCGTTATTATGACAGTATAAACAGCGAGATACAGAATAAGTTTAATGTTCGAACTTCATTAAATACCATAGCATCCATAGCTCCGAATATGAGAATGCTTCCAAGTGGTCAAATTATTTACGTTCAAGGTAATCAGGATGTGATGAATATGGGTGATTATTCCACACCTTACTTGAGAAGTTTAAATGAAGAAGATGATGAAATTAAAAGAAGAAGGAGGACCAAATAGTGGCTTCACAGTATAGTATTTTAAGGCAATATGCCCCGTATGTTAGTCCTTACAACATAGATCTTGTTAAGGACGTCATGATGTACAAACAGCAGAAGGTTGATGCTGCTCGTGAAAAGATCTATACCCAGGTAGATTATCTTATGGGTCAAGAGATAGATAAGCCTGAAGCCCGCGCTTATATGGAAGATAAGATGTCAGGTGTGATTGCTAACATCAATCAAAAATTCAAAGGCGTGGATCTTTCTTCTGATGGTGTTACGAGAGCCATACAAGGAGAGATAAGTTCGGTGTTAGATGATACGGTCATTAACGCGATTGCCGGCACAAAAGAAGGCAAGAGGGTTATGAAGGAAATAGAATCTATAAAACAGAATCATCCTGAACTTTATTCTCCTATTAATGAATGGCATGCTTTGGACCCTTATTACAAATGGAGGTCAGATGGTAAAGCAGGATCAAGGTTGGGAGGTCTTCATTATTCTCCTTATGTCGATTATACTAAGGAGATAAATAAGCTGGTCAGTGATTTTAGGAAAAACAACGAAGGCAAGAAGATTCAGACAACAGAATATGATGTTAAAGGTAATCCTACTGGTGGAATCATAGAAGTCAACGTAGATGAGCTTACTGATTCCCAGATAAGGAATTTTGTGTCTGCTAACTTATCTGAAAACATGAGGAATCAGATGAGAATAGAAGCATCATACATGGCAGCTACCAATCCGGTGTTCAGTAATCCGGATTTGGTTAGTCAATACATTGGGTCTTATGTCGAAAGATACGATAGGCACATAGGAGCATTGGAAGCAAAAAAGAAATCAGTAGGGGATAATAAGGATATTATTGATCGTATTGACAGTCAGATACAGGAAGCTAAAAATCAGAAAGCAGAAGCCAAGAGGGAGGCAGATATGATAATAGCTTCATCAGATCCGGTAGCGGCTGCTAATTTTGTTGTTACCAATAATCTTTTCGATAAGATGACTGATGCATGGAGATACGACAATACAAGTTTTGAAAGGAAGAAAGATGATCTTTATTTTGCAAGGTTGGCAGAGGATAGGGCTCAGCAAAAGTTTTTGACTGATAATGCTAAGTCTATGGTTGAAATATCGTTGGCAAAAGAGCAACTTGCACAGGCTAAGATTGAAACCGAATACATGCGTACTTACGGTTCCAAGATGGGCACTGAAAGCTCATCCGGAGGCGCAAGAGGAGCAGGCGGTGTAGGAGTGCCGATGGCTCCTATGGACGGGCCTACGGCTATCAATTCTGGAACGGGTAAGATAGGATCTGTTAATTTGGCTAATATCCCTTATGAACAACTCACATCTTCTTCCACAGAGCGTAGAGCAAATTTATTGAAATTATATAATTCATTATCTCCTACAGACAGAAGTAATATCGTTGCAGCATCATACGAAGAAGAAAAAACTGACCCAGGATTGTATGCTAATATGACTCCTGAAGAACGGATATATTCTTATTTAAAAAATAATGGAGGTCAGAAAAACGGATATTTTGGACAAGGAAATAACAGACTGTCTGAAGCTTATGATGCTTTACTTCTTTCTGATTCTAAGGCAAATGGAGCTACAAAGGCTATAAATAACATAACTGATTATCAAATAGATAATATAGTTACTAAAAAAAATAAGGATATTATCAGTAAAGTTCGTAATGCTAAGTTTATGAAAGGAAATTCTTTTATAAATCTTACCGATACAGATGATAAGGCTGGAGCCTTCCTGCTCGCCACAGCCATAACAACTGGTGTATCTGATGCCGTAGGGTTCAGAGAATACATGATGGACCCTTCAAGAGGAATAGATATTCTTAGTGCTATATCTCCGTCATTAGGAGCTAAGGCGAGTGCCGGCAAGTTGGGGAAAAACATATCTGATGCTATTACAAGCGAGAATAATGGTTCTTCTACTGGTACATTGGCTCTTATTAATGGAATGAAGAAACTCAACGGCGATCCTGATTTTAATATATCAGATTATATGACCATAGATAAGGATGGTGATATAGATTTAAAAGATTATCAGGAAGGTGAACCATTAACTATTACCCAGCTAAGATATGCTGAGAAAAACAGTAGAGTGTCTGATATGATAGCAGGTCAGATGCAGGATGAGATAAAAATGTCTGTATCTCCTGATCAGATTTCTGATAAGTTATCTCAGTATCATTACCTTGATTCTTACAAAAGATACAATTGGAATGCCGATTCACCGGAAAAGTCTTTGCAGAAGGCTCAGTTTAGAAGATTGTCTGGTTACATGGCAGGAAAGGTAAATAATCTGGATCCTACTGCTATTAATGCCATTAATATGGATGCCGAGATAGATAATGGCACTGTTAGAAGATTCTTGACTGCTCAAGTAGGTTCCGGTAAAAATTCTTATGTTACAGAAAGGGTTGAGATTACGAATGACGAGCTTCTTAAGGCGGGTATAGATCCTTCGGTTGAGGAGCGCAATTATCCAGTAGATGGTTACAAATCAAGTTTTGGAACTTGTGATTTTGTAGATACCGGAAAGAAGGAAGGCTATTCTTATGATAAGTATCTCATACGTAATGGTCTTCCACGTTTGGCTTCTAAGGCTGATGTCAAGAATGATCTTTATGATATAGTAAAGGTGCATGGCTCTTACCTTAAGCCTGATGAAATGAATGTTGTTAAAACCCTTGTCGATAATTTTATTGACATGTCTGATAACATATCAGTTCAGTTGGAGGGAATGGATGACAGGGGTTCAAGAGAGGTAGCGGTCAATTTCTATGACAAAAGGACTAAAAATTCTAAAAATCCTGCATTGTTGTTCTCGGATTTTGTTCCTTTGGATCCAGGTAATGATGAGTATGCGGATTACTGGAATAGCATTCACCAGAAGTGTCCTCAGTACTTCTTTGTAAAATACGTGAAGGAGGCTGTTCAAGAACGTCTTGATCAGATGAGGGATCCGTATATGAGAGGAATAAATATCACGCCCAATATGAATGACAAGTTTAGTAAGTTGAACGATTTTTTGCAGAAAATTTATGGCTGATAATAACATAGATAGATATAATCCTGCTGCTAAAACCACTTACGAAGATGTGGCAAGGCAAAGGAAATTAGCCGAAGAAGAAAATTACACTCCGGCTACATTACCAGAGACGACAACGCCTCTGGTTCCTAATTATATGCCTGATGAAGGTGTGTATGCCCAACCTGAATTTCCAGATTACGCATCAAGGATAGCTGCTGCCGAATACGAAGAGCCGTATATAGCCAAGGAGATAAGCAACAGTTACTCGGAGGCACTGGCCCGTAACAGCTACAGGGGGGCTACACCTGCCCCGCCGCCTCTTAATCCCTATGGACCGAAGGTAAGTATCCGTGAAAGTCATCAGATGGGTAATGATGGGGTATGGCGTACAAAATACCCCAACTATATTCCGGGTATAAATAATGAGGATTATTATGCCAGAAGACAGAGCGGATGGAGTAAGTTTTGGAATGGTGTAGGTAAATTCGCTTTAAAGTCTGCATTGTACGGTGCACAAGGAGTTGTGTCATTGCCTGACAAACTTATCAATATGGCATCTGAGGGAAGTTACAAAGCTGCGTTAAACACTAACATGGATAAGTTTGTAGGTGATCTTGACCAGCAAATAGACATGCTTCTTCCCCATTATTACAAGAAAGAGGTAGAAGATTATAATTTCGGTCAGAAGCTTTTTAAGGATACTGGTAATTTCTTATGGAATGATGTCCTTGGTAACGGTATGTCTTTTACCGTAGGAGCCATGATATCAGCGTACATGACCGGAGGACTTGGAGTTGGATCATTGGGCAATATAGGTGCTAAATTAGGTGGAAGAATCGGAGCTAAGTTGGCAGCAAGGCAAGCTGCCAATAGGGGCATAGGAAGCCTTAAAAGCGTGTTTAACGACTATGTAAGAAAAGGGGTTGCTGCCGGAAGGAATGTAGGGGAGGCGGCTAAGACCATGACGTTGCTGGCTACCAGTGCCGGATTCGAGTCATCGGTTGAAGCAAATTCCTTCATGAAACAATCCGAGTCCGATTTCAAGGATTATTATCGTAAGATTTATGGTCGTGATCCCAATGCAGAGGAAATGGCTGTTTTTCGTAATTCTAATGCTGATGTAGGTAGTGCTATATTTGCCGCCAATATGGGTATCGTAGGATTATCCAACTGGCTTCTTTTTGGTAAGTATATAGGGTTAGGAGGCAAGGCTATACCTGGGTTGGAAAAGAAGCTCAACAAGCATTTATTTGGATTAGGAACGGAAGTTGCGAAACCAGGAGAGATGGCTATTAAAATAACCAATCCCAATATAGGACAGAAGATAGCAGGCAATGTTTTCAATATCATGAAAAGACCGGTATCTGAAGGCTTATGGGAAGAAGGGTCTCAAGGTGCTGTCCAGAATACGGCTGAGGAATATGTTAAGTCAAGATATGACAATGTTGCTATGAACGGGGCCGTTGATGTTCTTGATGCTATTTCTGAAGGGTTTAAAAAACAATATACGTCTAAAGAAGGATGGACTGAAATAGGAATCGGTGCTATTATCGGTTCTTTGTTCGGTATGAGGGAAGGTTTCTTTGGGGTGAAAGAGTATAGCAATAGTCAGATCTTGCTGGAAAGACAAGTAGATGAATATAACAAAGCATCTTCTAATCTTAATACGGCGGCTTTGAATACGTTGAAAAAGTCAATGAGTTTAGGGCCTCAAGTTCGTTCCGATGCTCAGTCTATGACCGGCAAGGAGCTTGATGATGCAATGTTTGAAAAGATGTCGATTGACAACCAAATGGGAACCTTAGAGGATTCGGCTGAAAATTTCAGGCAGATGGTTGATATGATGCCTATTTCGGAAATAGCCGAAGCTAATGGAATGTCTTTGGAAGAGGCAAAGAAATACAAGGATTCTATTATTGATAATTATAATAATCGTCTTTCTGATTTCAGATCTGCTCAAGGTTTTGCCGAAGATCTTATAGGTGATGACTCTAAGATCGAATTTAGAAAATACGTGGCTCGTAATGCTTTTCTTGGTCTTCAATCGGAATCAAGAATGAAAGACATAGCTTCTGTCATAGAAACGCTTTCGGGGCAGCCTCGCGTGGCGGATGCGCTAAGTACGTTTTCCCGGCTGTCGGGCAGGGCGAGGGAGCGGGCTATGGCTATTCGTGGCATACGGTCAAGGATAGAAGAGCTTGAATCCGAAATAGAAGATCTTGCTACTCGTCCTCGTAACGTAGATGGAAAAGACCCACAAGCTGAATCCATACAACGAAAAACCAAAGAATTGGAAGATCTTAGAACCAATTACAATAATTCGTTATCTGAGTTATCAACGTTAATAGGAAAAGAGTTTTCGATAGAAGAGTTGGTAAGTAAAACCGAATCTGTTTTATCATCTCCTCTTTCTCCCATAAGTTCACAAGATGTAATAGAGGCCTATGATACGCTTGTAGCTTTTGATGATTATTTCAATGTGAAATCAAGACAGGAAAAGAAGTTTACAGCCAAAGACAAAGCCATGAGATCCTTGGTAAATGAATACCGCAGGAGTTTGATGGACTATAGAAATATGAATAACTTCTTATCTAAGATGCTTGATAAAAGATTCTTAGCTGAGGAAAACAGGGGATTTTCAAAAGCGCTGTCTTCTCTATGGTCTACTCCTTATAAGGGGGATGACAAGGTTCCTGATTTTGCAGAGCCTAATAAAGTTGGTGAATATGACACTGATGAGGTAGTAGATCAAGCTGTGTCAGAAGGTAAGATTTCGGAAGACGAAGCTTGGACTATCAAGGCTTTTATGCATGCTCTTGATAGAGTAAGAGAAGATAGGATGAAGGAAGCGGAAGATAATATAAAAGAGTCTCCACTTACGGAATCTGTATCGGATGAAGATTATGAAGCTGCTATGGATAATCCTATTACGGTCCCGGTCGTAAGGCAGTCTATAATTGATAAATTATATACAGGAAATACCGATCTTCTTACTGCAAGGGAAAAAGATGTGTATGATAAATACAAACAAGATTTTGATGATTATGTATCGTCTTTAGGTGATAGTCCTGTTAATTTTATAAAATCATTATCTGAAAAGGCTGACAGGCTTACAAGTCCGAGATCAGTATATGAGGAAAATAAAGCTATTATTGATATGGCTAAGTCTAATTTGGAGCCAGATCAAAGAAAGGAGCTTGATGATGCTATTTCTTCGTATGTTGATATAATGAACAGGCGGGACAAAGGAGAGAAAGTTGACGAAGATAAACTTGCAGATTCGGTATTTACCATAGAAGATCTTGGCCAGGTTGGAAATATCACAGATCTCCTTCCTTATATTGAACAGAACAGGATTATTGATAAAGGTCGTATTTCTGAATCTACGTTAAGTAATTTCGGGGAGGATGATGCTAATATAGATTCTCTTGTAAATGAATTAGACGAATCTGATAATACGCCTGGAGCCAATATAGATAGCGCCCAGAATCCAGAGACGTTGATGGTAAGAAGAATCTCTAATGATGGCAATGAAAGGTATGAAATTGCGGGTCTTAGAGCCGATAAATTTATATCTTCTATAAAATCATTGGTTCCTATTCAAATAAGCTCTGAAACGAACGCTAATGGCACTAAAAGGTATTCTCTTAACATAGGTGGGGAAACGGCTACTATAATTGAACTGCCTTATCATGCGAGATGGTCTATAGACAAAGAATCGGCTCGTGTTCTTAATCGCTACACAGACGTGTCTATTCAGGACGTGGGTAATTCCTATTCTTTGGTTTATAAGCGTCTTGATTCAGATGAATTGGTTCCGTACAGAACGGGTGTCGGATTCGGAGAGAATGAGGTAGATAAAATAGATCAGGAAGCATTATCTTCTTTGAAAAAAGGAGATAAGGTTAATCTCGAAATAGATGTAAATGATACTTATAATCAGTCTCTTTTTGCCGAATACAATGATGCTGTTCAGTCCGGCGATAAAAAAAGAATAGAATCTGCTGAGAATAAACTGGTGTCCAATATGGTTATCAAGGTCATGAGTGGGAACAGATTCGTTTCTGTTGTAAAAGCTGATACAGGAGGCATAGATGGTATAAGTAAAATAAGAAGAACGGCTTTTAACAAGTGGAAGAAGGACGCCGGCCGGTCGGCTACCATCGGCGTCGGCACGCATGTTGTTGCCCAGACCCTTCCCGGAAGACCGGTGTTTAACATGAAGGTGAACGGTCAAGGATATGGCCAGGTAGAAAATCTCCCCATTACCGAAAAAGGTGCTGAAAAAATATCTGATGTAGGATATGTATTAAATGGCAAAGTCGTGCTTAAGAACGGATCTAAATACACAGGCTTCCCATTTGCTTATTCTATATTAAATGACAAGGGGAATAATTACAAAAATGTAAGAGTTCCGGTAGTTGTCATCAAAGGTAAAAACGGTCTTAATTATCTTTTCCCAGTTAGCCTACGTTCTGTAGAATCAGAGGAAGGGCAGAAATGGATGTCTTTTATAGATATGCTGCTTGAATCTGGTGATTCTGAATTGCTACAGATGGGTCAAGATGATATACAAGATCTTAATGCGTATCTAACCAAGTTAGGCCTTGATCCGGCTTCGTATCAAGTATCGTATTTGAATCCTATTTCAGGGCTTAGAAAAGCTCGTGAGGCTATAGAGAAATTATCTACGGTTCCTGATGTTGTTAAGTGGGTAGAAGATGGAAGTAGGAGCGTGAAAGACATTGTGACGTCTGAAGTAGAATCTGGAATAGATTTCGAAGGTGAGATGTTTGTTGCTCCTAAGATCAGGATCCAGTTTGGTAAATCATCTTCCAGACCTAAGTCGCTTATAGAGGATGATCTTCCTTTCTCTGATGAGGGTAAGACCGTTACTTCTAAAGAATACGTGGAAGTTTACGAAGAGGAAATGCCAGAGGAAGGGGCTGTCCGGGAGACTCAGCCGGCGCCATTAGCTCAGCCGGCTCCTGCGGCACAAGCTGCGCAGTCTTTACCTGGCAAGAAGCGTACCTCCAGGAAAAACTTCTCTATCATGTTGAGTGAAATAGAATCTCATACAGAAAAAGAGGGATTGCCGCCTTATGCTAATATTTTTGATTTTATAGCAAGGAAGATTGTAGGAGGTGACTTGAGGTTTCTTCGTGAGAGAGGTAATCCTAAAAGTCTTAAGGAGGAAATGGGATTAGAACCTAAAGGAACAGTAGGGGATAAGATATCCACTCCTTCCAGTAAAGGTGGTAAGACCTTAGATGAATACGTTTCTTGGCTTCGTTCTCAAACAGATCAGGTGGTGGTTGATTATGTTGGGCCAAGATCTGACGAACAAATTATATCAGAGTTGAAAAACTTTTTGAAATATATTAATTTTGTTCCGAGCAAGGCTTTGAATTATTCTCTTAGAGTCAATGGCATGGATACCCTAAAAGAATATGGCACAAAAGAGGAAGTAGAAAAAATGGAATCTGATATCAATAGTTTGGTTTCTAAAGTTTTGCCTACGGTGGATAATAAAACTGTAGAAGATGTTTCTACTGCAATAAAATCAAACAACTTGCCTGCCATATGGAGGCCCGTGGAAAGCCTTGATATGACAAACGAGGAAAAAATAGAGTTTTTGAATAACGTAGCAGATTTCCTTAGCGGCATACCAGAGTATGATGCTGTCGTGGAGTCTATAGAGTCAGAATCAGATAATATTTTAAATGATGGAAAAGAAGGAAGTGCAGAAGGCGGTGCAGTACGCACTGAGGAAGATGGCGATAAAAAGGGAGATGGAGAAGGCAAAGGACAATCCAGAACAAATGTCGAAGTTGAAAGAAATGTCGAATTACCTGGATCTCAAGAAGGAAGAGTAGATAACTATAGAAAGAACGGAGATAAGTTCTCTGACATTGCTGAAGTTACTTTATGGCTACTTAGAAGGGCTTCCGGCATAACCTCTATTCCGGAAGGAGAAGAGGTTTATGTAGAGGGAGATGAGGTTAATAGCATTATGACCGATATGGAATCAAGGTATGGTATAGACACCATCAATCACTCGCATACGACTAAGGCTATAAGGGACCTTAACGGCGTATCAGGTTATAAAGTAGAATACGGCTTAACCTTTTTGACATACGATCCTTTTATTAGAATATCCAATCTAAGGAAAGGATCTAAGGCTGCGAAAGACGAACCTCGTATATCCGAAGAGCCGCTTACTCACATATCAAGGGTAACAACCCCTTATTTCCTGTACGGCGGTGATGAAGCATATACATCTGTTCCGGCTAAGGTAGAGCCTATACCGGAGAAGATAATGGGTCGTAATGGTATTAAATTTGGTATGAGTGTAGTCGAGCTAACCAAATTAGGGTACAAAAAAGCTGGTGGAAACTGGATATATAAATTCTATATGAACTCAGGTGTGTATGATTTGTATAATATCAGTACCGGTGAAGCGTTTAGGGCAAAACCGGATCTTGGAGTTAAGATAAGTTCCAGTGCATTCATCCGTTCTTTATCTCAATCTGGTAGAAAAATACAAAATATGATGAGTAACATGAGCCAGGAAGAGATAGATAGGAATAAGAATCTTGTAGAAGGTTCTGATAATTCGGATTCGATAAATGAGTTAAACAAGGAGTGTTGAGTATGAGAAGGAGATACGAAGATATTTCAGGTCTTGTTCAGTACCAGTTGAAGACCAATCAGCAGGGGAATATAGAGGTTTATGTTGATGACAGGTTTGTTGGAAACGTAAGTGAAGGAGTCTGTAATTGGAAGGATATTGAATACAAGAGTAAGGTTACTATATCTTTGAAAGGAGTCGAGGATAAGGCTAAAACTTCAAGTAAACGAGTCGGTCCCTATTGTCACATTAGTAGCATATTTGGAGGAAATGAATCTTATCATGCAGGTCCGGATAGTAATATAAAAAAGAGTCCGGTTACTACCTTTATAATGTATTGCTATAAAAATGGGGATATTACAACTACCACCACTTATACTAAAAATTTATCTGGGATTCTTCAGATAGGTAAAACACAATTGACTATCAATTACAAACAAAGTAAAAGTCAGTCTTTTTCCGGTGGTTCTGGAGATTATGTAACATCCGTATCTGATTTCCCTTTTGTTACTGGTCCAGGAAATGATAGCGTTGAGTTCGAAGGAGAGGGAAGATTAATAGTTGAGACAGAGGCTTCACATTATGAAATAGAAGTTTCATAATTTCTATTTTTATAATATCTTTGTCTAAAATATTTATCGTTATGGGATTAAAATGTCAGATAGAAAAGAAGGAAAATAAAATAGAACGGGTTGAGGCTCCTAACGGTGAGCCTTCCGTTCTTTACGAAAGTGCCTTAAAATTATTAGGAAACAGCGAGCGAGCTCTTCAAGTATGGGCTAAGGCTTACACCTCTGATTTTTTGTCGTATTATGGTCATTGGAATAACCCGGCTCCAGGGGGGATGTTTAATACCGATCCTAATGGCGAACCTCTTTTAGAAGATGTGCTGTCGTATATGAAGCGTCAGGCTTATTTTTCCGATCCCTTAACGGCTCAGGATGTTAAGGATGTAAGAGATGTTATGATATCCAATTCCATATATAGCATACGATCTCTTATTAATAGAGTTAGAAGCTCTTTTTATGTGGATGGTAATCTTATCCTAAATGAAGAAAATCTAAGGAGATCCGGCTTGTACAATGAGACAGAGATAAGTAGGATATTAGATAATCCTTCTGTACTTAATGAGGTCAGCTCTTTTATGAGGTTATTATTAGATTATTCCAATAACGAACACGATCTCGGGAAAGAGTCTTACTTCACGACCGTAGAAAAACCATACGGTCCTGTTGTGTATAAAAATGGCGTCTTCAATAAATTAGGAAAGAGAGCATCATACAATCCGGCTGAAGTTTATGAGGCTATAAAAAATACAGTAGGAGGTATTAGTGTTGCTTCAGAGTTTGATTCTGCTTTCGGATCTTTATCTGATTCATATCCGGAGTTAGTTGAAAGATATCAGTCGGATAAGAGTTTTGCCTTGTCGCTGTTCAACGAATTTTCGAATATGAACATCGTTCCGGTTGTAACTTTAGAAGATAATAATATCGTAGAAGGGAAAAGGCGGTCATTGTCAAAGTTGCAAGATTATGCTTATTACAGCCCTATTGGATCTGAGTCATTACGAGCCCGTATATCAGCCTTTCTAAACAGGGTTAATGCTGATACAGAAGAAGACCTTAGAAGTATGATATGGGACGTAGAAGAGGCTTGTATAGGTCTTGGTATAGATATCGTAGGCGTGTCTAAGGCGTATGACGGAACAGAAGAATCGCTGAATAAAATTGATAGCTTGATGTTGGATCTTGATATTTATGTAGCAAGGCACAACGATGACACTTATGCTCCTACCTTAGCTTCTGCTATCGATGACGTTCTTGGAGATAGCCATGATCGTCGTGTCATGTTTCTGCCAGAGTATATGGATAATATGAATATCGTTTATATGGAATCTGACATAGATCCAGTATCGGCATTTGAAAATCATTCCCTGCTTTATCTTGGTGGAAACCTATATCATAAGGTAGAAAGAGATAATTTAAGTGATTTGTACGATATGGCTGCCGAGCTTGCCAAGCAGAGTCTAACTTATTTCCCGCCTGGTATCTATCCTGAATATTGTTTTAAGGATGGTGTTTTAGATAAGCTCCTCGTGAAAAACGTAGATAGTAAGGTCCTTGCTGATTCTATTAAAAAATACGTCCTGTCTTATACCGATTCTCAGAATACGGAAGAGATGAATGCTACCAGATTGGCATTCGGTCATCTTGTTGTTCCCGGAAGCCCGTATGTTAATGAAGAACGGGAGTTTAGCCGATACATAAACAGAAAGCAGGACAAAGAGAATCCTTTACTCTTATTCGATTTATACCAATCTTATCTTGAAAATAAGCTTCATAATACGGAAGTGTACGAAGGGGCATACAAGTATCTTGACTTTAAACCAGATCATTTACTGGGTCTTACCATTTCAGATCCGGATACGTTAAAACAAATTGAACTATCTTTGGCAGGTAATGATCGTGAACAGTTATTTGAGTATAGCATGAGCAGTACCGATCCTTCTTTTACAGATCTGTTCTATTTGGATTATTATGATATGTTATATGCCGGTTCTGATTTCTATCACGATCTTTTTACAAAACATCCTAATCTCTTAAATGAGGTTCGGGATCATAACATAACTAATCAGGATGATAATGTTATCGTAGAAGGGTTGTATGATAATTTTATCAGAATAGGAAACACGGTGTTCACTAAAGTCGGCGAAAGTAGTTCCGGCTCTATCTACCAAAATCTAACAGGAACCGAATCGGAGGTGAAATACGATTCTACCCAAAAGGTAAAGGCAGTAGAAACCGATTATGCTCCATACCAAAACAGATCTGGCTTGACGCAAGACATGACCGTAAGCAAGTCTGAATTAGGTGATCTTAATAAATTGGAATGCAGGTAATTTTTGTATACATATAATATAGTTTTTTCATAATTACAATTTGGAAAGTGAGGCTTGTGAAAGTCTCACTTTTCTCATATATGCACGTATATCAACAACATACAAGAAAAGTTAGATTTTCATTGCTTATGGATTATTTTTATTAAGTTTGCGATATTAGTTTCAGGAAGGGATTATAGAAAATAGGGAAAAGTAAGAACCGAACGTAACTAATAACAGTAGGAAATGAGAATCAGTACCATCAAACGTAACAACAGCATTCATCTTATGTATAAAAACATTATGAATGATTTAGGTCAATTAAGAACTGTAGTTTCAAAATCCTATATTTATAATCTGATACAAAATCAAACCGGATTAAGTATCAGAACTATATCCCATGTCTTGAATCACACAAAAGAACAGGATACAGATTCTTTGTGAAAACCATACATTTTCATACATTTGTGTGTTCTTTAGTTTTTAGATTTAAGTTTTTCATGGTATTAGTTTAGAGATCAGGGCTCGCAGTGATGCGGGCTCTGGTTTGTTTTAAGAAGTATTAAAATATTTGCTATTTAAGATCCTGTTCCTATTTTTGTTCCAGAAACAATGAACGACGAGATGGTGTAATATTTTGCTCATCTTATTAAAAATGATTATATTCATATCATAAATCATTCAAATGAGATTAGTTGAAAGACATATAGTTAAAGACAACCGTTTTGAGGATATTTGCCTCAAATCAGGTTTGTTGTACAATTATGTTCTTTACAATATCCGTCAAGAAATATTTTCTGGTAACTATTTAAAGGAATTTGATTTATCAAACAAACTTTGCAAAGAAAACCAATTCGATTTCAGGAATTTGCCTAATCATGTTTCACAGCAGGTGATTAAACAGGTATTTAAAAATATAAAATCCTGGATGAGATTAAAGAAAGATTTTGAAAAGAATCCTTCAAAATATGGTAATCATCGTCCTCATCTACCTTCATACAAACGAGGTAAGAAACAAAACATGGTTGTTTTTACTAACTGTGATTGCAGGATAAAAGATGATAATCATATTCATTTTGTTAAAAACGTGATCGAATCAATCAAAACAAATGTAAAGAAAGATGAATTAAAACAAGTTAGAATCATACCTCAAGCTACCTGTTATGTAGTAGAGGTAGTTTATGAAAGAAAGGAAGCTGATCTTGGTTTAGATAAAGACAATTTTCTTTCGATTGATTTAGGATTGAATAATTTATGTTCATGTATTAGTAATGTAGTTAATTCTTTCATTATAAACGGACGGGTTATGAAATCAGTAAATCAGTGGTACAATAAGAAGAAAGCTAAGTTGATGTCTTTTATTGGTAATAAGGGAACTTCGAATAGGATAAGAAGAATTACTTTGTTTAGAAATTGTTGGATAGAAGACAAGTTGCATAAGATCGGTAGATATATTGTCAACTTCTGTAGATCAAACAATATAGGAACAATCATCATCGGATTAAACAAAGAATGGAAAAACGAGATAAATATTGGTAAAAGGAATAACCAACATTTTGTTTCTATTCCTCATTCTAAGTTAATAGATAAGATTGTTTACAAAGCAAAGTTATTAGGAATTAATGTTGTTATACATGAAGAATCTTATACATCAAAGATTGATCATCTTGCTTTTGAGCCTCTAAAGAAACAAGAATCCTACTTAGGTAGAAGGAAGAAACGTGGATTGTTCCAAAGTTCTATTGGAAAGTTGATAAATGCAGATATCAATGGAGCTATAGGAATAGCAAGAAAAGTAGTCGGTGATTCTTTCATTGGAAAGATAATCGATAGTGGGTTCGTGTTTAATCCAGTTAGATTAAATATTTTGTAATACAAGATTGAATCTAATGAATAATTTTAATAACATTAGTGTAGATCAGGGATAGCAGTGATGCGGGCCCTGGTTTGATTTACAGCGCTTTACCCAAAATGGGAAAAGCGTAAGTTATTGATTGTCAAGTTTTCCCCTTAAATGGGGAAAATTACTCATTGTGTATTATTTTTCTGTCTTTTCTGAAAATACTTCTCTTCTATAGGAAATAAACACACCCATATTCCACCCTGCAATCATGATCTTTGTTACGTGCTTCATGCACGTATGTTTAACAATTAAATACTATAAAATTATGGGTGGTGATAAAATCGTCCTTTTAGATGGAGCCGGGGCTAACGGTGGTGGTGCAGCCACTAACGGTCTTCTTTCAATGATTCCCGGCATGTTTGCTAATTTGATAGGTGGTAATAAAATGGATCCGAATCTGGTGGCGGCTTTGATGAACGGTCGTAACAACCAGGACGGTTTCGGTGGGGCTAACGGTTGGTGGCTCTGGATAATTGTTTTGTTCTGGCTGTGGGGTGGACGCGGCTTCGGTAACGGTTTTGGAAATGGCGGTGATTGTTGCGCCAATGGTTTGCCGGCTCAGTTGAATAACGATTACGGTCGTGAACTTTTGATGCAGGCAATTCAAGGTAATCGTAGCGCCATAGATCAGATTGCTTCTGCTTTGAACTGTTCTACTACTCAACTTCAGAACGCTATCTGCAACGTACAGGGTGCTATTGATAAAGTAGCTGGTCAGGTAGGTATGACTTCTCAGGCTGTTATCAACGCAGTTCAACAACAAGGTTGTGAAATAGGAAATCAAATCAGCTCTTGCTGCTGCAATCTGAGTTCGTTGATCAATCAAAGCACTTGCCAGACTCAGGGAATGATTACTCAGCAAGGTTTTGATAACCAGCTTCGCACGTTGGAACAAACCAATATCTTGCAGAACGGTCTCAACCAAGGTCTGGCTAACAATCGTGAGCAAGCTACAAGCCAATTCAATATCTTGTCTGCGAAACTTGACGCCCAAACCGTTATGATCAACGACAAATTCTGTCAGTTGGAAATGAGGGAGATGCAGAACACTATTGCTCAACTTCGTGAAGAAAAAGCGGCTTTGACAGCTTCGGCATTATCTCAGCAACAAACCCAGAATATCGTTGGTCAATTACGCCCGACGGCCGTCCCGGCCTACCCCTCTTGTTCTCCTTACCAGGCTTATACTTGGGGACAGGTATTCGGAGGAGGTTGCTGCAATAACGGATGCGGATGTAACAACGGATGTTGCAATAACAACGCTGCTGTCTGATTTTATTAAGAAAGGAGGCTAATATGGCTTGTGTTTCTAAAATAGGATCGTTGTATGAGATGGTTACGAAGAATGTTATTGTCAGTACGACAAATACAGTCTTCGGTATTAACCCACGGGCTTGGATCGCCCTTCCGTGTGAGGGTCTTATCCTTCTTAAGATAAGGCAAGTAGTTCCCACAGCCGGAAGTGCTCTACCGGTACAGATTGCGGTCCCGGCAAACAGTACAGTTTCAACAGTAGGAGCCGACACCTGTTGCCCGGTTACGGGAGTGAATGTCGTGAACCCTATTAACGTAGCTGTCACGGGTGCTGCTATGGTAAATGGCACAGAACGCCTTCTGTACTTCAATAAAGTTCGTGGCGTGTTAAGATTAATGGATTGCTGTGTTCCAGTAGCGGCAGCCCAGGCGTCTGAAGTTAAAGCAGGTAAATGATTTCAGTAGGGTGATGAAGATCATCACCCTATTTTCACCTAACTAATATTTTGATCATGTTTTCAGATTTGAAGAAAGGGTTTCAGGTACATACCCTTGATACTAATACAGTACCTAAATACGAATTGGGAAAGGTAGTAGCCGTATCCGAACCCAGGTATCTTCCTCCTCAGCCAGGTCAGTATCAGGCGATGCAGACCCGCGTGGTGGATCTGACGGTAGAGCTCACTGGCGAAACCAAGACCTATACGGTCCCGGAATCCCAGAATGTGGCTAAGGCTATGGGCATAACATTATCTACCAGCATAGATCCGATTATGAACGAACTGAATGCTATAAAAAACACCAGTCAAGACATAATAAACAGCGTAGATGCCCATCGTGCCAAGATAGAGGCTTGTGAATCTATATTAGAGGACATCAATCCGGCATTCAAACAAACGAGAGAGCAGGATCGTAAAATAGCTGGTATAGAAAATAAGGTGAATGACCTTACTGATTCATTCGAAGATTTAAAGAAGTTAATTGTAGAACGTTTGAAATAAGTATAATATGATAGTATATGATTTAAATTCAGGACACAGAGAATATCCTGGATATGACGAGATAGAAGACAGACGAGGTGGAGGCAGAGGCAGAAGCCGGCGTTCTGATGGGACGTACATGGGGTACGGTGGTGGTATTTACGACCATTACGGTATGCATGAGAAGATGAAGGAAATGGAAGAGCGAGAAAACGAGCTGGAAGAAAGGGAAAGAAGGCTTGAAGAGCGCGAACGTCGTCATGAAATGGAGGACCGGGAATACCGGAGGATGGGTTACGAATCCTACCCGACCGATTACTATGGAGACGACAGATACTACGGTGACGGACCTCAGATGCGTAGAGGTCGCGGACGTGGCAGAGGTCGTTCTTATTGAGGAGCAGACGCAGAGGATCCAGCTTATCAGAAATATGTAGATACTTACGGCTACCATTTTTCTAATGCTCTCGCTGATGAGGCGGTAAAGAAGATGGTCAACGTCGATGGATCCAAGAGGATCTGGAAGCAGCCGGAAATAAAAGATATTTTTGAAAAGTGCGGAGCGAAGAAGCCGGATAAAGCGACATGGGGCGATGTCCAATATGTCTTTGCAATGTACTATTCGGATGGTTTTCCGAAGGTCTTCAAATGTGAGAACGAGTTGGTGAAAGCTACGTTAATGTATTTGGATGATCCGGATGCTCCCGAAGGAGTAGCCTTTATAAGATGGCTTGCCGTGCAAGATTACCTCGGCGAAAAAATAAACTGGAAGGATCTGACCTGAGATCCAGATCCAGGTCCTTCCGGTGGTGCGGGAGCCATAGTAAAAAATATGATTCCCGCATTCCCGTTTTTCCCGTTTGGAAAAAAAGGAATAAAAATATTATACCGGTCGGCGGGCAATAGAATACCCGTGGCCGGTTTGTTTCACATAACTTTTTTTTTTGACATGAATATAGCACACGAATCTAAATCGAATAAAACCCCATTGTATTTAATAGGAGAGTTGATTGGCGTACCGAATACGGTTATGGACTCAGCATTGCATGAACTGAAAGATAGAATAGACAAAGACCCTAAATATAAAGATGTTAAAAATTGGCTCGAATCTTTACCCAAGATCTGAACCTATTTTTTTTCAATACCAGGCCCGATGCGATTTTAACGTATCGGGTTTTTATTTTAATTCATATTGTTTTATTTTAAATCTAATTAATTTATGAATGTCGTACATTTGTTGAAAAACTATTCTATATGGAAAATAAGGAAGATTACGTTGGTTACGAAGATCAAGAACTGTGCAACCGGTATTATAAAGAGGCTGAAGCCATGAGGCAAAAGCAGGACTGGTCTCGGCTTAGGGCTGTCCCTGCTCCGGCTAAGGGAACGCCATCGCCCGGATGGGGTCAGCTTGGACGTGGAAATGATGTCCGTGTTAAGTATGTTAGCATCAATTCAGGATTAGGAGGGGATAGGTTATGACTGTAGAAGAATTGGCTAATAAAAGATACGGTGGCGAATTTGTTTTCATGTTTGGTCATCTTGAAGGTAGAACAAGATTCGTTTTTGAATGCTTTGATCCCAGACCTGATCACGAAGGTAAAAACACTTATATAGTTTCTTATTTTGATAAGGAACTTCGTAGAAGAGATGTGGTAGATGTGCCATGTTATATGAATATTTTGCCAAAATAATGGAAACATTAATCTTAGATGTACCTGTATTTTCCGGTAAGATTATTTCTCCTATCTGGATTAAAGCCGTAAGAGATTTTCAATCCAAATCGAAGACAGAAAGAGACTCGTATTGTTTGATTTGTGGATGTACAGGAGGGTGTAACTTGTGCGATGATATAAGTAAATATAGGATTTCAGAACAATTAAAATATTACAAATAATGGAATTAAAAGATTCAGTCAGGGTAATGACTAAAGAAGAGTTCGAATCAGCAATCAACGAAGATATTAAATTCGTTGAAGGAATTAAGCATTTTTTTTAAACATGATGATGCTACGAGGGTAATGGAACACGTAAAGTCCGTGTTAGAGGCATCAGTAGACTACCACTACCCGAATCATCCTGAACCTGAAGCAGAACCTGGAGACATGGGAGAGGTTTCTGATGGATACCATACTTTCAATGAATTGTATCGGTACCGCATGTTGTATAACGCCGCCTTCTTTAATCTATTAGCCAGAAACGGACAGGTTGAAGTTTGCAAATCAAGAAAGCACAGTGACGGAGAAAAATGCTTCGGTTCTGATGATTGGTTTATTGTGATGGCGATCCTACCTACCGGTCAGGTATCTAATCACTATGAAAGCAAATACTGGGATTTGTTTGATGTTCCTGAAAGAGAAACCGCTTTCGAATACGATGGCCATACACCAAATGAAGCTGCCGACAGACTTGAACAGTATCTTAATCAAAAGAAGTCAGGTTTAACATTTGAAGAAGCTTTTAAATTCCTGAAAGGTGGTAATATGATCAAAAGACGTGGATGGAAAAATGAACATCTTGATGCTTTTAGAAGAAGTGGTGTTAGCTCAATTCATATGGAAAAGTCATTGATCATAATTATAAATGAAGAAACACGGAGGCTGACATCGTGGAACCCAAGTATAGAAGATATATCGTCGAATGATTGGGAGATTACGAAATGAGTTTGTTTGTATGTTCAAAGTGTGGCTGTATAGATAATACAGCCACATCATATTACTGGGCTCTTATAAGACCTTGTAAGAATCGTATTTACGATAAGTCGCTAAAGGGATATGAAGGCAAGCCTCTTTGTTCTGAATGTGCCGCTATTGAATATAGTAAGGGGGACGAATTGGTGGTAGTTCCTGGAACGTGGCATGGTAAATTCAAGAAAGAATGGCCTACTGAAGAAGAAAAGAAACATATTGGTAAAAACGGAATATTAAATTTATAGTCATGTGTAATAAAGAAATCGTGATATGCGCCGCCATCTGGGTACAGGACGACAAGAAACGTCCCTATCAGCCCACCAATATACCATCCGGCACCGTGTTCTGTGGATTGAGACACCCCTCTATACTATCTCAACTTGCGGCATACGGAATAGCTCATAAAAACCGCAGTGTTCAAGGATTTTTGACAAGCAAGAACCGGTTTTTAACAAGAGAGGAGGCATCTGAACTTGTTAAGAGCAATAATCAGGAAATGATAGTAGATAGGAATGCCGTTAGAGAACAATTGTATTCAGAAGATCTATATTAACTAAAAAACAAAACAACATGGGGTTTAAAATCAAAAAGTCAATCACTTATGATATGATGAACAGTAGTCGGGTAGAGTACGAATTTGATAATACCAATGATTTAAATCATATCATATTTAAAGGTAATTGTAGAGAACCTTTTTCATTTAGCAGAGTACTTGTTGAAGAATTGATTAAGACATTTGAAACCATACAGGATAGATACTCTGATAATTATGAACTTAAGGTCTATCTTTACAATTGCATAATTCAACTGAGCGTAAATCCAAAGGATCCCAGTGAATCCTTTTTTGGCGTATATGATAGAGATGAGATGAAATTGATATATAGTATAAAAAATAGTATCTTGAAAGGAATGTTTGGCATATGATTACTAAACAAGATATACAAGCAGCAGCATCGTATGTTTTCCGAAGCAGTTTTGTCTCGGAGGACCGGGCAAGGAAAGCGATGGTAAGAGCCGGCAATAACGCTACCAAGATCCTCATCAAGACCTTTAGAGGTAAGTTGTTCAAGAAAGCTTTTGAAAGAGCCCGTAGAGGAAAGGATATCAGTTCTTTTGAAAGACAGGAAAAAGAAAGTGGTTTCAATTTTCTACACAATCATAATAATGGTCGTATGCGAAGCGGTCATATTGTAATAAACGGAATTGGTATGTTTAAACAAATAATTCATGAAAGGTAAAAAAGTTGATATTCGTTTAGGCAGAGGTCTGGCGAATCAGATTAAGATAAACAAAACCATCCCAGTGTCTCATAAACCAAAAGAAGAACGTCGAATGATGTTTATTTGTGGTGATGATATTGCTTCTCTTATAAAGCGGTTTGAAAACGAATCAAAGTAATATAAAGTCGGACATGTGTCTTGTCCGATTTTTTTTTATATATTTGTGGCATGGCAAGAGGTTATTATTGGATACCACAAACAGATGAAACGTTAAATGGCAGAAGCTATTACGTGGCTAAGATAGTAGGAGATATCACGTTTGATACTAAACGAAAAAGAATCGTATTTCAAGCTGATAGGTATTTCCCTGTAGGATCTGTTTTCCATTTTACGCACAATTGCTTCAATTATATCATAACTTGCCGACTTCGCAAGCCGGGGCTTTGGTTTGAAGCCAGGAGAGAGGATTCGGGCCCTATTTGCCCTGAAGATATTGAGCGCTTTGAATCGGGAAGGTTTATTCACCGAGATGGGTACATGCATTACATATAAGCTGAACTTGACGATTTTTCGTCAGATTATAATTTTTTTTCATATTATTTTTAAGCCATCAGACTGAGAAGTTAGATGGCTTTGTTTTATCATATGCTTGATTTTTAACTACCTTTGTCTCATAACAAAAATGTTTTATCATGGTATCAGCGTGTATTATTAAAAGAGATAATAAAAAGAAAGTTGTTTCTGTCTCTACCAGATCAGGGGACAGGTCTATGTTATTTGATAAAATAGCATCTATTCCTCTTATGGAGAACAGGGAACGGGCTACTACTGTTTTTAAAACCGTATTTTCCAACAAGTTCTTAAAGGCTTTTGGTGACTGGAGAAGGAATGTGCCTATCAACAAACAGGCTTACAATAAGGTAAAATCTAACATCGGCCTTATTCCAGAGACCTATAGAGAAAGGGTGCTGGATAAGGCTTCTAAGATGAGCAACCCTATTCTTGTGTCGAAATCAGATGCACCTTATGGGATTCAAGAATCAGGCTTTGGATTTTATAGCCAAGATCTGGGTGATAATATTATGTTGGTAGATGCTATGGTCCCGTCAAGTATTTCCGTACCGGAAGGACCTGGAATAGACGCCGGGCAGTATCTACAAGATGCTATATCTTCGGACTTTACTCCCGTATCTATGGTACAGGATAAGGGTGTTAATTATATGGTTATAAAAGACGGTCTTAAGATATTTAGTCCAGAAGAGCTACCAGAAACAGATTCTAATCCTGTGGGTGTAACGTATCAGACTGGAGAACCTCGTTTGTTTTTTATGAATGATCGTAATCAATTATTTGAAGATTACGGAGAAGCTCTTCGCTCTGGCGGGAATGATATCAGAATAGGATTCTTATCAGGCATCGTTCAAGAATCTACCGTGGATGGAGTGGCAGACATTACTTACAAGGCTGGAAAGTATGTTCTTAATAATCCCAAGTCTTTTATACCGGTCATGACCGCTTCTGCTTCTACTTCTTTATCAACAAAAGGCGGGATAATTAACTACCTTATAAAGAAAGGTCTTTTATCAGGATCTAAGATATTCGATTCTGAAACAAGAAGCTATTATCTTACAGGAGAAGGTTATACAGGACAAATTAGACTTTTCAATTCAGCCTTATCATACACCGAGCTCCGTAATCATTTTGGTTCCGATGTTTCCATGAACGACCAAGGTATGATAACCATAAGCTCGTTGGATAATAGTAAGGTAACTATGAGACTCGCCACCGGAGGAACGGAAAGGGTTAGTAGGGAACAGATAAAGAACGATCTTAAGTCTGGAAGATACAATGAATTGGACGCCAAGTACGATCATTTTGATGCGCTTGTAGTTTCATTCATATTAGAAGATAACGATCTTTATGCTGATACTAAAGCTAAGATCGTATCAGATTATAGCAGGCAGGAACGTGATCAACGAAATTCTATTGTCGAGATACTGAAAACTCTTGGCGTTAGTGTCATAGGTATGACCGACTATATAGAGAAATACCAAACCAAATACGGGCACGAACCTTCTGCTAAGGCATTGGCGGATATTGCCAATAACGTAATAGCAGTTGGTGAAGATGCTACTTTATCTGATTTAGTAGAAGAAACAGCCCACTTCCTTGTAGAGGCATACAGAGATCAGAATGCTGTTGAGGCTGTTCTGGAAGATGTGGAAGGTACGGAAGAGTGGAACCAGTATGCAGGTCAGTATTATAATACATACGGTAAGGTATATGAAGGAGCTGAGCTTGATAATGCGGTTAGGAGAGAAATTCTTGGAAAGATCCTCGCCAGGGAGATGCAGACCGGCACAGCACAGGCTCCGGTAGAGCCCACCTCCTTCCTGGGGCGCGTCCGGCAGCTTCTCTCTGGAATAGTAAGCTGGCTTAAATCAGCTTTATCTACTCAAAGACAAGATTTGAATAACGTTATTAAAAACATTCGTGATCTTGCCATTACTGACATAGATAAAGGATTTGATACCTCTCTGTTAAAGGATAATGACTTTACATTATATTCTCTTTCTTCTATGAACAAGAACAAGTTTCTTGAGTCTAAGATCCTGGCATTGAGAAAAACCTTAAGAGACTTACGTCAGATAAGCTCTGATAGGGCTGTAACTACGTCTATGACCCTTGCTCAGCTTAAGACCATAGAAGATAAGATAAATAAGGTAGAGACCGAAATAGACAAGAATGAGATGGCGGCTGCCATGAACAGCATGATCTCTACAGCCGAAGCTCAGGTCAGATACTTAAGTAATGTGGTGAACACCATCCTTCATGGTGATACCAAAGACGGCAAGCTTCACTTCAATACCAATGATCGAAAGAACGTAGATATTATCAACAATCAGGTTCTTCCGATCATGAACGATCTTCGAGGATATATCCGTAACAGAAGTACCGAATTTGATGAACGTGAAAAGCAGGATTATACAAATAGGATCAATACCGTCATTGCCGACATCAATGGTATTCAGTCTGATATTAAATCAGTACAAGACCTTGATGAAAGTACGTTGCTTGATAAATTAATGAACGAACTTCATGTGCCGGCAGATAAGGTAAAGAGAGTAAAAGAATTTTTTGACAAGGTTCAACACGATGTTTCTTGGATAAGTAGGTGGTTCGGTATATTAGAGCATTCTTCCAGTCCGTTCAATAACGCTCTTGGAGCTATGATTGCCAAAGACAATTACAATGCGATGGTGAATGCCCAGCCCGCCATATCCGACTTCCTGGCATATGCTAAAAAGCATGGTTTTAACAAATCTGAATTTGAAAAACTGCTTCAGAAAGTAGACGGCAAAACTTCTAATTACCTTCGTAGTGCTCTTGATATGGCTAAATACGATCGTAATAAGAAGTTGGCGCAGATGCGAGCGTTTGCGACTGCCATGAACATAGAAATATCAGAAGAAGAAATTGGTGATGTGGTTGACAATAATCGTAATTACGTATTTAAAAGAGAAGTAGTTGACAAGGACGGAAATACGGTTACTGAAAACGCTAAATTCAAACCATCGTCTGATAGAGTTAATACCGATATTTTTACCATCGAGCAGGAAAAGGTCTATACGGAGCAGATGGAAAAGTGGGATGCTGAAAATTCGGAACTGGAATTTAGTGAAAGTTATGCCACAAGAATGGAATCCATATACAAAAAGGCCGAAGAAGAATTAGGGCATCCAGTTTCTCAAACAACCAAAGAATACCTTAATGCTCTATCCAGGCAAAAACGGATACTGAGGCAGCCTTTTATTGATAGCGGTGGTAATTTTGATGAGGTTGCTTACTATAAGAGTAGTAACTACGAAGAAGAAGGACTGCTTCGTAAACAACGTAAGGAAGCAGCTTCGGAATACATATATGTTGGTACCAGACGTGTTGAAAAAACCGGCGACCAGCTTAAGATGGCTAAAGAAATACAAGCCATAAATGAAGTTTGGAGAAAAGAATCAAATAATGTTACCAATGCCGTATCAGAATCGTTTTTGCAAAAATTAAGAACGATTCAGCGTGAGTCAGGAGGGGAAGCTGCGCTGAAGACACTTATGTTGGGAGGTCACCTGTCATTTAATGATCGGTTTTGGAATGACGTAGAATCAGAACAGTCGGCACGTACCGAATCAAATAACAAGGCTTCGTATCTTAAAATGGCGCATGATATCATTAGTTCTACGACAAGTGATAGAGATGCGACTGACGTGGATTCGATTGTAAAAGATATAGAAAAAAATAAGGCCATTATCAAGGAAATAATCGGAAACAATCGCGATGTGGCCGATATCGGAGAAATTAACGAAGCGACATTTACCTCATCCGAAAGAGATGCTTTTAGGGCTGCATCTGAAGCTATTGAAGCCGATTATGCTATTTTGATAGATTATGCTAAGATGGTGGGTCTTGAAGATATTGATAAGTACCTTACTAAAAGCAGTAAGGCTGAAAACGAAGTAAATCAGTCTTATTTAAATGCTCTTGCTGACTCCAAGGAAGTGGAATGGAAGTTCGTACAACGTCATACTACGGCGAAGAAAGCAAAAAGGATTCAGGCTTTAAGGGATAAGCTGTTTAAGGCTGCTGATAACCGATATTTGTTTACCGTATCTGAAACCAACTACCTGTCAGAAAAGCTTGGAATAAGCAAAGAATTAGATGGTAGAGATTTTAGGAATGCTGTTAATGCTAAGATGGCCAGCTTGTTTTTAAATAATACAAGGGAAGAGGGTATAGAAGAAGCCAATGCTATTGTTAATGAATTTGCCAGGAGCCAGGTCTTTTCGTACTATAAACGCATGGCGCCTACCGGATATGCGGCCATGATAGACAAAATCGGTCGAGGTGAGATAGATGTGGCGCAGATGGTTAAGGACGTACAGAATGGGACTTCCACCCAAGATTATGGCATGGACATATCGTACCTGTCTTTCGATCCTGCGAGGGCATGGGTGGCTGAATCTGAAGCCGAAAATAGCGGTCGTAACCCTGATTATGTAAAAGACCACGGGTATGGTCGTCGTATGCCCAAGAAGAGCCTGTATCGTGATGAATCATATTTCAACGACTTCGGCATTAAGTATGATGCTGATGGTAATGAGGTCGCTACTAAAAACGTAGAGCAGTGGAATATGATTCAAAAACTCAAGGAAATAAAAAGACAATCCCTTGATCTATATAAAGAGCAGAGCCCTAATCTGTATGCTATTCCACAGATATCCAAACAAGATATAGAACGTATAGAAGGGTTAGGTGTCAGCCTTAAAAGTACGGTCAGGAACTTCGTATCCGACTTATGTCTTGACCGAGTAGATGACTCCCTGTATGGTAAAACACGCCAGGGTGAGGTCTATGACCCGGAAGATAGGGTTCGGTCCATACCTAAATACTACATATATGAATTAGAGAACCAAGATGACGTATCTCACGATTTTGGCTACTCTTATTCGATGCTTATGATGCAGTCATCGTTATACAACGAAAAGCAGAAGTCTATAGAGCTCGCTCAAGGACTGGAGCAGATGTTGCTGAATAAACAATTTGAAGGCGGTAAAAAAGCTGAAGCAACCCAAGCATATCAGATGTTCAGGGACTTCTTCAACGATCATTATTATGGCATTAGGATGAACACCAAAAAACTGACGGTAAACATCGGTGGATACACAGTAGACCTTACCAGGATAATGATGGCCGTTGAAAGATTTATGTCGGTCATGAACCTGGCTCTGTCCCCGTTTGTGGCAGCTACCGGCGCCCTGACAGGTCATATCAACCTCATCATGGAATCTGCCGTAGGACAGTATATAAGCAAAGACTCCCTTAAATACGCATCGGCTGAATTTTCACGCCTTGCTCCATCTTGTATAGCAGAAACCGGAGACATAGATAGGAAAAGCAAATTATATGTCATAGGTGAGAGAATGGGGATATTCAATATCCGAAATCGTATGTATGGTGCCGGATATAATAGAGTGGCCAGGACCTTAATGCGTTCGCCTATGTATGCTTTTATGGAAATCCTGAACTACCCTCTTGATCCGCAGGTTATGATTGCTACTATGGACAATGTTCGTTATTACAAAGGCCGGTTCTACACGTTCCAAGATTTCAAGATGGAAAAAGAACGTAATAAAGAACAGAGTACCATAAAAAGAGAATGGAATGCATTAAAAGATCGTACTTTATGGAGTATGGTAGACGTCGTGGATGGGAAGGTGGTTGTAAAGCCAGGATCGGGTGTTACTGTTGAGGAAGTTGAAACCCAGATGGCTATAACCAGAAATCAAGTTCGTAGCTTGTCGCAGATATGTAACGGATCTTTGAATGAAGAAAACCGAACTGCCGCATCGCGCAACTGGATAGCCAGGTTCATGACCGCCCACCGAGGATGGTTGGTGCTGGCGGCTCAACGTCTGTGGAAAAGACGTGGCTTCAATTTCCAGACAATGCAAGAAGAGGAAGGGTTGTCAATTACGTTAAAGAATATGATAGCCAAAACATTTAGCTTAGCTTCCGAGTCTGGTATGAAAAACATCATAGATGCCTGGAACGAAAATAAAGACAATATGAATGAGGTAGAGAAAACCAATCTCAAACGTCTCAGTGTCTATGCCGGCACGTTTCTTATCATGCAAGCCGTATCTATGCTTCTTGCCGGATGGCGTGATGATGATGAAAACGAAGAAAGTTGGCTTACTCAATTCGGATCCTATGTAGGATTCAGAACCATAAACGAAATAGCTTCACAGATGCCGTTTATTATGGAGCTTAACGTTGTAGATATCATTAACGACCCGTTTGTTATGGGACGGAAGCTGAAGGATCTTACCGATCTTAGGAACTACTCACTTGATAAAGTAACATCCGGCACATACAAGGGAGATTCTAAGTTATTTAGGCAACTCGCCAAACAGACGTTTATCAAACAATGGTATAACATCAAGACGCCGGAAGACATAGCGCGCGCCTATAATTGGTGGCAGCAGACGAACAACAAGTCAATGATGTTCTTCATCGGCGCCACTCCTGATTCGGAAGGGGACGATGATGTTAGCTACAAGTAGACGAAGAATATCGGACTTGCATTGTTTTTGTATGATTCCAATATGTTATATTAGCATCGTCAAAGAGTAGATTGTACGTTTTTTGTTCTTACTTGAAAGATTATGTAGGTTTAATTTTTTCTGAAATTGTTTTCTTACCGGTTCTCAGTCAGAGATGATAGAGAACCGGTTTCTTTTATGTTGTCAATTATTGCTATCTTGCAAACAAAAATCATGAGACGAAGATTTCAAATAGGGATGGGGGTAAATCCCTCGCTTATAATCAATAAAGGCATATACATCCAACATGTAGATGTAAGAACGTTTTTAAGAATGTGAACTCTGTTAAGTTTGATTTTAAAAACAACAGAGTTAAGATTCCTATCATTGGTTGGGTAAAGTTTTTTGCCAATCGGTCTTTTGAAGGAAAGATTGGTACGATAACAATATCCAAATCATCAACCGGTAAGTTCTATGCAAGCATTATAGTAGATGACGGAATCCCCAATCCTGACAAATTTGCTATCAATTCCGATACAACAGTAGGAATCGATGTGGGAATTAAGGATTTCTCCGTCCTTTCCAACGGCCAGGTTTTTAGTAATCCGAAGTATTTTGAATCTGCGCAGAAAAGATTAGGGTGCTTGCAAAGAAGAATGTCTCGTAGAAAAAAAGGAAGCAACCGATACAAGAAGGCAAAGCATGATGTTGCCGTATGTCACGAACGGATTCGAAACCGTAGACAGGATTTTTTACATAAGGTTAGCAAGAGGATAGTAAGTGAGAACCAAACTATTATCATCGAAGATCTTAATGTAGGAGGCATGTTAAAAAATCATTGCCTTGCTAAGAGAATTGCTTCTGCATCATGGAGCGAGTTCTTTAGGATGCTGCAATATAAATCAGATTGGCGCGGTGTTAATTTAATTCGGATCGGAAGATTCGAGCCAAGTTCTAAGATGTGCGGATGTGGGTATATTCATCGTGATCTTAAATTATCGGATCGTATTTGGACTTGTCCTGAATGTGGCGCCGTCAATGATCGTGATTTACTTGCAGCGAATAACATTAAAAGATTTGGGTTAGAAAAACAGAATCTTCTAACCCAAGAAAATATTAACAAGACACCGGTGGTGAACCGGGAAGGGGACGTGGAGTTGCCTACGTTGGTAGGAACGGTGAAGCGTCAAAATGTACTGGTGTAAATTGGTATATAATCACCTAAGTTTCTAAGCATTAACTTCATGATCTCCCCTATCTGTGAAAACTAAACCAATACCTTCTATGATATGTCCTACTACAGGAGCTTTGTCAAATTCCTCCTTCGTAGCCCAAGTAGCATTATCAGGCATCAGATCCTTGAATGCGTCCGAAACATCACCTTGGCACCAGCAGTTATTTGATACAACAATGCCTTTTCCTTCGATATTGACATACATTTTTCTTCCGCCACATCCAAGGCTATTCCATCCTCTTGGTACGTTTTCTACCATAGGCTTAAGCACCCAGCTTTCACCGTCTATCCTAACCCATCCTGGATCGTCTTTGTGCTTGTCGTACATATTTTGCCAAAAAGAGCATTCGTAGCACCATCCCCTGTCTTTCATGACAGTTCTTATCTCACTCCTTTCAAATCCATCTGCATCCATCGTGTGCGGAGAATGAGGCTGGTGAGGGGTGCCACATTTTGGACATACAGGTTTTAAATTCTTTTCCATATTATTTTACTTTTACGATTTTAATAGAATCTCCTATATTGTATTCCCCTTGGTATCCAACGAATTTTATAAGCCTATTATTATAAAATATTGAAATTCCTTCGTCTTCACCATAATACATTATACATCCATCTTCTAAAGGACGTAGATCATATATAACCCATCCGTTATTAACCCGACTATCATCATGCGAACATGATGATAACACAAGTGCCATCAATAAAACAAAATACTTCATATTATTTTCAACATAAAAATTTGTAACCTGGTTTTACTGCCTCTGCTTCTTCTCTCGTATCAAACATTAAGGTAGTGACAGCTCCTATGCCTTCGCAAATGTAAGACACTTTCACCCACCACCTAAAAATACCAGAACCGTAATCATCATAGTACGGCTCGGAAAGAATCTCTTCTACATACCCATCCAAATAATTCACGATCGCTCCTCCTTATTTTTAGATTCTGCCTCTTCGAGTATGCTGATCACCTTGTCAACAATATCCGAATCAGACATTTTCTCAATAAAAACATCCATTGCCTTAGTTATGTCATTGGCTTCTTTTTCCTCAAGAGCTATTTCTCCACCGGTAATAGCATCAGATAATGATGTAGATAAGTGTCTTATCTTATCAATGCTCATAAACGTAAATGGATTACCACCTTGACCCCCACCCATTTCTTTCATGATCTGATATCCACCTGAGATAAGTCTGCCTGATGTCGTGGCCAAGGAGGATACGATTAGGGACAGTACCGCCGCTTCCGTCCGCTCCTCGGACAGGCCCTTCGACCACACGGCTGCCCTTATAGCGCCGGCCAGATCGTCTATGTATGGCATGAGGCAATCTTCCATCGCTTGTGTTATATCAGCAATAACCTCACTACGCTCTTTATTTATGTAGTAGATAGAAGCATTGTACCTCTTTATCTCTTTGTCCATATCATTCAAAAATCGTTTGACATTATGTTTGTACATAGGACCACCCTTAATCACTTCCTTCAGCTTAAGAATGTAATTATAAGCCTGGTCGTTTACGAACAACGTCATGGTTTCAACCGTCGAATGAAGCGTGTTGAGGCTGTTAAGAATCTTATCGAAATTGTTTATCAAATAAGCTTTTCTGGCTTTTGCCGCGTAGTTAATCATCGCATTTAAATTTTAGATTTTCAAGTTCATTCAATTGTTTCTTAGTCAATTCGATCAGGTACGTTCTCCGTTTCTCTGCATGTTTTAAAGCTTCTTCTTTGCTCTCAAAAGCATCCCTTCCTATTTCATAAGGAGTGATCCTATCAGGAATGTCGGCTAACAAAAGACCACCATACTCTTCTATTTTAGCTTTTACTTTTCTTATTACACCGTCTCTCATGCACGCATCTGTAATCCATATAAACCTATCACATTCTTCTAATTCCCTTTCGTACAATTCATACCATTCTGGTTTAGGAAATCTTAATGTGAATCTAATCTCGGTATCTTTTTCTAAGACATTAATATCATACGCCTCCGGCCACAGTTCTTTTATGCTGTCTTCATCTTCAGCATACGCCACCAATACAAATGAATTACTGGATTCTGCACTACACCAATATGGATATTTTATAGGCCATTTGACTGGACGGTAATCATTGTCACAGTCATCCTTTCTAATGTAAAATCTTGCTCTAATCATGTTATTCTACTTTTTTGATTTCGCTCAAATCGTCTTCATACACCAAATAAGATCCTCTTCCAGGTCTTCCTTCTTTATTAGCTTTCTGGATTGTAAATATAACTGTTCCAGTATTTGTGATTTGCACGTTCTTAAAGAAATCAACAAGAGGCTCTTTCGAACGTTTGTAAAGAACACTCACTTTATCTCCATTCTTTAACCCATAAACAGAATCGAAATATTCCTTTTTAATTCTTTCAATATTACTTCTATGTTTGTTTATTGCATCAAGCTCGTCGTCTAACAGTTGAATCATTTGTTTTTTTGTCATTTCTTTTCCTCCTTATTTAATGGTATTAATCCTTTTCCGTGTTTATCATACCACAACATAGTTATCACATTCCATGCAGCCGCAGCTAAATGGTGCACGTTCGTCTCTTTATCCGTTCTCTCTCCTTTCAGGTATGCCATTATATGCCTGGCAGCCGCCGCACGATACCGTTCAAAGCCATTGTCAAGATTCTGCCAATTATTAGGCCCATATTTCTTGGCTCCGGCATGATAGACTTTTACAATGTCCTCAATCTCTTCCATCGGAAGCAAATCCCATCGTAGTTTGTCGTCAATGATGTCATTTTTCACTGATTTTATTGAAGTACTTTTTTCTGGATCTCCTACAAGAACAAGTTCCATAATATCTGTTTCTATAATAATTGTGTTTCCATTGTAACAAACTTCAGCAAACTTGTCATTTTCTTTTATATTTGTTACTGCAACTACTATAGATCCTTTGTACATTATAGTACTTTTATCTATTTTATCATCTTTCAATGTACGAAAAATAGATCCTTTTGGATAAAGGATGTTTTTAGTATTATTGTCCATCTTTTCCATCGTTTTATCGTTGTTTTAATCAATTAGTATAATAATATAGCCCATTATTTTATTCTTCGCCTATAAAGCGATCAAATTCTTCTCCGCTCATAACAATGCGGTTAATGATGATTGTGCCGTTATTGCTATAATCGTCATTTTTAACTCCCACATCATCAAGCTCCCTCTTTAAGTCTTCAAATGTAGGACCGGTCTTGCTTTTAAAAAATAAAGTAGCATATACAACCTTTCCGTTGTTTAGTTTTACTCTCACGGTATAGACATATCCTTTTTCCTCTTCATCCTTTTTGTTGATACCATCAAGGATGCTATTTATCATATCCTTGTCCTCACGTGATAGGTTGGATATAGCTATTCTGCCCTTTAATCTAAATACTTCGTTTTCGTTCATGACTTTCTGTTTTATTGTTTTCAAAATATTGTCTTACGGCTTCTATGGCTTTATCGTCATCAAAAGCTTCTTCAAACTCCGTGTAGAACCTATCTCGCTCCATGCAGAATGTGTTTTTCCCTTCCGGTATAGAACGGAACACAACCACCCTCTCTTTGTCGTGATTGGTTCCTATTATGTTATTATCTAAGATAATAGAATACCTTCTTGAACTCTTGTTGATAACAACATCATGTTGAAGACCATACAATTTAAGTATTTCCCTTAATTCATTTGTTTCCATTTATATTATTCCTTCCAAATTTACTTTAATAGAACCATTTATAGTTTTAATGCTCCCATCTATGGTTGAAATCACATCATCTAAATCATTTATAATACCTTCCATGTCATCAACCACCTCCTCCATATCAGTTACAGCCTGATCTGATTCCCAATATCTTTCTGAGTCTTGTAACGATTCCGGTATATTATCTCTCGCCTCAGTCTCTTCGTCTAAAATCATATCAACATCATCCTTGGCTGAATTTATATTGTCCTTCAACTCCGATAACTTTGATTTGATGTATTCAAAATCTGTTTTATACTTATTTACATTGTTAATAACATCTGATATTTTCTTTCTTCTCTTGTTGTTCATGCTTTTATCCTATTATAATATTCTACAATCTTTTCTTTCCTATCTCCCGGTTTTACCGCCATATTCTCAGCCAAAAACCTAAAATACGACACTGGTATGTCCTTGAATCTAATTCCTTCATATTTTCCAAACCACATTATTATACTGTCAAGATCGTCTTCTCTCCTACCATCTCCGTTCACAGATTTAAGCGAGGCTGCCCGGCGAAGGATCTCGTCTTTGGTAATAATATCACCCATCCTTATATTGGACAGAAGTTGATCTCCGGCAAACATACACCAGCCCTTAGAAGGGAATTGCTCGATTGTCAAGTCTTCTATCCGACCGAAACGCCTCATGTTGTCGCAGCAATCAACTATCAGTGCCTCTTTCTTGTCAGGATGGATGCGGACGGCGCGGCCTAATATTTGGTAATACGTTGAATATGAGAAAGTCGGTCGACCAAACATCACACAATCAAGTTCAGGAAAATCAAATCCGGTAGCAAGCGTTGAATAATTAAAAACCACCTTCAACTTACCTTCTTTGAAATCTGATATAATTTGTTCTCTTTTCTTTTTGGTTGTTAGCGATGTTACGACACCGGTTATGGCTCCCATCTTGGCATTCATAAACTCTGATATTCTATTACATGATTCGATAGAATCCATGCAAACCAAAATGGCTTTACGTTCGTTCATAAGTTGAAGAAGGCGCTTGTAGATAGAGTTGTTTAAGCCATTTCTTACAATACTTTCTTTAATAGATTCGTTGGTGTATTCAGCTCCGGTACTGTTTAACATCAGAGCCGATTCATCAAACGACCATCGTTCGTACTTAAGTGGACACCAAAACCCTTGAGAGGTTAGTTCTTGTATTTGAGTCACATGAACTATTTTCTTGAAGAAATTATGCTCGTCTTTCGTCAGCATATTGAGCTTGCTATAGTTTCCTTCCAGCATGGAACTGTAGGTTCGGAGGCGGCAGGGGGTGGCGGTGAAGCCCAGCACCTTCGCCTCTGGAAACTCGCTCATAAACTCCATAAATTCAGAACCTTCCTCAGGAGAATATCCTGAATGACATTCGTCTATCAATAAGGTATCTATCCCTATATCCTTCAACCTCGCTACATCTTTCTTTATGCTCTTTAATGTTGCATAAGTCATAGCCGACAGCTCCTTTATACCACATGAAGCAGAATATATAGTAGGTTTAGAACCGAATGATACGGCTTTTGCATAATTCTGCTCCAGAATCTCTTTTGAGGGCTGTAATACTAATGTCGGTCTATTTATTTCATGTGCTATCTTGGATATCAGAAGGCTCTTTCCACATCCGCATGGAGCTACGATTATGCCAGGCTTCTTAGATCTTCCTGTAAGAAACTTAAGCCCGGCATCTACTGCCTCTTTCTGGTAAGGTCTAAGTTCAAAGCCCATCACAATCTATTATATTATTTTTTGAAAGTTCTATTATCGCCTCCTTTAACATCTCTCTTGCTTTATTCTCATTATCTTCAAACAGGCATACACTGCATGTAGCACCTTTGGATGGGTAGTCTCTGTAGGCTTCTGCTCTTTCTACAACGTACTCACAACAATAGTCGTGACTCATGTCTTTTGCTATACTTATAAAATGATCTTCTCCATCCATCAACACGCAATATTCAGCATCGTTTTCGCATGCAATAACACCTTTGTTTTTTAAAATGGATAGCACTTTATTTCCAAAAAGTCCAATATAGACCCATATACCTTTTCCTGCATTTTTGTAAAAAATACCCATCCCTTCTTTGATTGTGACTTTCTTTTCCATAACCCCTTATTCTATATCAGTAATTAAAATATATTTTTTAACAATATCTTCAAGACTCTCAGAAGAACGTATATATAGTTTTTCTTCGTACTCATATAGAGCGTACCCTTCTTTTATGATTAATATCTTAATCACATGCTTGCCTCTTTCAAATGGATCCTTAAAGTAGTTCTTATATTTGTATCTTTGACCTACTTTGATTTTGTCAGTTTTCTTCTTCATCTTATAACGATCTACTGCTTCACCTGTTTTTATGAAAATTGTCGTAAGCAAGTATAATAAAACTAAATACAAAAGGATCGCTACTCCACATATTAGATCTTCTTTCATTGGACTCCCTTTAAGTAGTTAAACCATATATTCTCCAGTCTTTCCTGAAGCTCAAATGCTTTCTTAAAATTCCCGCATCGTACAGCAACGTCTCTCATGTATGTCAAGTTTATAACTTCCGGATCTTGCCGGTATTTTGTTCTTAACTTTTGAACGTCCTCGTATTTCATCGCTTTATCTTTTTAGACGGATCCCAATCCGAAGAGAAAGGGCATTCGTTTTTGTTATGTAATCCAAAGTCACAATAATAACACAGTGCCGACGGGCAGGGTAGCTTGTTTTGCGGAACAGGCTGGCTTAGAGTGGCACGCCGCTTGCTATACCTGGCTCCTTCTACTCCCTGGATGTATGCCTGAAATGTTTTTACACTATTATCTTCAAAATCATACATTTTGGATAAAGTGTTATTTAGCATCTCTATAGATTTTGTTTTACGATCTTCATCTACTTTAACCTTTTGGTACTGCCTGGTCCTGGTAAAGAAATAGATGTTCATATCTGGTAGAACTCCACCATATTTTCTATAGATGTAAAATGAATATATAGGATGCTGTAAATTTGTCTCCAGTTTCTTAGAATCAAAAACCTTATTCCCTGATTTCCAATCTATGACATAATGGTGAACTACGTTCTTGCTCTTTATAGCCAGATGAAGGTCTACCGATCCTACTATGTACACATGAGTATGAATTACTCCATTTATGTTAACAGGCTTAGGAAGACGGTACGGCAGCACAAAATCTTCTTCGACTCCAACTATAGCGCCGTGTCTGATAAGTTTCTCGCAGGGATTAAGATCACTATCAGCTATCATAAACCTATTGCCGTCTTTTTTGAACAGATCCACAATCCAAGCAAGAAGCTCCCCAGATTGCTTCATGGCTATCATCATATTTTCCGGTGATTGCCAAGGTATGTCTTCTTGGTAAGCATAGTAACTTATAGCTTCCCCCAGGTCTTTGCCAGAAGGCTGTCTTCCGTTCTTAAAGAAGTATTCCAGTGTCTTATGGATAACCGTACCATAAGACGTAGCTTCTTGTTTTTCCGTAGACCTTTTGCCCTCCACGTAAGTCTTATACCATTTCATTGGACAAGTAAGAAACGTATCTATCTGGGAATAAGATATGGCAAGACGTTTCACGCCATTAAACTCCTTATATAGCAAATGCGTTTCCGGGACCATCATAAGTCATTGTCTTTAAATCCTTCCGGGTAATATACGACATACTTCTTACCGTCTTCTGGTGTCATGGCAAACTGCATGTAGTTATTACGATTACGATGTTTACCATCCAATCCTCGTTTCCAATACAGTATCCCGTCTATATCCACATAAGATCGGCCCCGTTCGGCTCTAACTACGTCCGTGTGTAGCAGATACCCGTCGGAAGACACGATCCATACTTTATCACCTTTGTTTAAATAAGATATTCTTTTTCTTACAACAACCTTTTTCTTATTATCCAATACAAATTCCTCGTCAGTCATACTCTTCATCCTCCTCTTCTTCTGTTTCAAAATCAATTCCATATCCCATATTCTATTAAATATATTTAAAGCTATTCGTATGTTTTAATACATCCCCTCGGAGACCTTTCGGTCTCCTTGGTAGATGTAAATCCCGTTAGGGATAAGTCAGGATTTCTCCTGTAAGTACCCATCGCCAATGTTATTTGAGGTTTTGAATAAGCAACACTGTTCCTGAATACCAGAACTGTTTAATCACTTACCTTAGAGCTACAGACTTGGGCAAACATCCGTAGGTAACTATCTATTCTTAAATAACGTAGCCTTTGTTTCAAGGCTTAGGCTAATAACCCGATCTCTTAAAGAGATGTATTAAACTTTTATAATAGAATTATATTGGTTTAATACTATTTGGGGTTATAACACTGATCATAATGATTGGTCAGTTCTTCTGGTTCTAAATCTTGTCCAAAATCCATGTTAAAAATATCGTAATTAGTAAAGCACTGTTCCTGCCGGCAGGAAATCTATGAATGCTGCTTTTGCTTCTTCAATTAGGCCCAAGTGTAACCTTGGGCCATTGTATTTATTTTTTGTCATCTCCTTTTAGCTTCTTTAAAGTATCTGCAATCGGAAGCTGATCAATGACTCCCAATGCCGGAGCGACGGTCTTAACAACATTGTTAAGGAAATTACCGGTACTGTTCTGACCGCCGTCAAATACCGTGATATTTCCGAGGTTAATGTGCTCAAATGCCTTAACCTGTTCTCCAGCAATTTCTTTCCACTGATTAACCATCTTGTACTGGATGGCTATCTGAGGATTGGATTCTGCCGCTTCCACCATAGCCTTAAATCCGTCGGCTTCTGCCATTAACGACTTTTTCTTACCTTCGGCTTCTGCCTCCAGCTTCATCTGAATAGCTTTTGCCTCTGCCTCAGCTTTTGCCAAATGTGCTGCTGCCTCTGCCTCAGCCCGGCGTTTGATCTTCTCTGCCTCAGCATCAGCTTGCAAGATAGCCTCTTCCTTCTGGGTTTCAGCCGGCACAATCTTTTCAGCCTTAAGCGCAGCCTGAACTTTCTTAGCCTTAGCTTCTTCCACTTCTTTATCAGCAAGTTCTTTTGCCGTTTTTACAGCCGCTTCCGATTTAACTTTTTCTTCTCCGGCCTTCTTCTCTGATTGAGCTTTGATGATCTGTAATTCTGATACCGATACAGCAACCTCCTTCTGGGCATTGTTGTATCCTATAGACGCATTTTTCTCAGCCTCAGCCTTCTTAATCTGAGCTTCAGAGTCTTGTATTGCTATAGCTGCTTCCTTGTCAGCTTCAGCCTTATTTTTTCCGACTTCTTCCATCCTTTCAGCCTCGGCTTTATTTACTTCAAGTTCTGCCTTAGATCTTACAATCGCCGATTCCTTGTCGGTTAAAGTTTTTGCGATAACCGCAGCCCTGTCTCTATCTGCTTGAGCTACGCCGATCTGTTTCTCTTTATCGGTTAAAGCCAAGGCTATTTCTTTTTCTTTCTTCGTTTCAGCTACTATCGTTTCCTTTTCTTTTTCAGTACAAGCAATTTGAATCTCTTGTTCTTTTTTGGTATTAGCTACAGCCGTTTCTTTCTCCTTCTGCTGTACAGCAATCTTAATAGCACCCAGTTTCTCCTGTTCTTCGATATTAGCCTGTGCTTCGTTCAGAGCCCTACTTTCAGCCTCCTTACCAAGGTTCATAATATAACCGGCTTCGTCTCTGATGTCACTGATGTTGATGTTCAGGAGGTAAAGACCTAACTTGTTAAGTTCGTTATCAATGTTCTTTCTTGCCTTATCCAAAAACTCATCCCTGTCAGAATTAAGTTTTTCGATTGTCATTTCAGCAATAATCAAACGCATCTGACCGTAAACGATGTCCGTAATAAGATTTTCAGTAGATTCGGTATCCATCCCCAAAAGTCTTTCTGCCGCATTTTGCATGATTTCTGGATTTGTACTGATAGCTACTGTAATAGTCGTAGGTACATCTACTCTAATATTCTGAGATGACAAAGCACCGGTAAGCTTGCAATCTATTTGCATAGGCTCCATTGACAAAACATCATAGCTTTGAATAATAGGCAAGACAAATGCCGCTCCACCATGATATAATTTTGCCGACTTCTTTTCCCCACCTGTCTTACCGTAAACGACCAAGACCTGATTAGGCTTACATCTACGATACCTTGATAAGACTCCGATGATTGTCAAAATAATCACTACAGCTAAGATAGCTGACACGTACATGATTGTTGTCACAACTTTTAAAATTTAATTGTTGATAAAAAAAATTAGATACTTAATTCTCCTTCTTCATATTTTATATTCGCCTTGTCGCCGTTTTTGTAGGTTTTTCCAGACAAGCATCTTACTCTCATTTGCTCTTGTCTTCCATTTTTCGAAATATTTACCATATAATGATTCTTCCCTGATCTAAACACTATCTCCACTTCTCTGCCATTTAAATCTTCCGGACATTCGTACACCATTTCTTGCTTTAACTTAAGAAGTAACTTATATACGTAAAACAAAACGATAAAGAAAAACGACCCTATCACAACCCCTACTAAATGGGAACCCGAAAAGTAGGTAGTCCAGCTATATCCAAGAATAAAATGTGTTATGCCCTTGAATGATATGATGTCCGACAAAGACATGCTTAAATCAGAAGCACTGTCAATGTCAATATCCGTATCCAGATCAGATCCTAATATCGACAACAAAAACTGTATAACAAAAGCAAATGACGCTATTAAAGCCATGCATAAAATTATATCACTTCCCATACCCTTCTGTTATTATTTTGTAAACAAGATCAGTCATATCTTTGATGGTCTCCATATCATAATCAATAATAACAATATTGAATTTTTGTTCCACCATCACATCAAGCTCAATTCGATCAACAGAATCTAATCCAAGTTCTTTAAACGTCACATCTTCTTTATGAACTATATCTATTTCCGAATTAAGAAACTGAGTAATAATTATATCCTCTATTATCTTTCTGATTCTTACTTTTTCCATTGCTTTCTAATTTTGTTAAATAAATACGTTTTTATGTTTTTCAATCGCTCTTTGTCTGTTTCAGAACTTCCGGTAAACAAATAATCCGGATTGCCTTTAGCCGGCGGCGTAGGCAATTTAGATACGGCAAACAACCAATCCATTTCCTTATTCTTCTTAGACTCCAAATAAGGCTCGGTAGCGATCTTAAATTTTTCAGCTATTAAGTTAAAGAGCTTTGAATTTTTAAGGTTCATATGGACTGAAAAAGCCTGAGAAGGCGGTTTCCATATGAAGTTACATAAGCTCATTGTATAATCTCCTGACTCTGCTATATAAGATTCCGTTACCTGAAGTATGACCTCTTTCTTGAATGAGGTGTTACCCATAAACCAACACAATCTGGATTCCGCTTCTTTTCTGCTGACACCTATGTCTTTTGAATATGATTCGTACATTCCTATCATAATCTTCAACGTTTCCAGAACCTCGTCCGTCATTTCCGGTGTCTCTATATAATTCACAAAAGACGTTCCTTTGTTGGTTAATCTCATCACGCCTGATTTTAATTTCTCAACCAGGCCAAGCTCTATATACCTCCCAGCATCTTCTTCCGGCATGGCTTCGATCATAACCGTATCCTTCTGTCTTATGGCAAGAAGATTAGCAAGATCATTAGGAGTCATGTCTGATGCTGCAAGTTGTCTGAAATTGATGTACATACCTAATCAGCTTTAATAAAAATAACATTCTTGTTATCTTGTCTATCAGCATGTCCACATGGACCAACAATTATGTCTGTACATGAACAAGAATCGTAATCTTCGAATATACACCTATCGCATATATCACCTTCCACACATTTTAATCTTACAAGTCCGGCATCAAATACTTCTCCTACTTTAAATTCCTTCTTTTCCATATTCCCTCCTTGTTTTTAACTGTTGTACCCTTCTTTAATAATCGAATTTCTACCGGTAGATACCGACTGGCGAAGATCGTCATGTACAGAATCTACCGTAGAATACTTGTTTCTGGTTGTAAAAATTACTTCCAGCATCTCCTTGTAATCACCTAAAGCTACTTCGTATCTCGGATCTACTTTGGCTTTTCTTTCAGCCTCGGCATTACTTTTAGCCAGTTCCCGATCAAGAAGATCTTCTTTTATTCGGTCAGCAATCATATCAAGTTCTTTTTTAATAACTTCTCCTGCTGCCCGAAGTTGACCTTCTACGTCACCAAGCTGGTCTTGGACGGTTCCTATTTCTTTCTTTAGACGATCGTATTCGTTAATCATACCCATATCACCTGCATAACCAGAAAAGTCCTTGATTATTCTGGTTCCTTCTTTAAGGAGCTCAATAACTCGTCTTTTACGTTCTCTGCTTATTAAAGACGGAAGACGATAATTCATATCCGCCACCGCCTTATCATGTATGGAGTTGATTAAAAACATCTCTCTTTCATCCCCTGCAAACTCAGTAAGAACCAAAAGGAACTTACTTATCAGGTATTCGTTTTCTTCTACTGTTAGTCTCATGGTTCTTATTTTTTTTTAATACAATGACTGTTCTTCCTTTGTCTCTTGTTCTTGTTCCTGATTGTCTGTAACGTCTTCCACAGTATAGAGCTTGGGCGGAGTCGGCGGCTGGTTGGGGTTCACGAACTTCGTCCCGCCCTCCCCGTACATCCATCCATGCCCTGGCAGGATCTCCGGGTGGATTGTATTAGTAAGCTCTTCCATACTAACTTGCCTTACCTTCAGTATATGATGAAACACCAGTCCGGCTGTCCTGAATGATGTTTTGTTTTCAGTTTTAAACCTATCAAGAGTCTGATACCAATCTTTCCCAAATATCATATACTTATCCAGCCCGTACCTACGAGGATTGTGCAAACCTATCATTAACGTACATAACTGACCCAGCGTATCAGACTGGTAAAAATCAGAAAGACGCGGAGGCTGCTCTTGTGGGCTTTTTATCCTTCCTTCTATCTCTCTGTTGAATTGGGATATGATGAGGAAAAATATGTTTTTATATACTAATTTAGCTTCGTTCATAACCGCCACCAAATCATCTATAGCCGACTTAGGATCTAACCCCATTCTTTTTATCAAAGCAATATGATCGACTTTAAATATTATAAGACGTTTGTCTTTATGTTTGGTAGCTATATGATACACAGCCGCCTCAAACTCTTTTACCGTACACGGAGCATCGATGTATATTATATTATTCCTGATTTCACCTTGAAGGATTTCAAACATCCTCATCTCTTCTACTGTATTAGAATCTTGCCTTCTTAATATTTCAGGAGCCCGCTTTTTCATATCCTGGCTCATTCTACGAAGAAGAAGATCTTGAGGATTCATTTCGAACTCGCAATTAACAAGAAAATAATCTTCTGCTTGCGGGTTGATCATCGGATTCATCACATTTTCCAATATCTTTTGGGCCACATACGATTTACCTACAGATGGCCGGGCTCCTATGGCAATAGCATGCTGAGGGAAAATACCTCCAAGCAAAGCCTCATCAATATAATCGTATCCGGTTTTAGCGGGGATAAGCTCTCCCCGCCTGTATTTCAAGATATTCTCATACGCCTCTTCCATAACTTGTTTAGAGGTCTTGAATATCCTTCTTATATCTATCCTATTTGCTATCTCCTCTTGCATTTTTGTCACCTTTCGTATCCGACTTGGATCCCCTATTAGCTTTTACTGATTTATACCTAAGACCGTTCTTGGTATGAGAACAATCCTTGCCTTTCCTCCAGCCCTTGCCCTTCTTCTTGTCCGTTTCGTAGTTTTTACGACCAAGCTCCCGGCGTTTGGCTTTCTGTTCCGGTCTGGCATTTATCTCCTTGTCTTTTTTAGCCTTTTTCTTCCTGGCTTCGGGATGAGTCCTGTAGTACTCTGTTGATCTGCCCATCTTCTTACATTTTTTTTGATTGATAATAGCACAAAGATAGGCAATTCTCGCCCTATTTCAACCTGCCGTAACTCATATCAGGATCACACCAGACATACCCGTCTTTCTCATCATGGAGATACTCAGGACATCCTCTACATGCGCTACTTCCTGACACTATTTGATTGTTTTTATTAGGGCACTTATCTCCAGGTTTATGCCATTCTATTCTCGAACCTGATCGCTCTTTGTTTACATGACAGAATTGAAATACTTTTCCCATCGTCTTCTCGCCAAACATACCTATATGTGTGTATTCTTCCGGTATAGAGAGAAATTCAGATAAATCTTTATACATCCTTTCCCGTTCCTCCGGCGTAGACCATAGTCTGTCAAGTTCGGCATGGACTCTTATCTTAAGAGATCTCAGTGATGGCCCCGCAAGCCGGCCTTTAGCTTTTCCCTTATTCGGCCCTGATTCATGAACACCGACATAAGCGTTGCATGGTTTACACATCATAACCATCCCTAAGCCTTTTCTGCTATATATTTTATCGGCATTTACCAGCTCAGTCTCTCTTCCGCAATAAGGACAAATTTCGCCTCTTAAAACCCGTTGTTGGCGCTCATTAAGTTCCATACCCTATTCTTTTGTTTTTCTTTAAACTTTTCATACAAACTGTTTTCAGTTTCCATTTCCGAGATCTCTACCTCTACGTCCTCTCTTTTGAAAATTACTTTCTTGGCTGTCGGATACGCACATTTAGAGATACGAATAGCATTACGAATAGCGTAAACAAAATACGTTTCTGGTGACGATTCGATCACCACTACCTCATTTAAAGTATTTTTATAATTTTCCATGTTGTTATCTACTTGCTTCAATTATATAACCCGGATGATCTTCACACGCCTCTTTGTATTTGATAAGAAACTTAAGAAATGAATCATAAGACCCCCATCCATTTTCTGGCTCGTATTTCAAAAGACTTTTTCTCTTGGAGATCATAATACATATACCTTTTGTAAGTACATTCTTCATCTCATCGGTATCTATTTCCCTACCCAATTCTTCTGGTCTCCAAATATAATCGTACAGCGTTTCTTTATTTTCTGATACAAATATTCTTTGTGCCATCTTGTTCATGTTGTGGGTGATGTTTGCAACCCATTCACGATCCTCTTCTTTCTTCTTACTTTTAATATAAACGTCCAGGCTCATACTGTTTTTCTTTTACCTTGTTATTGATTATCAAATCTGCCACATCATCTCCGTCTCCTACATTTTCAACATTTTGAAGATAGTCCGATACTTTTATCCTTGACTTCATCATCATCCCATCTATCTTTTTACTCCATGTCTCAAATGCTTGTCCTTTGTCCGGAAAAGCTACAGTCTTTCTATCTTTTAAGACATCTATCACTTCCGGCCTTAGATTCTGCAACCCACCGGTAGCTACAAATAACTCATCCGGTTTATTCACAGCGCATATAATAGCCGTCTTTTCTGATTCCACTAAATTAACCACCTTATCCGGATACTGGCTTAGAAGATGTTCTCCAAACAGGCATTGTCTAAACAAGAAGTCTCTTGCATGCAACGAGTGATAAAACATGACATGAGGTCGCTCATTGTCACCGTCTTTTTCCTTCACTCTTTTTACATCAATCTCATTCCCCTGGCTGTCGGTCTTTATATAAAAATCCATAATCTTGCCGGTTCTGCATACAAAGTCCTTATCTATCTGCCAGAATATACAACACCCTTTCCATCCCCATAAGTCCATTGTTCCAACATGATACCTTCTAAATACGTCAGATACCCTTTCTTTTCCCCATAGAGACGATAAAAATCTAAATACGGTGTTTCTATCGTCTGGAACTACAGTCCTCTCAAACTCGCTAAAAGGTATGTAATTTACAACGTCAGGATTTACAGGAGGACGATAAGCTCTTATGCACTTATTTCCCGAAATCCAAAGATCTTTGTCACCTACATCCTTGCCGGTAGGTCGTTTATCATAACCGCAAGTTCGTTCATGATCGCATCTTCCAAACTCATTGCCAACGACCTGACCGGTCGCCACATCAATATAAGGGGTAAGGCACCGGCTTTTCCCGCAAGCCGGGCAGGTTAGCTTCAGTCGGCCCCTTCCGGGCCTGCGGTCAAGTTGAAACCGAGGTACGTTTTCGTATTTTCTAAAATCAAGCATCCTTAGCTCCTCTCATTGCTTTTTATATCATGAATCTTTTAGACATTTCCTCTGCAATATCATATACAACCGTATGATCTTCTTCATTGTACGGCTTATTGATATTCAACACTCCTTTTCTCACTTTAAACTTCTTATCTTTTCTAAGGTGATTCAACATACCTTGTTGGAACACACAGTCCGCCTTTTCAAGTGCTACACTGTCTTCTGTCCATTCTTTCAGCGTATATCCTTTACTGCTCGTGCTTTTTGGAGAAAAGTTCATAATACGTGCATCAATGCCATACCATGCTTTAACCATTCTTCTTTCAGCTTCCAATTGGAATGCATATGATTCCCATATTCCTCCCGATTTAAAGTCAAGAATGACCACTTCTTCTTTTTCCACTTCTCTTACTTCCTTCTTCGGATCACCTTTTTTGAACTGTCCGGTAGCCCTTTGATACACGGCTCCAAAATAACCTTCTTCTTTGTATTTGAATGTCATTTTAACCATCGCATCAATAGGTGTTGCTACAAGGTAATCCTCTAAAGAAAGGATTCTTTCTATCATCATCGGTTTCACCTTGTAATCAGAACAGAATTTGGCAAACTTCATGACCCTGACAATCATATCGTCAAGATCATCTATGCTATTAAAGAACCGATCAAGATTTTTCTTAGATATCTTCAGCTTGCCTTCTTGCACTGTCTTAACCACAAAGCTTCGATTTAAGACCATATCTCTACCTGTTAGGTACAATCCGTATAAGTAGTGCATGATCGTTCCCTTATCGGCTTCATACTGCGCTACCTCTTCTGGATTGCGACCAAGCATCTTTATCTCTTGCTTCCATTCCTGAAGTGCTGTCTTATCATCTACATACCCATCTTTGATTAAAGTTGTTACCGAAGCATATATCTTAGCCGTCCCATCATCCATCTTTCTTACATAAAAACGATTATCGTCTAATGTCAATCTTACGAATTTGGGGGTCTCAATCTTCTTTAACTCATCACAGATATAAAACGGCTCTAATGTTTCCTGATTTTCTGTAAACGGATTCGAATCTTCTTCTCCAGGGTTAGGAGCGGCTTCCTCTGCCGGAGCTTCCGGTTCTTCTCCCTGGGCCTGCTCTGGCTCAGGCGCCGGCTCTTCAACTACTGGAACCTGTCCGCCTCTTTCTGCTATGTCTTTGTTTTTTATTAAAGACATAACTTCCTTTCTCAATTGCTCCGGTGTTTGATTAGGATCTGACACCGACATCACAACATCGTTCATTCTAAACAACGTATTTTCTACTCCTTCCACCATAGGGACAAACCCTAAATCTGTTAATATTTTAATCTTTTCTTCTATCATACCTGTCAATTATTTCAATAATCAACCTACCTCTTTCTTTGATCATTCCCCTGCTTTCCATATCCAGTACCTTCTTTACCGCATACTTCCACACAAAAGGAAATTCTGTTTCAAGTTTATCAAATTCCATCCGGTCAAGATACATGTCGAATACCGTATGCTCCGATTCATGTAGAAAAACTATATTATCTCTGCAAGTGGCAACCGACTTATATATCCTTTTTGGAAGTATGTGACATACGTTACATACTGTAGGAAAATGAATAGCCCTACCAGTCATAGACATCCGAATACTATTCAGCTCTTCCAGCATAAGACGAAAAAACCCGGATAAATCCGGGTTCTCTAACTTTTTCTTCTTGCTGCTGTTTTTAATGGATGTAATTCTGTTTTTTTTCTTCGGAGTCAACTCTTTGCTCCTGCAAGCCTGGCATAAGCCATGACTTCTTATCATCACTTTTCGTCCGCATCGTTCGCAGACGTATAGCTTCTTTTCCTTGCTTTCCATTCGAATAATAATGATATTATTGAAAAGAACAATCCCGCTGAAGCCAGTAGATAAGGTACGTTCATTAATAATTTAGATACCTCGTCTGTCTTAATCACTATCAGAAGGAAAGCGCCTGCTGAAAGCAATGATATTATCGCCACAACAAGCGCTATGTTGGAAACTACATCAGCCTTACTCTTCACTCTTCTTCTCGCCTAATTTTTCAGCTCCCTTCTGAAGATCATATTTGAATACGTCAATGATCTTCGTTTCAGCAATAGCTTCGCAATTCCAGTCGCCCAACGTACCCTGCATGCCTTTAGTCAACACAGCTTCGGCATCCTTGGGATTGCCGGCCTGGACATACATATAGCATGGTGTTTTCTTTTCTTTACCTTTCTTTTCATCCAGTGTAATGTAATTCACCTTACACTTATACCAGTACTCAGCTTCTCCGTTGAAGAAGATTTCCGACACTTTAATAGGATTAATTTTTACAACCTCGAAAGAATTGTACAAATCCTTAAAGATCTCCAACGATCTTGATTCTGCCTCTGTGTAAGACAAGGCATCTACCAAATACTTTTCAGTTACTTTCTTTTTTTTGCCGTTCTCGATATTATCAATCTCGGCTTTTACTGTGATTTCAAACCAACGATTCATGTCTATATTTTTATTCAAATTAATCAATCCATTTCCTTTTGTACCATAAAGCGTTTACACCTTGATAATTTCAATTTCTTGTATGTAATATCTCTTTGGTTTTTACCATCAATATCTCGAATATTAAAACTACCGGTTTTACGCCTTGCGAATATAAAATAATAACTGTTTTCAAACATAACCCTATCAAACAATCGGAAACCAAAAACTTCAAAAGGAGATTGATTTGGTCTTTTTATCCCTCCTTTTGGAATCTTTTGTTTATGGATCTGACGATTATGTCTTCTTACTAATCTTACTTTATAATAATATCCTAACCTTATAGCATCAAAGTTTTTAGAAATAACAAATGCATCGAAAACATGAGATTTTTCAATACCATGTTTAATCCTATTGTATTTTGTAACATAACCGAAAGTCATAGAAACTCTGTTGTATTTAGACCTTAGTTCTTCATACAATCTCCATTTCATTATTCCCATTACGGCTGCGTCGCGAAGCGACGATCCCCGTTTGATCTTTAAATCTATATTACCTTTATGGTATTCTTTATGACAAGTTTCACATAAGGTAATAAGATTAGATGGGGAATCTCCACCTGTCTTTCGTGATTCAATATGATGAACATTCAATACTGGGTCTTTTGACTTTCCCTTACAATGCTGGCATTTATGTCCATCTCTTGCTAAAACATATTCCCTAACGTTCCAAAATCCAAGTTGATCACCCTCCTGATATTCTTTACCTGATATATTAGGATTGTTAATCTTTTGAGTATCAAATTGAGCTACTTCGATAACAATACGAGATATTGGTAATATAGAACATACATTGTCAATAACACGAATATGGGCGTCTACTTTGTATTTCACCGAAGGTGCTACCCATCCCGGACGCTTACTTTTTATTCTATTATCAAAACGAGGTTTTCTATATCTCAATCTATTTCGTCTTGTTTTCCGTAGCTCCCTTCTGGTAGACAAAAGATCTACGATATCATTTCTAAGAATAACTTCACTGCTGTAAAGTTCTTTGCTTTTCGTCGTTGCTGATAGACCAACGTGTTTAGTTCCAGCATCAACGCCTAACACAATTTCTTGTTTGTAATCAGATGTTACGTACGTTAATTTGATGGTAAACGGACATAGGTTTACAACGACTGCCTTTTTGTCTTTAAGCAATCGCCTAACCTTTCCATGCCTTGTTGTAGGCATCAAAGGTTTACCATTTATGTCTTGTACGTACACCATATCTACAAACGTTTTTAATGTTTATTCAACATAAGTCAGAGTGAAACTCTGTTAGTACCCATCGCCAATGTTATTTAAGGTTTTTTTTGTAAGCAACACTGTTCCTGAATACCAGAACTGTTTAATCACTTACCTTAGAGCTACGAACTTGGGCAAACATCCGTAGGTAACTATCTATTCTTAAATAACGTAGTGTTTGTTTCAACACTTAGGCTAATAATCGGAATAGCTTTTGGCTATTATGCATAATACAATACAAATTGTTTATGATTTGTATGGGTTATGCATTATTCTCGATTATTTACTATCGTAGCCACGAAATACTTACACCCCTCTAAGTGCGTCAGGGCTTCAATCATAGCATTCTTTATCTCTTTTTCTTCCATTCTGTTTGTTTTTTGGACAAAGATATGTCTTTTGATAATAAAAAAGATTCAAAATGATTTAATTTAGCTTAATTACTGCTCTTTTGATTCGCCCGGTATAGGCATGTCAAACTTTTTTCTGATAAACGACTCTGTTTCTTCATTGAACGGATAAGCCTCCTTAATAAAATTCATAGCTACTTCCATGTCACCGTCTGCTATATCTTTATACCTTTCAAAGATACCAACCAGGTCATTGTTGTATGAACGCTCTTGTTTTATGTTGTACACGTATTTCAACACCCTATCTTTGATTTCATTGGCTTTTTTCACAGTATCATTGAAAGAATTTATACTTTCCAATTCTGGATCTTTGTTTTCCTTGTTTACCTTATCAAACTCTTCCTTACTATATACTGCTGCTCCTTCAATGGCTGGGCAAACGTTTTCCTTTATAACCCAAAATGACTCATACGAGCCTGTCATATACTTCAATTCTGTTTTAAATGCATCATACTTAACAAGCAAATTAGCCACCTCAGTTGCACCTTCTATGGTTCTAAAACCGATGCCGATATCTTTTAATACGAATACCGGAACTCCCATTCTTGGATACACGACTTCTTTTTTGTTCTTTATATTCCAATTTTTAGCTTCAATTGGAATACCTTTACCAGCAAGCTCTTTGTCTATATACAGATATATCTCTTTGCATGTCAATGACACAATCTCATCTCTGCTTAAATCAAAAACTGTTTTCATTTCTTTTTATTTATTAAATTAAACAATCTACCTCTTTGTTCAGGCTCCGTATATTCTACCCATATATCGGCTGCCACATTTCTAAGAAATTCCATAAAGTCTTGATGATCCCTGTATTCAGCAGAATCAACTTTTCTCACAAAACTTAGAATTTCCTTTAGCATTTTATTGTTTTCTTCAAGAAACTCTCTGTCGGTCATGATCTCGTGAAAATATATTATTCAACATGTAATAGGCAGTAAATTTTCGATGTAGGCCCATCTTACGATATGGAAAATTCTAACAGCTATTTTCCAATTAGAGTTATTTGGCCCACAGACAATAGGAGTTCCATCTTGTTTAATAGCAATCAACATTCCACTGTGTTGTGGTGTTTCGCTTGCATCATGCCACGCGCTGCTGATGCTCCATTCTGCACCTGCCATGAAGTCTTCATAGCAATTATCCTTGCGTAAAACATAATCGTCTGCATCCACTTCTTTGAGAACGTTTCGCCGAAAATGTGTTTTACCTATGGTATAATCTTTTGCTGCTTTTTCAATATCTTCTCGTTTCATTTCTTTTTAGTTATTCGTTAAATACAATTTGTTCGATATGTGTATTCATCAATCATATCATTACCGATAATCTCAGGTAGCTCAAAAATCTTGTAACCGGACAAACATGTGCTTCAATCTCCACACAAAGACCGTCACCCGGTATATAGGCACAACCTACGTTATTATTCCAGTTTATATGCTTTTGGGCTGCTTTAGCTACTTTATCGCAAGCTGATAAGTATTCAGTATATTTACTGTTAGCTCTTTTTATTTTCCTGAATAGTATATCGTTCATTTCTTTTTATATTATTACCAATCTCCGCCATCATTCGGTATTCCATCAATGATGGTTATACTATTTTCAATGTTACTGCCTCCATATTGCGTAAATTCCGGTGTGGGATTATAGTTTGTATCTCCATGCATCATTACATGTAATGTTCCGCTTGCTGAATATATCCATAATCGTTTCCCATCTTTCTTCCATTTTTTGGCAAGCCTCTTAAATGAATCAATTAGCTTGCATTCTTCTTCCGTGCATTCTATTCCGGCTTCTGTTCTGTATTTGCTCATATCTTTTTAAAGTTTATCTATTATTTTGTCACCCATTTCCTGCCATTCATCACTCACGCTTATAACCAATCCCATGACAGTGAATGATAATAACAACGTAAAAATAAGCCATAACAGAAAGCAGATAAAAACACATACATACCTCATGATTTTTTAGTTGTTAGATAAAAGCAAAATCGGTTCATTTGACTCCGCAATTGCTTTTATTTGTTCTGGATTGATAAAACTCTTAATTTGTTCGCTTGTCTTACAAATAGACTTGATTATATCAACGAATAATTTCGAGGTACATTCGTTACATTCCACTTCCATTACCGGTTGATGCCGATTGTATGATGTGCATGCTACACAATTCAGCCAGTGCGCATAAGTTCCTTTTTCTGTACTTAATCTATCGTATTCTACTTTTGTCTCTCCATTTCCATATTCAATTACTCTTTTTAGAAATGGTTTTGCATAAACACTAAAACCGAAAGGTCGGGCATTTAAAGCATGTAAACGAGAAGTTCCATATCTCCATTCTCCGTTTTCATCACCTCCTGTCCATTCTTTAGAGGTATTAGGGGCAATGTCTCCGTTTTTGTCATAAGAAAACATACATGTTGTTTCCAATTGGTACTTAATAATAGATACTTCTTCTACTATTTTACAACTCAAACATCTCTTCAGAACTTCCCTGATTTGACTTTCCAAATCGGAAAGTGCTATACTATTGAAATATCCTTCGTTGCCCAATCTGTTTGTAGGTAATTTGATCCCATAAGAATGAATCTTATCCACATCTTCTTTTGACAAGGTAGTGGTAAACACTCCTTCTTTGGTGACATTCACTTTAACAGTTACAGACAAACTGTTATTAGCGTTCTTTTCCGTTATATTTAGTGTTGTTAATGCTGCCATAATCAGATCTTTTTTAAATCAATTTGAATAAATATAATGCATTCCTGCTTCATATACCTTATGTACATCAGGGTCATTCTTGTCTTCCGGTTCCAATTCACTCTCTTCACAAGTATAATCCCATTCAGTATTATAGTACAAATCCTCGTCTGTTTTCTCCAAGGAACAATCTTTCATTAGATTCATATTTTCTCCCCAGACTGCAACTTCTTTCTGTTGCTCTTCTTCTGTCATAAGGGATATTTTGTCTTTCAATTCTTTCCAGGTCATGATTTCTAAAATATGATCAATAATTCATTCTACATCAAAAAGTTGATCTAACACCAATAATTCGGCATCCATATCTTCATCTTTCGGGAAACGAACTTTTATGTTTCCGAACTTAGATGTCTTAAACAAGATGTAGGGGTTCATGTCTTCGGCAGTCACCGGCTTATATTCCTTAACTTCCGACATCTTGAGATACCAGTCGCCTATTTTTACAAATCCGGAGAAGACAGGACACAGATGCGCTTTTACAGACTGTATCTCCTTTTTATCTTTGAAAGGTATAATTTCGTCCTTTCCCCTTATCCTGATTGACAGAAAAGGACGAATGTTATCTGTTTCATTTTGGAACTTGAAGCCTGTTATAGCTTGCTTGGGGATTCTTCTTCCCATTAATATGAAATAAGCCATTGTGATAAGTTTATAAAAAAAATGGTATATAATTACTTCAATTAATTAGATGCAAATATGCGAATTTTGTTTAGATATCCTTCTGTCATCTCTATGAAATTCACACAATCTAATTTGCTTAACTTGTAAATCAATGCCGGATTGTGTATTATGGCTATAATTTGTGTTTGTGGTTTATGGAATGACAATACATTATAAATTTGCATTATGTTATCAATATCAAGATTCCTGTCTGGCTCATCCATGAGAACCGTGTATTCAAAACTGCTTTTTGTTAATGCTATGCGGTTTCTTTTATAATACTTCAACAGGTTATCAATTCTTTTAATCCAAAACGCATTTGATTTTTTCTTGTATTCTACAAGATCTTGTATTGGAAATGTATAATCCTTTTGACCGAACATTAAATTGAAAAGTGATTCCAATGATAACACCACTTTCTCTCCATAAGATCTTTGAATATTATTCACATACAAATCTAAGTTGCTGATGTTTTTCAATACGCTATCTCGATTCATCTCCGCCGATGGCAATAAACGGAATACTTTCCCTGCATAATCGGATGATATGTCAATCCCATCAAAAACCTTATCATCGTCATCAAATATAGGTGGAAAATCCAGTGCCTCGGTCGGCATTTCAGAGCACATGGATTTCTCGCATAACGCATACATTGATATGATGTTAAGCAAGGTTGATTTTCCGCTACCGTTTTTACCTATAATTACATTCACTCCTGGCTTGAAAATAAATTCTCTGCCATTTTCAAATGCTTCTATATCCGAAACATATTCAAATGGAGTTTTTGTATTGTCTTTTATTTTTACTGATGTTATCATTGTAATCCTTTTTAAAAATCAATTACCGTCCGAACCATGTCTCCGATGTGCTTGTTGCCGGTGCCCGTGAGGCCACTGGAGAAGACCACGTACCACGCGACGGCCTGGCTGCTCTCAGTACTGGACCAATACCACGTCGAGGAGAGGGGAGATGCCGAAACATAAGTGAATGCTTTGTTTAGTTCGTCCATATAATGGGCCATTAAATTTAATTGACCAAGAGATGGTATATACTCGCCATCTTCCAGCAGATTTCTCAATTTTGGATTTCTGGCTACAAGGCGTTCCGTATTGCCGCGTCCGTCAATGTCAAACAGCGCATCACATTCACGTTCGTAATATGTCCCACTTCCGGATTCTTCACGGCTATCATCGTCAAGCAATTGTACGATATCATGCTCCGTCAGTGAGATTGCAAATGACATGTATCTGTGCTTCAACCCAATGTATCGTACACAATCTTTGGAGTTATCGCCGGTAAACGGCTCAGCGTGTCCATTTCCGTAGATTAGATACAAACCATCTTTTCTTGATGGTACTCTATTTTCACATACGCATCTTTCATTTTTGGGACTTACAATTATGTTCAACCCATTCAACACATGATCTTTTATAACCTCCTTACATATTCTTCTTACAAAATCATAATCTCTTTGTTTAAGCTCATCTGCTACCATACATCTGATCCAGTTTTCTATCTGATTGTTTCCTCCGTATGTATTAAGCATACACTGTTTTACGAGTTTTTCCAATAATGGCTCTATGTTTTTTATTATATCTTCTTTGGTAAGGTGAAGTTCATTCAATATACAGTTCCTTACTGCCTTGTATTCTTTACTTGTGCTCATAATATACCGATTTAATATTGTGAATCATATTTTCTTTCTCTCCCACTGTCTTCCCCTATCGGATTGTCCCATCCATATTTTACAGCCGTAGCTTTAAATAGAGGGAGTCCATAAAATGCATAATCATCCTCACCCCAGCCTTCAAGACCTTCTTCCAGAATGTAGTTCCACATCATCACACATTCAAACATCAAACTGGCTGATATTCCTCTCTGATTTAATGCCTTTTCAAAACCGAATCTCACGTCTTCTTCAAGCTGTTTCAGGACATTTTCTCTGGTAAATTCAACTACAGTACTGTTCCACTTTTCCTCGTTATCATATTCTTCATTCGGCTCCATACCGAAATCCTTTATCATGTTATATGGGATAAATTTAGCCAGTCTGTTAAAATCTCTACCGTCTAAACATTTTGATGCTAATCCTTTAAGTTGTTCTAATGTTTTCATAAGCAATTTTGTTTTATAGGTTAATCCCATCCTCCAGTAGTGTACAAAGATACATCTTCCTCCTCTACGTTTACACCTTTAATAGCCTGTAGAAGTTTTTTCTTTGTCTCCCGGCACATATTGTAACCATATCCTTTATACCGATATGAGCGCTCCCATGTGCTTACTGGAAAAGGAATATTTTCATCAATGACCAGCCTCTTCATATGAAGATGTTCAAAGAATTTCTCATGGTAGAGTAGTTTGTACTCGTATGCTACTATACTTGCAGATGAGAATGGAAAATAATCATCTTCCTCTTCTTCGTATTTAGGCTCCTTGTAGTAAGCCATTTTTGCCACAGTAAAGTCGAAGCTCCTGAGAATCTCTTCAGGCTTTCCGAACTCTGACTCTATGAACTCTACCCATACCTTTTCTCCCTCTTTCTGGAATGCGCATACCTTCTCATTCCTGTACTTAAATTTCCATCCTTCTTTCTGATGTTTTTTATCATTGAACAAATCAACAGCTTCCTGAAAATCGTCTTCGCTTTCAAAGAAAATATCAATATCTTTTACTCTTTCTCCGGAAAGGATATTCTTAAAACATCCACCAGCTATGAACCCCTTGTGACCTTCCATATATTTGTCAAGCCATCTTATTTGCCAGAAATTATCTGGAGTATCTATTATAAAATTGTTCATATCATTCATATTTTACTTTCACCATGCGAGATAAAAATTCCGCTTTACTATAACACAGTGGGTATAGTTATCCAGATCAACCCCATTTTCTTTGAATGTATCCAGAACCCTCTTTTCCACATATTTCAATTTTACTATTATTCCCTTCCTAAACTCTTCTATTAACTTCCCGTTACATTCAATAGGCCCAATAAAACAGTACCTATTTGAAGAACTGTCACATATGCAATATGTATCACACCCAAACATATTGCTTAAAATATCCTCGTTCATAATTTCTCTATTGTTTTAATAATGATACTCTTTATTATATTTCTTCTTCACACCATTCATCCTCCCCTATCAATTGTTTATAATATTCGCTATGCTCTATCGCCAAAACATCTTGAGACAAATATTCTTGTAGCTCCAATTTGCGCATTAGTGCTTGTTAATACATCTCCTTTCTTAAAATACGCTCCAGCCTCTACTTTCAATTCCAGAGTGGTGCCGCCAATAGTACAACCTTCCGTGTTGGCATATATAGCACTTATCCCATATCCATCTTTTTTTACAAAAAGCAAATTATAAGGACCTGCACAGTCTTTCGACTCATATACAAATTCTATTTCAATATTATCAATTAATACCGAACCTTCTATTTCTCCGCTTTTAATTTTTCTCGCCGTATTTAAATCAAACGGAACAATAATTGGATTTTCCATATTTTTCTTGTTTTTAGTTGTTATAAAATAAGATGGGTTACTTAAACCCATCCCAGTTGTTTTGCTATTCTCTCCATTTCGTTATATGCTATCCTATGACATCCAGCGGTTAGCAAATCGTTTTCGTACCGATTTAGACTCCACTGGTGACCGGTGATGTCCTCCACCAGACCGTGCCGAAACTCGGCGCCCCGGTGCATTGCCGACACAGCCCGCCACAGTTTTCTGGCTTCTGCTACTCCAATCTTTATCTGTTTACTTGTCTCAATAATATTTCCTTTTATACGGATCCAGGCGTTAGGTTTTTCACCAGGAATATAGAAAGGTGTATTCAAGAAATTGATTTCTCCTGACTTCCACTCTTCCAGTTTTTCATCAAAATCCTTGTAACGGGCTTCTTCTTCCTTTCTTAATCTCTCTAATTTTATTCTTTCTCTTTCTTCCTCACCCTTTCTCCATCTTTCAGATCTTTCTGAATACTTAATCCATGTACCTTCCCCGCAAACTTCATCAACAATCACATTTACGGTCCCTAACACTTTTAATCCTTGATGATCCAATAAAATTTGAAAGATGCGTTTTAATTCATGTACGTGCTTACGCTTGATACTATCTTCGCTCTTGGATAATTCATGATTGGTTCCAAGCCAATCATTAGCACTCTTTTCAAGGATACTCTTAGCAGTTCCCATGTTAAAGAACTGAATGTAATCCATCATATTCCCAAAAGCGCCCCAAATATCTGTATAAGATAATTCTGTTTTAGCTCTTTTGTATTTTTCAATAGACTTCTTAATTGATTCCAGTTTGCTGGCAACAAACCTCATATTACCAGTATCCGATATATTATCCCCTACACTGAAAACCATTGCCCAAGTTGGTATCGCATTACGAACATAGCATTGATGTTTGCTCGTGGTAGCAGAATAATAATCTTCATTTATCAGGTATGCTTTCTTCCCTTGTTTGTTTTTTACTATTCTCCCGACTTCAAAGTGATGCCCATAAGAATAAATACTTGTACCTTCAAAGAAGAAATTGCTCCCTGATGCTGATTCTTCTTGTTCATGAGCCCACAAGTGAGCGACCATTGAATTGTTCATATAAATATCTTTTTAATTGTTTAACTTACCTTTATCATATGACATTCTCTTTTCGTATTTTTCAATACGTTCGGTTATCATATCGCAGAAGACTTGCCCCTCTTTTTCGGAACCTCTGAAGTAACCAACCATCTTCAGGATATTTCCGTCAAATTCATGGACAAACTTGTTATAATAATGTTCACCCATTACCCGTCCGTATTTTTCTACGAACAAATCCTTGTCCAATGATTCATCCTTAAAGCAACGGTTGTAATCCCATCTTACGATACGAAACAATGTTTCAAAATTCAATCTTTCCATATCTTGTATTTTATTTAAGTTCAAACTTGATTATTTCAATTTAATCATTACACTTATGAAAAATAAAATCTGCACATTCTCCAGGAAGTGTTCCTGCGTCATTACAACGGTAAAACCCCTGCGTTCCCCAGTCTACATCTACCGGATAACCTTCTGCTGCTTCCAAGAAGCGTTGGATTTCCTCACATTCTTCATCCGTTAATCCAGTGTAATCATCATTGATTAACGGGCAAGCCCAATAAGAGGGCAGTCTGTATCTTATTACTTCTATCATGGCTTTATCAGTTTACAAATTGCATCTTCAAATACCGGAATCATCCCTTTTTCTCTAAAATAAGCGGTAGCCACTTTGAAAGCATACAAAGGATTTACCTTCTTAATTTCATGCAACGATTTATAAAAATCAAGTGGCTGACATACATAGAAGTTTTCATTGCCAAGACATCCGAAAACTCTATTCATAGTTATTTCATTGCAATTACTACCGCCTAATATTATTAAGTCACATCCGGTTTTTCTGGTTCCCAGAATAAATATCTTATCCTTGTTTCCCGGTTGCATAAATATTTCCTTGTCAATCCTAAACCAGTCGCTCTGGCAGTCCTCTACATCCCGGCGAACAATTTCGTCAATTTCAAGTGCGTATTCTTCTTGTGTTTTCATAAAATATGTTATAAAAAATGATAAATGAATATTCCTCTTATTTTAATGATGGTTCCAGGCTTTAAACCTTGAACCCATTCTATTAGTGTTATTGGATCTTTTACAACATATCCCGGATATGAATCAATGCAAATACGATACGCGTATCTGCAAATCCCATATTTTATTACATAAATAAGATTATGCCCATTCATATCTTTGTTAACATTCATTTTATCTACCCCATTTTGTATAGCACGCATCCATTCCTCTTTTACATCTTCTATATTACCATTATATATAATTTCATCATCAACTTCCCCCTTTTCAAATATTTTACCAAGACAAGGGTCATTTAATAAATCCTTGATCTCACTCTTTCTGTCACATTCTCGTATTTCTTTCGTGTAATCTATAGATGTGTTATTATAGGAGATTTCCCCATCCATGTATCTCCCTGTATATTTCGACTTTTCTTCTAATTCAAATATTATTCCATTCATAAAGCATTTTTTAAATGTAGTTATATAACTTCTGAATAAAATCACTCATGGTATTGGCATGTTCTCTAAGATCATACCAGTCCATTTCTTCAATATCCCAAGGTCTATTCTCCTTTATATGTGGATAGAATACGTTTGTGTCCCCTATCTCCAAATTAATCAATTCATCTATTATCGATTCCGGTTTGCCAACAATGAAATACCAATGCGTCGAAATCTCTTCTTTATCAAATTCTTCCCATTCATTATTCCAAAACTCTTTTGATGTCATGGATGGGCACTCACTCATTAACTTCTCCCAAGCCTTCTTATCTTTGTTTCTAGAACAATAGACTTTTTTAGTCTGCTCTGTAATAGGAATTTTTATTATTTTCATATCTATATAGGTTTTAAAAGAAACTCCAACAAAATGTTACGATAAATTCTCCCATTCCGTATTCAGCAAGTTGCTTAAACGATTCTATTCCATTACAATAATAAAAAACATCATCATTATCATCATCGTTGATACTCAGCGATAGTTTGATTGTCGTTCTTTTATCGTCTCCTGTCTCTTTCCATACAATCTGACATTCTACGTATTCAGGTTCCTTACCTGTTTTTTCTACAAATTCATGAAATCTTAAATCAATTTCATGTTTGACTGCTTCAACGTTAGATATTATTACCTCGTTTTCACAATCCCCGCAAATAGCATGCGCGAAAGATCCATCAAAATAATCTATTATTTTTCCGGTATTCGGATTTACTATGGCTTCACAGGCAACATTTGTTCCACCACATCTTGTACATATATATTCCATAATTATCTTCTTTTAAAATGTTCAATAATTTCATCTACTGTAACCTTACGCCATGTGATGCAGCCCGCGTCTCCCCTGAACCGGAGCTCTTCGCACTTTACCCCACCTGTCTCCTGTGGCGTCCGTCACTATCAGCCGTTGACCTGAATCAGTATTATTTGTAATTCTTTGGTGTTCTTTCTGATAATACACCCTCATGATCCCCCCCCATCTCCTTATTCTTTCAGATTATGTTCTTTCATTATTTCTTCTATCAATTCGTCTGTTTCCATATAATAACCCCAACAGGAATCAACCTCTTCCCATTCTTCTCCCTCTTCATCCTCCCTGGATTTATCTTTGTATTTCTTGACAAATTTCACTTTCTTTTCAAGCACGTACCCCTTTACATCTCCCCACATCCACATACCTATGGATTTCACTTCATCATCAATCAATTTGTCAATTTGGGTTTTCCAATCGGAAGTATTATTACTAACCATTTTTGTGTACCTCTCCTTTGTACAGAAAGCTATACCTTTAACATAATCCCCTTGACTGTATCCTGTTGTGGACCATTCTTTGACAAATATATCCTTGCCTAAGTCTGAAAGAATCTGAATCAATTCTTCACATCCTAAGTCTTCTATAAATTCATACGTATAATCATACGTGTAAAGATCTGATGGAGAAATGCTAAAAATTTCTTTATAATACCACATTTTATCATGGTTATCATATCTCAGTCGACAACCGTCAATCTTGCCTTTCTTAAAATAATTCAGCAAGTCTTTCCATTCAACATATTCACTAATAAGTTTATGTAGCGCATCTATAAGCGAGTGTCGACTATCTCCGTATTTACCAAATACTTCTCTCCAATCGCACACATATTGCAGTCGGGATGAATCGCTATATTCCCATAAGAAACATGCTGCCATATCCCAACTTTCGCAAGGACATACGCTGTCGGTATCGTAGTATATTTTTATACGATAATTCCCTACTTCTTTTGTTGTAATAAGTCTGTCTTCCATGTCTTTGTATTTTAAATAGTTTTTAACTTCTCATCAATAAATGCATCTATTACATCATAGTATGAACCATTAAAATCATAATTTTCATATTTTTCCGTAAACTCTTTAGCCCACTCTTGAATGATGGCAAATGCCTCTTCCCTGCTACATTCTTTTAATCCCATTAGATCATCCACGGCTATCACCGACATCTCTTGCAGATTTCGTAAATAATTCAAATCTATGCTATATGGTAGCTTACCTACCTCTATACATACATAATGACCCTGTTTAAAGGCATCCTGCAAGTCTTCAAGACTCTCTATCAATGACTCGGATTCATCATCTACTCTCACCTTGTATAACTCAAAATCTTCATTTTCTGCCGACACCCATATCTTATAGGCTTTTTCGTTGGACAATCTTTTCCAAACAAATCCGTCGCTGAATATTATCAAGTTATCTGTTACAATCGTGTTTTTCATAATCACTTTCTAATCTGTTACTCTGTAATAATAATCAAGCTCTTCTCCCTTAAAGTTGCTCATAGCGTACTCGTCGGCTTCCCGCCACAACCGGTCATACAATGCAGCCAGTTCACGATTGCTTTCATAATGCTGCCAGATTTTATGATTCAATACCAGCGTCAATTCTGTAAAGAACTTATAATCGTCTTTCCATTCGCTAAACGCACGTTTGTAGGTATCTTTGACACCTGCTATACCATACTTGTCGGCTATGCTGAAATCTTCCCAAAAGGTAGTTATCGGGTCATAGCCTACTTCTTTCATAAATTCTTTGAATGTCATAAACTATTATTTTAGGTATATAATTACCTCATTAAATTTTTGAATTGTCATATAATTCCCCTGAATATGGACTGTATATTGTTCCGGCTTCCACCGCTCCAGATTCTACCGCCATCAGTCCTACACCTACTTCATAATACAGTTCAAGATCTATTGGCTCCATCGCCATCCTCTCAGCTTCTTTCTTGCTAAGACCTGAAAGCATTAAACATTTCACCTTATTTGCGTACGCAATAGGATACTCTTTTGGAGTTAATCTTATTAAGATTACTTCTGCTTCTTCTGCGCTGTTAAGTTTTAATTCGTTTCCCATTTTATACATTGTTTTCGTTGTTCACTATCTGATTAATGTATAATCCATGCCACGAACAGCCAGTCTGGCCTCATGGCATGGCAGGCTCCGCCTTACTCTGGCTGCCCCGTCCACTCCCTGTACCCTACATTAAAACCAATAGGATCATACCTTTTGATCATAGTGCCATAATTCTCTCTACCGCAATATCTGTTCCTTCCTCCAATAATCCATGCTTCATCGTCTCTATCTGGAGATATGGAGTTAAGATACTTCTCATAATCTTTTCTACTCTTTCCCATCTTTGTCTTGATTTAAGCAATAGTTAATAAAATAAGCAACCTGTTCATTTTCCCCTGTATTATCATAATCACCTAAAGTCATATCATCATAATCCAGCAGAACTATACGAAAATCGTTTTTTTTGACATACACTTCCGTTAAATACATAGGAATCCCAGCAATTTCTATTATCACCGGAAACTGATCGTCAAAGTCAAATACATCATTAGTTTCTTTAAATTCTTTAAACTCTTTAAATTTTAGCTTTATAATTCCATTGTTTTCTGCTAATGCTTCTTTGATGTACTTTAATCTTTTTGCATTCAGATCAACCTCCGCTTTTTCTATTTCTTTGTACAATTCATTCAGATCCATATTCCACTATATTTATGTTGTCAAATTTTTCTTTTATAACATCCAAGGCGCCACACTCGTTTGTTACCATAGCATACTTTCCTGGCTTCATTCTCCACAGATTGAAATACCTTGTCACATTTATAATGTTGTTAAATAATGATATTTCGTATCTTGTATTCCCATTTACATCATGTCCAGCTTTTTTAAAATAACATAGGGTCGGCTTGTATTTGAAATAATTAAAAAGCCTATACCATCCCTTTCCGTTACATGTTTCACGATTCCATATTCCAGTAAGCTTCCTATATCCCCTTACCGGTATTTTCTCTATTTCTTTTGGTACAATCTTGACATACTCTCCTTCTCCGATTGGTATAGTCATATTACCTGCCTCTTCCGTGCAAAAGTATTCTATTTCAGATGCCATTCCTTTATACACATAGAACCGGTATGGGTTCCCGTCAGGGTCTACCCGATCCATATAGTATAATATCACTTTGTCTACTTTTATCTTTTTCATTCCTTTATTCTCCTTATCTTTAAATCGTTATTCCCACAGTATTCCTTCAACCAACTATCCGTTAGATAACGATTAACTCTATCGTATTTCTTTTTCGGACCCTTGCTCCAGAATTTCCATTCGTTTGTGATATTGTACCCATATTTATCAAACCAATGGATATAATACACTACGTTACCGTACAAATCCACTCTTTTTCTTTCCTGTATGACTACCTCGTAAGGCATCTTCTTGCCTCTTTTCTCCATCTTTGTCCTCCTTTCTTGAATAAAAAAAACGGCACCTATCTTCGCAGACCAGTGCCGGTAACTAACTTACATGGAAAACTATTTTACTTCAACTAATTCTACAGAGCTGTAGAATTTAGTGAAGCTACCAACAAATTCTCTTATATTTTTATATTCTTCTGGTCGTTTTCTGTTACCGTCTTTTATATAATTTACCCACAGTCTATCTTCTATGCTCTTAATCGCATTTTCTATAGTAAATTCGTCGCTGACACACATTAAACACGAAGATCCGGTTTTCTTATGTGGTTTATACACCCTTGAAAAAGACCACATTTTTATCCTGTCGTATATATATCCGTTGTTTGGATAAACGAATCCTATCCGGCTGTCACCTTCTTTGGCATAAAATACACCTGGCTCCTTCCCGCCCTTTCTATATACTACGAATCCTTTTTCTTTTAGGATCTTAACCACTTTGTCTAATTTATTTTCCACGTTCATTTTCATGCAAAAATTTAAAAACGACCTTCATTACATTTCCAAAGTTCTCCACCTTAACCCACTCGTGAGCTACTGCTCTAAGTACGGATGTTTCGTATGTCGGAATATCGTCTTCTTCAACCACCTTACAAGAAGCCAGAACTCCTTCAGTCGGCTTTAGTCCGAGGTCATGCAGCTCGCAGAGACCGCCCGGCTGGCGGAATGCGCACCACCCGTCTTTCTCTGTTGGCTGGATCATCGCTATTGGTTTTTCTTTCACTGCAAGATACCCTACCATCCACATTGTTTCTTTTAACCTGTCAGCGTATCCGGCATCTATGATAGCCTCTATGTCTTTTGGCGTACCAATACAAGGAACTTTACACATGTTTTTACATTTATCACATGTACAAGGTTGCTCCCATCTGTTATGATCTATGCCTACCAACTTCTTTATCCGTTCTACTTCTTCTTTCATATTATACTATCTCTGTTAGTTTTTCATAATACAACTTCATTTCCGGTGAAGCATATTCCATGAATGCTTCGAATAAGTAGGGTACCTCTATTATCATATTCACATTACAACCTTCTGCCTGTGAAAGAGATTCAAGATCATTGCTGTATGAACACGTTACATGAGCTCCTACATTAAACACATGTAAATCTAATCTTACATATTCCATACATAAATCTAACGCTTTAAACAAGTTTTCTACCTCAATCTCCTGAAATAGGTTTATAAACATCCTTAAATCCATCATTTTACTACCCTTTCTATGTGTTTAATTAATACTACCGCCATTCCATTGCCGGTTTTTATCGCACATTCCGATCCTTTTATCCATTCTACACATCCTACATACTTTTCTGTAGAATGAAAACCTGGATTGTATTTTCCAGATGTACTGAACTCTACCGTATTCCCCACCTTCAGATCATCAAAAGCAATAGACCATGTGGTCCAAATTCTATCATGTCTCCCAGGCTGAATAGCTCCGATTACGCCTTTTTTATGACCGTTTTTTATCGCCCTTAGTATTATCTTTCTATCACCTTCGATAAGGCTGCAAAAGCGCCCGTAAAAGGTCAAATCAACCTGTTTTCCTCCTATTTCTTCTCTTATTTTTGTTATTCTGTTCATTTTCTGATTTTGTTTTATTTTTTTCCTTGTTTTTTCTATCTTCTATAGAAGATGATAATAACATTATCTTTTCTATGTTACTTTTTGACTGTAAAAAAGAATCGCATTTCATTACTACTACCACCTTCTTAAGTTCCCCATTATCGTATAGCGATACACGCATCATGTTTTGCGCCTCGTCCACTATCAGACCTGGAGTAGTCTTAGCCATTTTACGTAGCTTGTTATACTCTGGTCTTTCCATTTCCTCTGTTTATTACTCTATAGTATTTATCCTTATCCCCTTCTTCTAACTTCTCCAGATAGAAAATTCCATCATGCAAATGAGACAAACAAAACCTGTATCCGTATTTCTGTACTCTTCTTACATGATCCCGCAGTCTTATCTCTTCACTTTTGTCTTGTACTTTGATCTTAATACTGTCTCCTTCTTTGATTGTGTATAAAATAGTTTGAATCTCTTCTTTTTTCATCTTATAAAATATTTTAACGGCAGCACCTATACTCACGCACCACTACTGCCTTATGTTTAACAATTAAATACTTAACTCTTCAATGGTCAAGCCTTTTTCTTTTGCCCACTTTAGCATTGCGCATAATTCTGTTTCTGACTTATATTTCGGATCACGCCACGCCCATCCGAATTTATCCAGGACATGATGATATAATTCGTCGGCCTTTGCCGTGTAAATGTCTTTGAATAAATGCTCCGAACCTTCCGGTATAAGCATCTCTGTTGTTGCAAAATCGGAATACGATAAACATCCGTAAGCATATTCTGTTATTTCACTCCATGCTTCTCCGGCTTTAAATCCAAATTCTTTTACAAAAGCCAAAGTTAGATACATATTTAATAATATTGTTACATCATATCCGGAATCCGACTTTCTTTCTATTATTTCCTTTTCAAATTCCTTTAAATCTTCAGGCCCTAAAAAGATGTATCCTGATACCGACCGGTAATTAGTCTCCGCATACTTCTTGCATTTATCATCATTGACAATCTTACTAATGTTAGATAACATCTTTTGCCTCCATTCATCACAAAACTCTACCTCTACCTCCATCCAATCAGTATCATAGTTATACTCTCTTGGGTGTCCGACTGATATCACCTTTATATCCTTTACACCATATACTAAAAGACGTTCTTTAACCTCGTCCGCCCATTTTTGCACATAAGGTATGAACGCATTACAATAAGAATCAAAATCAAAATTTGATTCTTCTTCATATTCCGGCATCTCATCATATTCCTGTGAAAAGAAATGACGCGGGTCTGCTACTGTTTCATAAAAACTTACGTTAATGAAACAAAATTCGTTGGTTGTTGTTTTTAATATCATAGGATAATTATATATTTTACACTAAACGTATGTTATAAAACATACGGATGTTATTTAATTTCATATTTTTCTTTTCTAACTTTGTTTCACTCAATCGAATCACATAGTCCCTCGTTTCGGACAAGACGGTTGGGTAAAAGAGGTCTTTGATATAAGGTTTTACCCTAAAAATATTCGTTGGGTAAGTAAAATCAAAAACGTTTCGTTTAGTAAAAGAATCCGGCGATCTCACTTTTGAGCAACCGGTAGAGGGTATTGGTGATACCCAGTATGAAGTTTCGTACAAATGTATATCATTTTTCATCTTTGATGTAAAATGGTGTATAATCACCTATCATAGCTTTTTGTATTTACGTACATTTTTCTTGCCATAGAATCTACACATGGCACGAATCTGACTATAAAATACTTTTGTCCTCCTGGCCTCAAAGTATTTAAACATTTCTTCATTCTTTGTTTCCCAAACGTAATCCGTTTGGGAACTCATGCGATCTTTCTCCTTGCGTGAATAATGGTAATATGATACCACAACACGTTTCATACCATTCTTTACAGGTACGATATTTACGTCTATACTATTCTCTGTCATATTATTATTGTTTTATGTTATTTAATGGTAATACTGATCCCATTTATGTGTCAGATGATAATTAAACATTATATTTGCCCTGTCTTGCGACCTCGGAAGGGCATTTCCGAGTTGGAAAGTACGGGTGATTCCAACGATTGTAAAACCGGGGGTTCCGTACGTTTGTATCCAAGAATCCCGTTTGCTTTAGCGATGGGAGTATGTCAAGCATTATACAAATACAAAGAGCGCATACCTTCACAGGCCGGCGCTCCTTTCAATAAAAATGAAAAAACTAATATTATATAAACATATTGTTTTCTACTCTTTATTACAATACTTTTGTTCCGCAATTATTATATCTTCCGTACTCTTTTTTTCGTATCATTCAAGATTTCAAAAACCATCTTCTTGTGATCTTCGTTTGGTAACCTATCCTTAACAGCCGATATTACGCCCGCTATAGACGTAAAGCCTGAATCTGTTATTGAACACAGCAACACGCCTCTGTCGGCTCCGGTGCTTATTGCTGACGCCTTTATAATATCATTCTTATATATTCTCATAACTTTTTTGTTTTATTGTTTGTGAGATGCCCAGAATCGAACCAGGACCGGCACATACACACCGGCACGCCGCGTCATCCCCTCTATGATGCAGAAATAGGCATGCCTATCCTCACGAACCGACATGCCAAAACCCAAAACTTAATTTGATGAATAAAATAGATTAACAAAAATACTATTCTAATTCTTTTATAATATCTTTCACAATATTCAGCCTTACCTCCTTCGTTTCTGGACTAAGACAACCAAACCACCCATAAAACGTTCTTGTTTCCTCTGGTTCTGTGGCCATACTTATCTTCTCCTCCAATTCCGGGAAATATATTCTCACCATTTCGTCTGAACGAAACTCATAGATATTTTTATGTGTTTTGAAATACATAAACACTACATTTCTTAACGCAACACATATGTATTCCCCATCCTCTAACCTATCAATCATCTCATATACCTTTTTCCATATGAATAATCGCTCTTCTTTTGTAAACATATCCTTCTTTATTTTTATGGTATTATTTGACTGTATGCAGACTTTTCCATGTACACAATATTATGCTCCTGTCCAAATATCTTCTTTGCCACCTCTTTCTTTATCGCACAATATCTTCCTGTACGATACGGATTCTTTTGATCTGATCCATCCTCAACTTCGATAATAAAACAACCTCCGTCATCTATTATCTTTTTGCAGTTGTCACATATTTCTCCCGTGCATATATGATGCGGCGCCTGCCCTTTGATGTTATTCCCTAATAAAGCAATCCCCATCTCTTCACCGCATACTATGCATAGTTCTATGGATGGATTCAACCCATGCTCTGGATGCAATACAATACCGTCTTTCATTTTCTATCCTCCTTTATTAATTCTATTATAAACTTTTTATCTTGTTCCCACAATGGCAGCCCTTCTTTTACTGTGTATGCCACTGTTTCCCTCTCTCCTATTAATCGCACGGCAATCTCTCTTGCTTTCAAGTCATCCTCCTCATGCGATTTGTTTATTAAATCATAGGCACATGATTCCACCTTTTGCCTTTCGATTATTATCGAACCCATTAACTCGCTTATATGCGATCCTAAAAACGATAAGACATTAATAGCTTTCCCAATATCATTTGAAATAGCACTTGCTAAATACATCTTATCCATATACTCCGGCAAAGCCTCGTATGCCGTTTCTATGTTTTTATACTGATTTTCGTTTACCTCCCTTTTAATCAGTTCTTCAAATTCTTCTTTTAACATGTTCTTCCCTATTTTAATGTTGTGTGAGATCGCCGGAATCGAACCAGCCTACCGCACCATGAATCCCATAAAGCAAATGCTCCGATCTTCGCAGACGGGAGCATTCTGTCTAAAGCATAAGAAAATTAATGAAGAAATTTTTCTCACTTACGCCATAGCATCTAAAATAGCTATCAGCACTATTTCTATGACAAACATAATAGAAAATATCTTAAATGCCTTTTTCATATCGCTATCTCCTCCTTTTTATTTTTTTAGTTCCACAATAAACTGTTCCGGCTCTGCTCCGAACTACGTTCCACCTACAACCGCAGGCCTTAGCCCAAGGCGCCGCCTACTCCCCCTCTATGGCAGCCTGTTCGTACCTACAACACCAGTCTCCATCTATACAACTATCACTACGCGATAACAAACATTTATCCTTATAATAATCATAAAAAAATACACCTCTCACAACTGTAATCCCTAATTTCTACACAGCTAACTACCTTAGCATATACTATTCCATCACTGCCTTCTATTCCTTTCACCCCAAAAATAGAACCTTCTCCCTCCTTACTCAAATCTAAGTCAGGCGCAAAGTCATATACGTTCATGTTGTTTATGTTTTAATTGTTATACATTCCGATTACTACTAATCTATAGAATATAGTTTTCAACTCTCAACCTATTGAATTTTGTAGAATAAACTCACATTTTGCTGTTTTAAAGCACTGTAATCCTTAATTTTGTTGGAAAACCCTACATAATGTTGTTTTAAAACGCTTATCTATTGAATTTTGTGGGAAAACCCTACATAATGTTGTTTTAAAACGCTTATCTATTGAATTTTGTGGGAAAACCCTAC